TGGTAGTCCTGTGGCTGTGAATTATACTACGACAGTTTCCGGTACAGGTTTTTCGAAAGGAACAACCGAATATTCCGTTGTAGCAGCGGTCAATACTGGTACAGCAAGAGAAGGGTCAGCAGTTGTAAAACAATCGGAAGGAACAAAGCAAATAACAATTACGCTATCACAGGCAGCAGGCACTTCCGCTTAATTTTTTATTGTCGTGAGTAGGAAAAGTAAACATAAAAATCAAGAAAAGACGGACCTGTTAAAGGGTCTGTCTAATCTTTCTTTGGAAGATATTGTAGGATTGCAGAAAACTCTTCCTACTTTGCTTCAATCCAAATTACAGCAGATGTCTCGTTCTGATGATTTGGAAAATCTTTTAAAAGCTAATTTGTACCTGGATAATGTCAATCAAAGACAGGACAATGTAAAGGCTGTGTTCTTTAATCCAGATGAAGCAAGTGATACGGGAAGAGGATATAAAGACCCTATGTTTTACGGGTCGCTTCCTTTTGAAGTACTTCGAAGGATGGGGGACATTTTTGTTGTCCGGGCTGTGGTGAATACCCGTGTTGAACAGGTACAGAATTTCTTGCATTTTTCAACAGATGAACAGAAAGAAGGTTACACTATCCGAAGAAAAAGAAATCCTTTTGAGAAACAAAGTACAGAACATTCAAGAGAAGATCAGATAAAGATAGCCTATATTCGTAAATTCTTGGAAGAAGGCGGTTTCCATGACAAGTGGGAATCTTTTGATACATTTCAGGATTTTGGGAGAAAAGTTGTGTTTGACAGTTTAACGCTTGATCAGCTTGCCTTTGAGATTGTAAGAGACAGGTCTTGGAATTTGGCGAGATACCGTGCCGTAGATGCTTCTTTGATTCGTTTCTTGGACAGTATTGACCCTAAGTTCCGAGACGAGTTTGAAAAGTACCGTTTCAAAGGTTATCTTCCTAAATATTGTATGGCATGGCAAGGGCAGATCATGGAAAATCCTGTTACGCATGAAAGCGTGATCTTCTATCCTTGGGAACTTGGAATAGGTATCCGAAATAAATCCACCAACATCTATAAAAATGGGTATGGCACGTCAGAGCTGGAAACATTGTCCAGTGTTATGACGTGGATTTTGTGGGGGTTTGAATATAACGGAAATTATTTTAGCAAATCTTCTCAACCAAAGGGAATTATCAATGTTAAGAATCCGAACATATCTCAATCTTCTTTGGATGAGTTCAGACAGGCTTGGCAACAGACTATGGTGGGTACACGTAATAGTCATAGAATGCCCATTATCAATGGGTTAGACCTCCAGTGGTTAGATTTAAGCAAGAATACCAACCGTGACATGGAGTTTAGTGATTGGTTAAAGTTCCTGTTGGTTATGTCCTGTGCTGTATATCGTATCGATCCATCTGAACTTGGTTTCCAATTCAAAGACCAGACTAATATATTCGGACAAGCCGGTCAGAAAGAACGATTGCAGCACTCCAAAGACAAAGGATTGAAACCTATCCTTGTATTCTTACAAGAAGTAATCAATTACTATCTTGTTTCTGAAATGGATGAAGATTTTGAATTTGTCTTTACTGGTGTGGATGCAGAGGATGAAGGCAGACAGGTCGAGATTGATGCTAAGAAGATTCAAAACGGTATGGTTTGCTTAGAGGATATTTTTGAAAAATACTCTGGACGAAAATTCAATCCCGAAACGGATACTATCCTGAATCAATCCTATCAACTTCAAAAGCAAATGCAGATGCAGCAGGCTATGTATGGTGGAGAAGCGATGAATGAAGAAGTGGATCGTCAGATAGCTTCGGAAGAAAAGGAAGATACACAAAAATCTTTCAGTTCGAATCCTATCATGGATGCTGCTATGTCTTACATTGAAAAGAATTGGGGTGAGAAGTGAACGTTCGATATGTCAAGAATATAAAGGTTGAGAAAATGCCGTTGGTGTCAAATATACATCATCATGTTGACCCTATGCGTTATCCTAAAGTACAAGAAGGTTATGAAGGGATGGCGCAGGTCATTTTCTCGACACAGATAAACAATATGTTAATGGATTTGACTAAGAAAATGGTCAGTCAAAAATCGAAGTAGTCTATGCTATTCACACCGGAAGAAATACAGCAGTTGTTTTTCATTGTCGATTATCGTATTGCACGAGTGATCGCCGATGTATTGGGAAAAGATTATCTTTCCCCAGACGACATAGATGTACTTAAAAGGTTCGATTTTGACCTAAAGACAGAAATTCTAAAAATACCACCTTACTGGCAAGCATTCATATTTGGACGGTTAGCAGCCATACTTTCCCCAGCACAGCTTTCTTCGCTTAATTTTGATGATTTGAGACAATATGTCGAGAAAGAACAATATCCACAATTGACAACAAGGGAAAAAGCAGAATACAATGCGTCTGCCATGCGCTCTTATTCTTATATAAAAGGAATGGGAAATAAAATAAAGGATTCCCTTTCTTCCACCATATCGGAAGAAGAAATGAAAATAGCTGTTGCGGAGCGAGAAAGGGAAGTTGAAACAGCTATTAAAGAAGAACTTTCGGAAGGGGTTCTAAAAAGAAAATCTGTTCAGTCTATAGTAAGTGCGCTTGGGCATAGATTGGACGAATGGAATCGTGACTGGGGACGTATAGTTGCTACCGAAATGGAGAACATTTTTCAGATAGGTACGGCTCAAATGATAATGAAGGAACATGGCATCCATGCTAAGGTGTATAAGCAAGTGTATCCTGGTGGCTGTAAATATTGTATTAATGCTTACACGACAAATGGTATAGGTTCTAAACCTGTTGTATTTGATTTATCTGAACTTATTGCCAACGGAACGAATATAGGAAGGAAGTCAAAGGACTGGAAACCAACACTTTACGTTTTGCATCCAAATTGCAGATGTAATCTTCGTTATATTCCAGATGGTTATGAATGGGATGACAAAACACAGTCTTTTGAACCCCAAAAAGTGGAAGAAAAGGATCGTGTCCAAAGGAAGTCAAAAGTGAAAATTACAGTAGGAACAAAATATTTCGAAGTATAATGAAGACAAGAACAATTTTCAACTCTGGTTATATCAGCATACCTACAGTGGATAGTTCAAAATGGATAAAGGATATTCAAGTGGGTGATGTTATAAAGACTGTCTCTGGTTACAGGAGGGTGAGTAAGGTAGTTCAGTTTGAACCATCATATATACCTTGCGTCTTGGATGTGTGCTATATCACAGAGGATGAAACTCTTGAAAAGGGGTATCGGGAAGATGCACTACATAGGATAACTGAAAACTCCTTTGTTTTGTGCAGCAACAAGGCGAAAAGAGCTAACAAGATACGACCTGGAGATGTTATCATGCTGAAAAATGGTTGTAAAGGTAAAGTAACCAACATTATACAGATACCTATTGACAATGTTTCGCAATATTTTTATAGTTTTGAGCTTGATAAGCCGGACTTCTTTTTTGCAGATAATGTCTGCATCCCGGATGTAGTTTGCAGCAGTAATTCAAAATAAAGAATGAGATTGGTTGAAAGACATATTGTAAAAGATAACCGATTTGAAGATGTTTGTTTCAAATCAGGTCTGTTGTATAATTATGTCTTATATAATGTACGTCAAGGAATTTTCAACGAAGAGTATCTGAAAGAATATGAATTTTCAACCAAACTTTGTAAAGAAAATCAATTTGATTTTAGAAATCTTCCTACTGCAATTTCTCAACAAGTAGTTACACAGGTATTTTCAAATATAAAAGGATGGATAAAGGCGAAAAAGGAATTTGAAAAGAATCCATTTAAGTTTCGTTCAAAACCGAAATTACCTAATTATAAGGAAGGCAAGAAACAGAATACGGTAGTTTTTACAACCTCCGCTTGTAGAGTTAAAAATGGATACATTTACTTTGTTAAAAACATTGTTCCACCAATTAAAACCAAAATAGGAGACAATAAATTATGTCAAGTTAGAATTGTACCGCAAGCTACTTGTTATGTAGTAGAAGTGATTTATGAAAAGAAAGAACAAGATTTGAATTTAAATAAAGACAATGTTCTTTCGATTGATTTGGGGTTGAATAATTTATGTTCATGTATTAACAATGCAGGAAAACAACCTTTCATTGTAAACGGACGAATTGTGAAATCTTTTAATCAGTGGTACAATAAGAGAAAAGCTAAATTAATGTCTTTTGCAGGAGATAAAGGAACTTCAAAAAGGCTTAGGAGACTAAATAATTATAGGAATTTTTGGATAGAGGATCATATTCATAAGGTTAGTAGATTTATTATAAACTATTGTGTTGACAATAATATCGGTAGTCTTGTGGTAGGGCTGAACAAAGGATGGAAACAGGAAATTAATCTTGGAAAGAAAACAAATCAGAAGTTTGTAGAAATTCCTTTTTCAAGGCTTATAGACAAAATTTCCTATAAATGTAAATTAGTTGGAATTAGTTTTTATCTTAGCGAAGAATCCTATACATCAAAAGTTGATCATTTGGCTTTTGAAGAATTAGGGAAACATGATGCTTACTTAGGTAAAAGAAAGAAACGTGGATTGTTTCAAAGCTCTGTAAATAAACTGATTAATGCAGATATAAACGGAGCTATTGGAATTGGAAGAAAAGTATTCGGTGATTCTTATGCAAGTAGGATAATCGATAGTGGGTTAGCGTTTAACCCTATTAGAGTAAACATTTTATAATGTGAATTTGATAAATAAAATTTTAAAATTTTAATGACGTGGGACTGAACCTGAAAGCGTTACTTGGTTTACAGACGCAAAAAGAAAAAATAGATGAGTATAAAGGACTTCTGAAAAAGGAAAGAGAAATAAAGCAAGAAGTAGATTCACTTGCGGAGAATTACTCTTTACAGAAGTCTCAATACGATTCTTTGAGAGGTAGTGACAATGTGGAAGCCGCTATGAAGGCAGAGAGTTGTTTCAGTGAGTTCTTGAAACAGCAATCAAAGGATTTAATGAGTGTTTACAATAGAAGAAATTCTATCCAGAAGTCGATAGAGAGGCTGGAAAACGATGAAGATTTTGCTGAAATGGCAAAAGATATTCGTCACCTTTTTGAATGTCGGGAACTTTGGAAACAAGGGTTGATTAAAAAATCGGTTTATTTTGATTTGTTCAAAGCAAAGCAAGGAAAGGTGCAATTTGCCGATGTACTGGTTTTTAGAGGTGACAAACTTCTTATCTTGAACCGTGTGGGAGAAAAGGGAGCGGTATCGAACGATTGGTGCATTCCAGGGGGACATGTTGATCCAGGAGAAACTTTCTTGCAAGCAGCCAAAAGAGAGCTGTTTGAAGAAACTGGCATTGATATGTCGGAAAGTTTATTGATTCCTGTCGGTAAGTATATCCCCAAAAGAAAAGGGATAGAGATTCACTATTTTATGTGTCATATTGACGATCAGACACCAGTTAATATCCTTGTGGATGCGGAAGAGGAAACAGGGTCGGAATGGATCAATCCTTACACGGAACTTGATCTTTACAACTTCATTTTTGATATGAAGGATAATATCAAGCGTATTCTTGGTATTGAAGTGCCGGACGAATTTCAACTTGTAATGAAGTCATTCAAGGACGGGAAAATATCAAAGGAAGTATTTACTACCTATTGTGAGAAAAACCCTGAAAAGCTGGAAAAATCGGCAAATAAGACTTCTTTTACACATGAAGAAAGAAAAGATTTGACAAAGAAAGGCGAAGCAATGCCGAATGGAAAATATCCTATTAGAAATCGTCAGGATTTGAAAGATGCTATCCGTTTGTCCGGTAGTTCTTCTATGCCAAAGGAAGATGTAAAGAAATGGATCAAGAAGCGTGCAAAAGAGCTTAATTTGGAAGATGAACTGCCGGAAGATTGGAAAGTTGAAAAAACAATGGATACGGAAGATGCGCATACATTGCAACGTGAATCTTTGGATGGAGAAACTAAAAATATCGTCCGTACAGAAGATGGAGTAGGGGAAGGCTGTTCTCATGAAAAAGAAATTGAGAAAGCTATCACTTTCAAGAGAACTGTTTACGAAGAACCAAACAAATATACTTATGGAAACTTCCAAATTTTTTTTAGTGATAATGACGGAGATCATGGAAATAAGTTTGCTGACCTTTTAGCTACCTTTCAAAAAGTGGCAGATTTGGACAAACCTTTTTCTGTAATTATCAAGACAGAAGATAAAGGAGAACAAGAATGGAAGTTTGGTACTAAATTCAGATTAAACGGCGTTTCCAAAACAGAAGATATTAGAAAATCACAAGAGGACACTGTTTCTAAGAAAGAAAAGGAAGATGAACTTGAAAAGTCCGAGAGGAAAGATAAGAGTATTTTCAACACTTACCTTAACTTTCTTGAAGGTGCTAAGACCCGTCTTAAAAACATTCATTGGGGAGAGGAAGATAACTCGAAGCACGTTTATCTTGATGATCTTTCAGAAAATGTTTCTGAATTTGAAGATAAGATCGCAGAAGCCGGTCAAGCAGGATTCGGACGGTTTAAAGATGGAGAAATACAAGGTGACGAGGTGGAAGAATCTGATCCTATCGCTATTTGCCAGATGATTTTCGACAAGACGGTTGAGTTTAGAAAGGAACTTGCCGGACGGGACGAATACAATGGTGAGGTAAGTTGGATTGATGATTTCCTTGCCACACTCAAACAATCGAAATACAGATTGCAATTGCATTAATACAAAAGGTATAGATTGTGATAATTATTAATAAAAGTTAAAATATTGGGTTATTGCAATCTATACCTATTTTTGCAGTATTTTTGAGTGTCGCTATTACGCTTATATTTAATATAACAATCATAGAATGTTTGATAGTTTCAAATTATATGTAGACTTGGACTTGGAAAAGGCTAAAAAGGATGATTCTTTGAATGAATCTCCATATTCTAATATGGTCTTTTCCGGCGTAGCTTCTGATTCTTCAAAGGACGATGAAGAAGAAGTGTTAGAGCCGTCTGGGTTTATATATGATAGATTTTTGAAATCAGGATTGTTCAATCTCGATCATTTGCCGACAAGATCTCCTATCAATAAAAGTAGATTTTGGATAGGAGAACCTATTGAAGCCTATGTGAAAGACAACAAGTTTTTCGTTAAAGGCAAATTATGGGAAAAATCACCGGAGGCTCGTGCTTTTTGGGATAAGGCTATTGAAATGAAGGAATCCGGTTCAACAAGAAAGCCCGGAATGAGTGTCGAGGGCAAGGCTTTGGAAAGAGATAAACGGAATCCAAAAAGAGTAACAAAGGCTCTTATCACAAACATAGCGTTGACCATGACACCTGTTAACACTAAAACTTATCTTGACATTGAGAAAAGCAAGGGTGCACATGGGAACGATTTGCTGGAAACGCAGAAATCCGCTATTCTTTTTGAGTATTGTACCGAAAATGGGATAGTTCAGATAGATAACAATTTCAAGGTAAACTTCCAAAAGTCTCATTCTTTCGATGTGGAGTCTTTTTGGGAGATTTATAAATCGGTACAGGAAGGAAGATTGGATAGAAGTGTACTTAATACACTCGTAGAAAGAGTTCGACAATAATTTTTAAATAGATAGTGAGTATTATGTTAGACTTGAATGAAATTAAAAATGATCCACTATACAAGGCACTTGAAAATTCTGGTTTCAGTGCAGAAGATATTGCTTCTATGGTGGAAAGAGGGGATGTAACTTTTGAGAAGTCTAAAACAGTTGCCGAGATGAAGGATTCTGAAAAGAAGGAAGAGAAAAATATCGGTGACGACAAGAAGCATGAAGATGCTCTTAAAGAGGACGTAAAAGAGGACAAGAAAGACGTAAAGGATTTGAAAGAAGACATCAAAGAAAAAGAAGATAAGGTTGAGAAATCTTTCTCTATGGAAGATATGAGATCTTTCGGAGCTTCTTTGGCTGCCAATATCGTAAAGGGGATGACCGAAGTTATGAACGAACGTTTTGGTAACATTGAAAAATCTTTGGAAACTTTCGGCGCGCAAGCTCCATCTTTCAAAGGTGTTCAGACTTCTGCTGTTTTGGAGAAATCCATGAAGCCGGAAGTGGACGAAGAAGGAAAGACTTTATTGTCTGTAACAAAACAGCGACCTTTAGTTACTGCTGCCATCAATAAGGCTATCGAAAACGAAGGAGAAGAACTTGAAAAATCCATTGGCGATGATGCTTTAGCTTTCTTGGCAGATACGCAAGCCGAAACTATTGGCAAGAACTTGGCGAAGTTCATGTACGAAAAGTATAATATCAAGTTCCACAAGTAAGAAACAATTCGATTGAATATAATATAAAATATTGATAATCATGGAATTATACAATTATAATGATTTGGCAGCTTTTGGAGGTAGCAATAACGTTGCTGACGTGTTGAAAGCTATGGAAGCCGGCTTACAGACTGGTATGCAATACAACGACCAGATTAACAATGGTGGAGGTTTGAAAATAGAATCTTTGGATGCTTACATCAAGGTTCTTGCCAACCGTTTGAATCAGTTGGTCTTTTATAATGAAATGCCGAAACAGAGAATCGAGAATACGGTTCATCAGTACAACCAGTTGTACAAATATGGTGAAGATGTAGGTATCTTCAACCGTGAAGGTGAAACGCCGGAAGAAACCGATACTCAATACATTCGCAAATCTGTTATCGCCAAGTTCATGGGGTTGACTGGACAGGTAACAGACCCGGCAATGTTGGCGAAGTTGGCAGGTGGTATGAACATGTACACTCGTGAGGTACAGAACAAGACAACTCTGTTACTTACTTTGATTGACACTAACTTGACGAGTGCGGATTCTACTTGTGTGGAAGAAGAATTTGATGGTATTTTCCGTCAGCACATGATGGGTGTCGCTTCTGCTGATCGTGGTTCTACGGAAGGTATGAGCACAGAACAGATTTTGGATGCTTATTATGGCTCTGCTGCCGTTATTGATGCACAGGGTGGCATTTTGACTGATGCTTTGGTAGAAGATGCTGCTGACGCTGTTGTAAATGTTTACAATGGTTATATCGACCGTATCGTTTCTGCTCCGGTTGTATTTAACAACTATGTGAAGAAATTCCATGAATCGAAACGTGTTGTTGTCGGTATGGCTAACAGCGTTGTAGGGGCAACGATGGGTCAGTCTGTAAACAATATCGTAACACAGTTTGGTAGCGTTGCAGTTAAGAGCGATAAGTTCTTTGACGTTCGTAAACCTATTAAGGCAACTGCTACTGCTACTTCTCCGAAAGCTCCGGCAATTCCTGTTGCAGGTGGAACAAAATTGGCTGTTATTGCAGATGCTAAAACCAATTTTACATTACATGCAGGTTCTTATGGCTATCTGGTAACTGCAAAGAATCGCTATGGCGAATCTGCTCCGCTTAAATTGACAGATACCGCTTTGGCTGTTGCAGTTAATCAGTCAGTTGACTTACAATGGACAGCCGGTGTAGGTGGAGCTTATCAGGCTACCGCTTATGTGGTTTATCGTACTAAGAAAGTAACTGCTTTGACAAACACGACAGAATATTATCCTATCTTTACTATTCCGGCTTCTATGCTGGCTGCTGGATATGATGGTGCGGCTGCTACAAAGGTTCGTGACCGTAACCGTATCATTGCAGGAACGAAGTCTGCTTTGATTTACTACAATGATAGCCAGATCAACGAATACTTGCAGTTCGGTGACACTCGTAAGATCGACTTTGCAATCACCGCTCCGTCTCGTAGATTTGCAATTTTGAACTACGGCACTCCGGTTTTGTATCAGCCCGCTAAGATGTGTCGTGTCATCAATATCGGTGATGAAGGCTTAGGTGCATAAGAGATCATAGGAATTAAAATAAACAAGAGGGAAGGAAAGGGTTCTTGTAGCTTCTTCCCTTCCCTTAATAATTTAAGTTTAAAATATGGTAACAATCGTATCAACAATCTATAAGGACACTGTTATCCAATTTGGAGATGAACTTGTGAAGTTTACGAACGGTAAGTCAACCGTAAAGGATGAGACTTGGGAATATATCAGAACGGGCGGCTTTAAAGGAATCACTTCTTTGGAAGATGCAGAGAATTTGGAAAAGGAAAAATCTGAAAGAGAAAAGGATGATGAAGCCACTATCAAAGTTCTGAAAGATGAGTATGACTTTGAAATCAAACGTTTGAACGGTATTATCAGCGACAAGAACGCTCAAATTGAAAAAATGAAACAAGCTGCTGATGTTTGGAGAAAAGAGTGTGAAAGATTGATGAATGGTGGAAAGCCAAAAGAAATAGAAGAAGAGAAAGAGAAAGAAGAAAGTTCTTATAATGAAGAAGAAATTGCTTCTTTGAAAGAAGATATGTCCAAAATGTCTTTCGAAGATTTGAAAACTCTTGCTATTGAAAATGGTATGTCTAAGCAAAAGGCAGGAAGATTCAAAGAAGAAGATCAGAAGGGCGAACTTATCAATGCGATAATTTCTTTACCTAAAAAATAAAAGGTTATGCCGGGACAACTGACGTTTACAATAAAATATAAAAAGAACACAGGATCGGTCATTTCGGTAGCCGAAATGTGGAACAACTACTTGTATGGTATCACTATACAGGCTGGAACTGGAACGGCTTTTTCTGACGATGCTCTTAGAACTTATCTTAGTGCAGCGCAGAGAGAGGTTGAGAACTATTTCAATCTCAAATTTGTAAAACAGTTGGTTGAATCGGAAACGCATTCTTATTACAGGACAGATTATTTTCAGCAATTCCCTATCATACAAACCAACTGTCCTGTAAGAGTTCCTCTTGCTCTTACGGGTATGTTAAACAAGATGGAGCAGATCATTTATCCGCAAGCATGGCTTACATGTGAAAAGGATATGGACGGGATAGGAAAACGGAGAATGAGCGTAGTTCCTACTGGCGCAAGCTCGGTCAGAGGAAATGCCGATGTTATTCTTACCGGGATAACAACTCAAATAGGATTCCAACGGTACACAAATATTCCAGACTATTGGGATATTCAATATATAACTGGATTTGATTTGGACAAGATGCCGGTTGATTTGATAAACCTGGTTGGCAAGCTCGCTTCATTTGGCCCGTTAAATATCGCAGGAGATATGATATTCAATCTTCCGGGTATTGCGTCCATGCACTTAGAAATAGACGGGCTTAGACAATCTATTAACTCCACCGCTTCTGCGGAAAATGCAGGGTATGGAGCACGCTTGAAACAGTATCAGAAGGAAATAGCGGAAACGGTAGGACGGATAAAACTCGTGTACGATCAGTTTAAATTTTTGGTATTGTAGGAGGTATTATGGGGAAAAGCATTTTACAATCGCCCGTTCCGGCTTTAAGCAACGCAAGTCCTGAATTTATGCGTTCAGAGTTCGATTCTGCTGTTTATTTAAAAGGATATGAGGTAATAATCGAAAAGGCTTTGCGTTGTCCTTGTAACGCGCCGGATTCTCCTTTGACGGATTGTCAGAATTGCTTTGGTACTGGATATTTTTATGTGAACCCTGTAAGCACACATGCACTCATAACCGGAATAAACGGAAACAACGATTATAAGCGTTGGTCGGAAGAACTGATAGGAACTATCAATGTAACGGTGACAGATGTAGATAAACCTAATATGGGGTATTTTGACAGGATCACAATTCAAAAGGAATACTCTTATTTCAGTGAAAATCTTCCTGTCAGAACGGACGGAGAGAACTTTTTCATATTTACTACTTATAAGCCGTTATCCATATACAGCATACATGTGTTTGATGGTTCTATGATGCCTTTAAGACAGCTTTCAGTGACAGATTACAAAGTGAGTGAAACGAACCCTTATTGTATAATTTTGACTGCCGATATGGCTTTAAATCCGGTCGTGAGCGTTTATTATCAGCATCAACTGGAGTTTCATGTGCTGGATTTCCCGCATGAAGTACGTGCTTCATGGAAAAAGAACAAGGAATCAGGACAATTGGAAAGGACAAGGCTTCCTATCCAGGCGGTAGCAAGAAGAACACATTTGATAGTCTCTGAAAAACCTAATTTTGACGGTTCTGGCGTTATTTTGAACGACAACATACAAATGAAGGTGGTGGAATGATTTTACCAATAGACATAGATTTAGGTGATCTTGTGGAAGAATTTGATCTTTCAGGAGATCAATCTGTGTTTTTAGGTTCTTCCATTATTGACGCAGTTGTAGCGGAATATCAGATTAGGTGGCAAAATCTTATATCAAGCGAACTTCATAAGACAAGGAATGAATATAAAAGGGGAGTTTTCATAGAAAGGGAATCCCCTTTGTCTGTTACATTTGGATTGACAAATAGAGAATCTCCTATTCCTTTAATGATAGAAGAAGGGCAGCCACCTTTTGATGAAAAAGAAGGATTTAGAAATTCCTCAAAAAGAAAGGAAGCAGAAGGTGGAGGTTGGTACATTGACATTCCTTTCCGTCACGCAACTTCGGAAGCGGTAGCGGATTCTGGATTGTTTTCAACTATAATGCCACAGCAGATTTATAATGCTGTAAGACAGTCAGGGAGATTGGGAAAGGGAAATTTGCCGGAAAACTTTTCGGAAAAGGGACAAAGAAAAGAAATAAACAGGTTGGGAGTAAATAAACCATCTTACATGCACAAAGCACCTATTTATCAAGGTCTTACGAAAGTAAATATAGCTTCTACAGCAAACGAGACAAGAAGTGGCTATTTTACATGGAGAAGGGTAAGTGAAAATTCTGACCCCAACAGTTGGTGGAACGGAGGTATCATCCCATACAAGCTCATGAATAAGGCTCTTGAACAAGCTAAGATAGATATAGTTGCAGATAGGGTCATAAACGAATTTTTAAAAACTATTTGACTATGTTACAGATAGTTAAGATAAAAAAGATTATAGAAAGCTGTTTGGAATATGTTCAGACTGACTTTGAAAGCAAGAAAAATGAAAAGGATTCTTTCTTGTATAAGGTGTTGGGAGATACACAGGATGGTTCTTACAACTTTTATGAGCAAGCAAAGAATTTCTTTTTAAGGAAAGAAACGAACCCTAACAACATAAAAGTGTTGTTGGAATATCCAAAGGACAGAACAGGGTTGCCGGCTTATGTAATCAGAGAACCGGGAAAGAGAACTGGTATTGCCAATTCCATAGGCAAGATAGAATCTTTTATGGGTGGTGTTCCTATGTACAGAGATACAAGACAGTATGGACTGGAAATTATGTGTTTTTCTGTAAATATGAACGAATCAATTCTGATGTCGGAAGTTTTGTATGCGCTTTTACTTGGTTCTTGGGACTTGCTGGCTTCTCAATTTCTCAAAATAGAGTTTTCCATGAAAGAACTGATGATGGAAAATAGATTGATGCCAACTCCTATTTTTATTCGTTCCATAGGATTGGAATTATCTTCCGAAGAAATAGCACCCGGACTTGTGGACACTACTTTACTTGGAAAGATCATTTTTGGAAAGGTCAACCAAGTGGATAGTATTGCTCTTGGCGACCCAACCGCTATCGATGGACTTCCAGGGGTGGAATCGGAAATTAAGGGCAGTTGGTAGTACATTGAGTGAAAAATGATTACCTTTGGAAAATAAATATGGAGAAGAGAATCAAAGGATTTGTTTTCATTATCTGAATTTTCAACCTTTACGGAAGAAAGATAATTTAAAAAGAGAGATACAATTCCTTCTAATTATTTGGAAAGAATAGAGGGGATAAAATCATATATATAAATTCGATATATAAATAATTGAAAATCAATAAATTATGGCAACATCATTTATTTTTAATAATAAACAAATTACTCTCCCCGGGGCGTATTCTACCATAAAAAGCGGAGAAACAAGCCCTTCGAGAACGCTTGATTACGGTCGTTGCATCATAGTTGACACAGGAGTTTATGGTGCAAATTGGTGTGGTGGTTCTGGTGTATCTGGGGAAAACTTTCAGGGACTGGATTCTGTATATAGATTTGATACTTTGGCAGAGTTTCGTTCTTTCATGAAAGGTGGTATGTACTGGAAAATTGCAGAGGCACTTTTTACACCGGACTATTCAAATCCTGCCTCTACTGGTATTTCACAGCTTTTGTTTGTTAGAGCTGCACAGACAACTTCTGCCACTATCACTTTTGCAACAACGGCAGGCGGAACATTTGAAGTTAAAACTTTGGACGAAGGAAAGGGAGCAAATGGTACACTTTCGGAAGCTGGCAATCTGATTACTGGTTATGGAGTTTCTATTGTGGCAGGAGAAGATGATCCTGAAAAATGGATCATGAAGTTTTACGTTGGTTCTTTCACAGGGTACGCAGAAGATGGTTATCCTATTGGAGAAACACCGGAAGATCAGGCAGCACCTACTTTGGTATTGCAGTCACCGGAATTTGACAATATCCAGACTTTGATTGATTGGGCTAAATCTGATTCTAATTTTGCTAATTTGTTTGTCTTGACGGCTAATGCAAAGAAAGAAGGTGAAGGAACTGTATCTGAAAGTGACGTAACAACTGCACTCGCAGGAAAGAAATTTGTCCTTGCAAAAGGAGCGACTGAAACTTACAATGCACAGTATTTGACAGATGCGCTTGCTGCTATTACAGGTTTGGACTATAGCTTTATCATGACCGACCAATTTGGTGAAAATGCTAACTCTGCATTGCAGTCACAAGTTATTTCACACATTAACAGTCAAGCTAAATACACTCATTTCTTGTTTGTAGGTGGCTACAATGATCAAGCTAAATTCAAAGATTCTCTTGATTTGGCGAAAGGTTTCAATAGCGAACTTGTCCAGTTGGTGCATGGTGGTGCGGGTATGGCATCCAGCATTACAGGCATTAAAACGCGTTGGTGGGGTGTGATGTATAACTTGTGCTGTATCTTAGGAAGAACGGCAGGAAAACCGCCTTATATTCCTGTCACAAACAAGACGATCGGTATCGACAAATTACAGCATACTTTGAGTGAAACGGAGAAGGTAAAGGCTTTGGATGCCGGTATGCTTGTGACGGTTTACAATGATTACACGAACAATTTTGTGGTATTGCAGGGTGTGAATACTTTGCAAGATAACAAGGTGTTATTCAACTCCAATGGTCAGAGCCACAGCATCCAGTTCATGCGTATTGTAGCGCAGATTAACAAGGAATTGGTTGTAAATGCTTCTATTGATCTGCTTGGACAGGAAAATGGTGTAAATGTCAATACTTTGTCTGCCGGCGCAGTGAAGGACTGGACGGTTGCTTATTTGCAATCCAGAGTAGCAACGGAAGCACAGGATAACTTGCTTCTTTCTTTTAAAGATGTTGTCGTAACAAGACAGGAAGATGCTTGGTTTGTTACTTACAAGATCGTTGTTAACAATGAAATCAACAAGTTGTTCTTTACAGGCTTCTTAATTCGTGGATAATAATTCTAAAATAGAATATCATGCAGACATTTAGTGCACCTATGGCATATATCAAAATTGGCGGTGAGACTGCTGGTTTTGTCAGAAATATTACCGTACAGGAACAGATCAATCGTGTGGATGTACAAGGGTTAGGTAGTTTGCCTATTCAGGAAATTCCGCCTGTATCTTACAGATGTTCCGCAACTGTGGACCAGTTCTTTTTGTCTTTCAAAGCTCCGGTGGTAGAAGCAATGATCCATCGCTTGGGAACTTTGCAGGAAGTTTTGGATACTCTTACATTTGCAGAACAAGGTTTCTCTATCATGATCTATAAGAAATTGGTTCAGAACTTTGATGATTCTCGCAAGATGGTAACACAGGTTGATCCGACAGGACAGACGATTGCCCTTTTAACTCCGTGTTTCATTGAGAATCAGAATTGGCAGTTGCAAGAACAAAGCGTTTCGAGTTTCAACGTTAATATCAGGTATCTTAACCCCATAGTAACAGCGGAATACTGATTATTTTAACAAATAATTAACAATTAAGTAAAGCGTGGTGCAAGTTCAAAAGACTTAAATCACGCTTTGTTAGTTTAAGATAGGTAGGCAATTATATGCCTTAAAAACAATGGTAACTTTGTACCGGTGCAAACTGGCATACAGTTACCTAACCAATAGGTATTACATATCATATTGTGGTGGTCCAAATTTTGTTACTTCTTGGAACGATTTTAGAGTTAATTTGTTTATAGTTAAATAGTTAATGTCGGTCCATATTTGAGTACGAATGTATCCAAACAGTTGGTATTTTAGAAATAACGCCAAAATTCTTACTTTCTCTGTTTTATCATTATATTTGCATATATCAATCAATTAATCACAAAACAAAGTATGAATACGAAAGAAATTACAGTAAAAGGAAGAAAGTACGAAATTCAATTTCCTAATGTAGGACAGTATTACCAGATCGAAGTAAACAAGCAGAGATTAGGAAAAGGAAGTTACAACTCGTTGATTAGCAACCCTACCATTACAGCACAGCGTGCGTTGGATATGATTGACGTTGAGGCAACATTATCCGTTCTTTGTCCGCAGTTGGTTGCGGATTTGAAGGTAAAAAGTTTCTCGGAACTTGGATTGAAAGATTTTAAGGAGATCAGCGATATTTACATGAACGAGGTGTTTCCTTTCTTGAAAGAGGCTGAAAAAATACTTTCTTCTGTGGACTAATGAATCGGGAAGAATATAGGAATTTTGTTATAAAATGGAATAACGCTTTTCCTATTGATAGGTGGTTTAGGAACAAGCACAATATCCCTTTTCTTTCGGAAGAACATAAGAAGTGTGATTTCTTTACTGAACTTATGGAGTTCGAAGAAGAAAAGGCATTTTATGAACTTAATCAAGAAAAGAAAGAAAGAGAGGAAAAGACACAAGAATATATTCCCAATATCGGGGATTGGTTGAAAGCACCGGAAGGTGAAATTTCGGAACAAGATACTGCCTTCTATGAAGATCAGATGTTTAAGATGATCGAGATGGAGCAAAAGGCAAAAGAAAAAGGTAAGGAAAATGGATAACGAAAAAAGACTTAGGGTGTCGGTGGATGTCTCTCAACTTAGGTCGGTCGGGAGAGATGTCGAGAATATGCAGCGAAGAATAGTCGAGAATAATAACGACATTATTCGTCAGCAGAACGATGCACTTAACCAACTTAGGGAGCAATTGAACCTTTTGGGACAGCAAAATTCCGAAAAGGGTAGGCAGACTGCAACGCCTACACGTCCAGTTGTCCAGCCTACGCCACAACCGGAAGGAGAAGATCAAGAAACTGCAACGCCTACACGAAGGAGAAGAAGAAAGCAACCGGAAGCGGACATTTCGGGAGAAAGAGGTGAATCCTATCAAGATAGAGGCACGAGAGCTATCGACCTCTCGGCTTTGCTTGGTGTAAATCAAGAAGGTTTTCGTGATATTGTGGAAGCCATTTCTTCTGGTAATAGCGATTTGTCTGATATAACAAAGCAAATTCTTCAAAACGTGCAAGCAGGAGCACGCGCTTTAGAGGGGATACAAGAAGGTGTCTTTTCCATTGATGAAACTCTATACAATCAAAGAGGAACTTCTTCTGTGGGCGGATCGGGAATACAGCCTATTCCAGTGCCCACACCATCACCAGTGCCAGCAAGAGAAGAAACACCTATTACAAGAGAAAGAAGGGAAAATGTACAAAGAGGAAGTGACAGAAGTACAGCTACTAACATTGCCACAAGAGTGATTTCCGGTGTTGGAGCTACATTTCAAAGTCCTGCTGCTATGGGTGGAGGACTTATATCTTCTTTGGGCGGAATTGTAGGAGAAGGTCTTTCTTTGATACCTGGTGTGGGGGGATTTTTGGGTGGCGTAACCACTGCGGTCGCTAATGTCATGGCGGGTATTTTCACTACATCTGTTGAAAAGGCTATGGAAGCACAAAAGAGAACCATACCTTATGCGCAGACAATGGGTGTTTCCGCAGGACAAGCCATGCGCACAGCCTTTGGAGAAGGTAGTTATGCCGTTGGTGCTCTTGGAATGAATGTAGGAGAGTATATTCAAAGACGTGCTGCGCTTATCCGTGCCGCAGGAGGAAAGGAAGAAACGGTTGCGCCCGTACCGGAAACACAAAGTTTGATGGCTGTACAGCGTTTATATGGACTTAGTGATCGTACTGTAATGGGAATGCAAGGGGCGATGCGTTTTGCCCGTACAGAGGAAGGACAAACAGCTTCTTCATCTGCTATTATCCGTTCATTTGAGCAGACAATGAAACAGCTTCAAATTCCTCTTAGTGAGATTGCCTCTACAATGGATGAAAGTATGACTACCTTTATTCGTTCTGCTGACGATATTCTTTCCCGTACAGGTGAAATAGATGCAGCAAGCATAGCTTCTATCATGCGTGCTGTTCGTTTGCAGACCGGAATGGAAGGTAGGCAATTGGAGCGCGTACAGCAGGCTTTCATGGGACAAGGGATTTCACAAGATGATGTAACGCAAACTCTTTTGCTTCGTGCAACACAACAAGCCACAGGATTGACAAATCCTTCTGAAATTCTTGCAGCTATGGAAGATTTGTCAAGAGGTGAAGGGGATAAAAATATAATGAAGCGGTTTCTTGAATCATTAAAGGAAATATCGGGAGGAAGTCTTGAAATGCTTCGTCACTTGATGCGAGGGGCATTTACAAACCTTTCCTATACGGATATTAATAAGATTACTGGACAAGGGGATATTGACTTTGGAGAATTTTATAAGAAAGTGGATGAATCCAAGCAAGCACTTAGGGAACAGAACGACCCAACAAACAGATATGAACCCACTGCTGCCGAAAGAACCGTTACGTCCGGCGAAAAGATGATGTCCACTTATGAGAATAGAATGATTGGAATTGGTGAAGCAAATATAGACAGGTTGGGCAAAATGTTGAACGCCATAAATGGAATCTACAATAGCATAACGAGTTTTCCTACTGCTGTTGAGAATTTATTTACACAATATAAAGATGCTCTTGACAGGGGAGATGGAGCTACGGCAACGGCAGCAAGAACGGCTTTGCAGAATTTCCCAGGCATTATGATGGAAGCGTTTTTTAAAAAGATGATTAGATCGGAGGAATAGTCTATGACAGAAAAAGATAACAGCAAAACAAGTGTACCGCCAATATACCCACTTCCGGCGTATAAATACTCCACTATACAGGATTTTATTGATATATGGCAAAAGGTTATTCCTACTGGGAAGAAAAAATATACTCCATCTGATTTATTGAAGGTAAAGAACGAAAAGGGGGTTTCTAATCTTGATATTATTTGGGGAACTTATGACAAAGAGGAACAAGCGAAATATAAAAGTGATTATGATTCCGGTACGCTGCCTTATGTAAAGCAAGGAACAACTTTGTTCTGCCCGAAAGATGATACGCCATTATCCCTTACAAAAGCCGCAAAAGAAGGCCAATTTGTGTCGCAAGGAAGTTTTAAGGCTTATTGGGGAGAAAACTATGAAAGTCTGATAAGTGATGAAGAATATTTGCCTGACACAAGCGTTACATCTTCTCTGAAAGGAACAGGGATAAACGCTAAGATAATTTCCATGAACGTAAGGGTATGGGTATATATCAAGGCTTTGGATAAGGTTATGGATTTGTCCCCTTATGTTTTGCAGGTAGTAACGACAAAATCGAAACAGACGGGAGAATTTACCGTTTTACTATCACCTTTTTATGCTAATGAAAGTTCTTTTGCTTTTGGAGAATCTATTGTAGAACAGTTTAATCTTGTTTCCAATGAGGGAGCGCAAGTCAAATCTTTTCAAGAAAAGTTTATCCAGAATAACGATATAGTCTTTATCCGGTTCGAACGTTTGAAAAAGGAAAAATCAACAGGAGATTTGGATTTAGGAAAGCAAGTGAACTTGGAGATTCCTGTTTCTAAAATAGCCAAAAACAATATTTGGGATATGATAGGATTTGTGGACACTTGCACATCTTCTTTTGAAGCACAGGGAAACGTAAAATCCATCACAATAGAAGGAAGGGATATAAGCAAACTCTTTATGGAGGACGGGTGCTATTTCATTCCTTTATTGAATGCTACTGATACCTTTTCTCATTGGTACGAAATGAGTGAGGATAGTATTTGGTTTAAAAGGAATGTCCTTACAGGAGCTTTTTCAAATCTTTTATGGTCATATGCAGAAAAGCCTATACGGGAGTGCCTATGGTTTATTGTAAATGTCATGTCAACAATAGGAATAGCCAAAAATAGTGTATTTGATTCCTGGCAAGACAAAAGAACAGAAGGATATGATATTGGAGCAAAAGAAAAACGTCCTGTTAATGGTGTTTGGCAGATAGTAAAAGTATTTGTGGAGGATATTCTCGAAAAAAGGGTTCTTATTGATTCTTCCATTGCCAATCCGAACGGTACGTTATTGGAGTATATGACGAGGGTATGTCAGTTTCCTTTGGTGGAATTTTACTTTGATACCTACGTTAATACGATAGATGTGGTTGTAAGACAACCTCCATTCAATAAGGATGCTATTTTGGGAGCTTATAAGAATGGGCAGTATGTGACGATTGCTTCCGACAATTTGCAAGGATATGATTTGTCTTATGATACAAGAAGCTATTCTTGGTATCAGCTAAGAGTAATGGATAATCATGCTGGGCAAAGGAATACGACAAGTCTTGCTTTTGTTCCTATTGTGTATTTGGATGATTATGCCGAAGTGTTTGGTAACAAGAAAATGTCCTTTACAGATCAGTATTTGAACTACAAGGAAACGGACGGAGTGAACAAGACGCAGACACTTGCTAACTTTCAAGAAGCTGCGTTAAATGATCTTATATACATTATAGAATCAACAGCTTATCTTCCTTTTACGAGAACAGGTACGATTACGATAAATGGGGATAGAAGAATAAAGGTCGGTACATTTGTTTACTTTGAACCGACAAATGAATTTTTTTATGTGTCCTCTGTGATCAACAATGTTTCTTTCTTGGATGGGAATTTGCAAAGACAGACTATTATGCAAGTGGAAAGAGGTATGTACGTTCCTATTCTTTCTAATTCTTTTTCTTCTGTAAAGAATAGACAGGATAATGCAGGGGAAGAAAGTAAGGATGTGAAACCGGATTATTTCAAATTGGTTGATTTGACGGAAATGAAAAATGCAGTCAAAGTAGCTCAAAAAGATCAGATCGCTACACTTGTTTCTCCAAAGGTGGATAGAAAACAATTCGAGTATTTCTTAAATCGCAAAATGTTCAGTTAGGCATGGCAGGAGGAAAAGTAAGAAAATTGAATGCGTCACCCGAAGCGATTTCATTCGGGTTCATAGTTATTCCTAACGGAGTGGACAGGGATTTGTATGTGGAAACCTGTTTAAGGAGAGGTCGTGTTTCTGTCATGGGAAATGGGGGAGCTTTCTTTCGGGATATTTACATAACAAATGAAGTTTTGGCTAATATCGAGTTCCCGGAGAAAGAAAATGAACAAGGGTCGGCAGTAGTGATAGCAAGTAATCCGTATGACGGTATTCCTATTGTGATAGGGAGTTATCCGAGAAACGACCAATCTCCTATGTGGAAAGAGAACACATTCCAGTTTAGAAAGACAGTAGGGAATGTGACCGCATCCTTATCTGTTGATCCGGCTAATAATGCAGTAATTGTTTCAATTAATTCTCCCGAAAAAGCATCCGTAAAGGTTCTTGCTACAGGTTCGGAAGAATCGGAAGTGAATGTTGAATCCACTGGAAGCGTGAATGTAACCGGAGGAACAAATGTTTCCGTAAAGGGATATACGCAGATAGAAGCAAAGGTTGTGAATCCAGAAAAACCGGAAGAAGAGGAAAGAAAAGTTTCTATGGATTTGGAAAAGGTTTATTTCCATTGGAAAACGGAGGAAATGGAGCAATCTTTACAAGTGGATAACACAGGTGTTGCTGTGAAGATTGGTGAAGATGTACAAAGCACAATAACTAAAGAACAATTAGATTTAAAGACAGGAGAATCCACTTTGAAAATGAATAATGATATTATTGAGTTCAATGGCGGAGGGTTGAAAGGTTTGGTTGAATTGGATAATCTTACAAGTAAATTGAATGGTTTTGTAAATACATTCAATTCCCATACCCACAATGTCCCGGCAGGCTCATTTCTTGTTGGAGCAACGGCTGGCGTGCCAAGTCCCGCTCCTGTTCCTGTTACATCTCCTATGCAGACGGCACAAAATTTCGTTGCTTCTGATTATGAGAATGAAAAGATAACACAAGGGTAGGAGATTGTGAGAAAAGTTTGTACTTTTGAAAAACGATTTAAATATTTTCAACCGTGGCAGTTTTGGATTCAGTAGTAAAAACAGCGAAATCGACACTTAAAAATTTGGGACGATCCATGATGTCGGCGCAGTTCCCGAATGATTTTGAAGTGTATATGTGTTCTTTGGAGTTGGCAGATTCCAAAGGAAACACAATTGATGTCTTTACTTTCCCTATCAGCCCGGAGAGTATAGATAAGAGTGAGCCGAAAAGAACAACGGTAGTCAATACGGCAGGAGGTGTAACCGTTCTCACTTCCCCTGTTTTCATGCCACAGACAATCACTATAAAAGGAAATTTCGGAAGAACATTCAAGATTCTTTTGACTGGCTCGGATAGTGTTTCTGTGACAGGTGCAGCTTTTAGTATATCGGCAGGAAAGCGTTATCTCTATCAGCTACAAGGGAAATCTACAAGCTCTCTTAAAATGCCTTCTTTCGATGCCGGCATTAAAACAGGATATGGCTGCATCAAGATATTGCAATCTATCATAGATAAAAGTAATGGTGTTGACGAGAATGGTTTCCCCATGAAACTTTTCTTCTATAACATGGCTCTTGGTGAGAGTTACCTTGTAACAATCCCCTCACGTGGCGTTAATTTCAGTCAGAGCGTGTCAAAGAACATGATATGGGAATATAATCTTGAAATGACCGTTATAGCTCCTTTAGAAGCAGTTTCGGGAGCGAAAGGTACAAAGACTTCTCTTTTAAAGAAGTGTGCTTCTAACGCAATACAAAAGGGTATAAATGAATTTGCAAGTTCAATCTCTAAAGGTTTGCTGGGCAATGGATGAAGCGTTTGAAAAATTTTACAACGTAACAGGATATGATATAAAGTCATATTTCCAGAAGTTCGTTGATTTCTGTACCAACGACTATCCTCTTATTGTGGACTATTATAGTAATGGTGGAGAGATGGACAAGGATTCTTTTTTGCGCCTTGTGGAACTTGTAAGGGAATCGGAAACGATTGAGCCTTTGTTTATTCTGCATGAAAATACTTTGGATGATATTTCCATGTGGGATATTCTGGACAATTTCACAGAAACACAGACAAAACTTTCCACTATCAAAAGTTCTGCAAGGTGGCTTAGAAGTTCTTCTTTGGATAGGAACAACACTTTGCAGATGGAAAAGACACTTCGGACAGGGGAACGGTTTGAAGATGTATCCAGACAGCTTAACAGCACCAACCCGGAGGATGATTGGATGGATATTACAATACCACAATATATAGAGGAAACAGATTATTCGTTCTCTGATGGTGGAGGAAAGTTTTATGTCAACTTAAAGAATGTTGGAAACAATTATCTTGATACGGTTGTAGATGTTCTTGTCGGAGATAACATTCTCGGTCGTGATATAGATGTGAATTTTATCTTCGAGAATGACGATTTGAAGATAGTAGTAGGTGACGAAGCAATTCATCAAGCCTTAGATACTATTCTTTCTTCCCAAAAGGGAGCGATACCGGAGTTTAAAGATTACGGAATTGCCAATGAGTTTATAGGAACAACAGTAAATGCAATCCAGTATCCTTCTATTTTCAAGGATATAATGAATATGTTTCAAAGGGATTCAAGATGGGATTCTGTGGAATTGATAGATGTAAAAAGAGAGGAAGATGCCGTGTTCCTTTCTTTGCAATGTAAGACGGTGACAAAGAAAGATTATTTAGTAAATATTCCTATATAATTGATATTCAGATGATTACAAAAACCAGTGCAACGATAACAAATCTAAAGAATCTTTTTATAGAGATGTTTTTAGATAAGACGGCCAAAGTAAGCAATGTGGCTGACGGTTCGGTTGTGAATGCTACAGCATTTGGAGTGGCGAAGGTTGCTCAAAAGGCGATGAAGGATATCGCCATAAAGGAAGCGCAGATATTCCCGGATACAGCCACAGGTGCTTATTTGGATAAGGCTGCTGCTTTGTATGGTGTAAGTCCTCGTAAGGGTGCTTTGGGTTCTTCGACATATATAAGGGTATCTGCTGATCCAGGTACGGCATATGACACTTCTGTTACTTTTGTAAACAAGAATGGTATTCGTTTTCAGGTTGATGAAGCGTTGACAGTTGGAGAAAGTGGTTACGGATATGTAAAGGTAAGAAGTATCAACGCAGGGTATTCCACAAACGTACCGCCTAATAGCATTACTAATGTTTCTCCGCAGCCACAAGGTCATATCGAATGTACGAATGAATATTATGCTATTGGAGGACGTGATAGTGAGGATGATGAAACGTTTAGAATCCGTATTAAGAACAATCTGAATATCCTTAGCAAGAATACAATAGAATACTGGACACAGACACTTAGCAACATAGACGATCGTGTCTTAAAAGTAATGAGTGCCGGTCTGGACGAAAAGGGCATATATAATCTCTATGTTGTTTCGCAGAACGGTATTTTCTTTACCGAAGAAGAACTTGATACACTTCTTGAAAGCGCACAAGGATATTTTGGTATTTCAGAACTGAATATTGAAGGGAAAGTAGTTGGTATTGGTATCAAGAATATTGATTGGTTCTATGTGGGTTCAGAAAGGGGGTTGGATTTCCGTGTTCAGCTTCAACCGGATTACGATGTGTCTACTGTGCGTCAGAACATACAAGTGAACCTTACTAAATATCTTGATTTTCGTTTTTGGACACCTGGAAAAATCGTAGAATGGGACGATTTGCTGGATATTGTAAAAAAGACCGATGGCGTAAAATATGTGCCGGACGAGTATTTCTTTCCGTATTACGATCAGCAAGTCCCGGCAAATCAGCTTCCGCGTATAAGGGGGTTTGTGATGCGCGATCAAGACGGAAATATTTTGTACGATTCTGATAGCAACCTCTCTCCGTTGTTTTACCCGTCTGAACCGGAGGATTTGTTTGTAGGCATCAACGACAGCTCACTCAACCTTTATCAAGAGGTTTATTTCAATGTGACAGATTCGGAAGGTGGCACTGTGGAAGGTGCAAATATTTCTATAGGGAACAATGCTGTTATAACAAATGACAATGGGCAAGCTATTATCCAACTTGCAAACGGACAGTATGAATATATTGTTTCCGCTTCGGGATATATCCCCGTAGAAGGAATGTTTGTAGTGTTGAACGGTAGTGTTTCCATTGATGTACAAATGGTTTTAGCTCCTTATACGGTCACTTTCCATGTGACGGACGAAAAGGGAGGGGTTGTTCCTTATGCAAATGTAATGATGGATAACAGAACCACCACTACCAATTTGCAAGGTGTGGCTTCTTTGCTCGCAAGGAATGGGAACTATCCCTACACTATTGAAAAGTTGGGATATGATGAGTATTCCGGCAGTGTAGTTGTGGATGGTAGAGATAAAGAAGTATATCCTGAATTGGAATTTAAGGTATGGACGATTACTGTCATTGTAAAGGATAAGGAAAATCAGCTTATACCGAATGCCATTGTAAAGGTGAACAATGGAGAATATCTTACGAACCAGCATGGAGAGGCGGAAATACCACTTGTAAATGGTGAATATCCTGTAACAATCGAAAAGACAGGGTATGATACTTTACAGGGGGAAATTAAGGTCAACAACCAGAATGCGGACGTTACCTTTGAGATGGATTTCTTTTTATACAATGTGGAATTTAATATTTCGCAGGTAAATCAGGGGAATCCGGCAGAAGGAGCTACAATCAAAATAGAAGGACAGCCGGGAGTATTGAATGTAAACGGTTCTGGACAAGCTACTATAAAATTAAAGAGTGGAAATTACAGCTACACCGTGCAGAAAAAGGGATATGATGATTTGACCGGATCGTTCAACGTAGAAGGACAGGATACATTTATTCAAAGAACCCTTGTATTGAAACATTATAATGTGGTTATCACTGTTCTTGACAGTGATAACAGTAGTCCGGTACAAGGAGCAGCAGTAAATATCAATGGTTCTCCTTATCCTACAAATGAAAGAGGGCAAGCTGTTGTAAGCCTTCAAAACGGGACATATCCTTATACCGTAACAAAGTCGGGATATTATGACGGCAGTTCTTCGGTTACTGTTCTTGACAGTGATAACAGTAGTGTAATAAGTTTAAAGGCAAGACTTTACAATGTCATAATGACGGTAAAAAATCCATCGAAAGAACCTATTAAGGGGGCTACAGTGGAGATAAATGCAACGTCTTATCAGACACAGGATAATGGTGAGGTGTCCTTGCAGTTAAAAAATGGTACATATCCGTTTACGGTGGTTGCCAATGGTATGGACGATTATTTAGGCGAGCTGGAAGTTGTAAGTGCAGATATTCCGTCTTTTCCTGTAAATATGGAGTACAAGAAATACGATATTGTATTTACTGTACAGACAGATGAAGGTGTTGCAATTGAAAACGCTAATATTCATATCAACGAAAAGGACTATCAGACTTCGCAGGGTGGTTTGGTAACGGTTCGTCTTTCTGACGGTCAGTATCCTTATACGGTAACGAAGGAAGGTTATGTTCAGACACAAGGTAATGTGGAAGTTTCCGGTAGCAACAAGAACGTATTAGCTCAACTTACCCCTATATCATATAATATTACGTTTGTAGTAAAAGATAACATGGTTTCGCCCAATCTTTTGCAAGGAGTGTCTATTGATATAGAAAATGAGGACAAGACAGTTACCACAAATGCGTCAGGAGAAGCGATAATCAGTCTAAAAGCTGGTAAATATACCGCTTCATTCATGAAGAACAGCTATAAGACTGAAACTCTTTCATTTGAAGTAACTGGAGAGGCTACGTTTACGCAGATATTGAAGAAGATATGGAGTCTTACCTTTAAAGTGACCGCCGCAGGAAAATCAGGCTTAAAAGATGTGACTGTCAGTGTAAGTGGAGCGGCCATATTAAGTGGAAATACTGTAAGTCTTAAAACAAAAGATGATGGAACAACTGATCCTGTGCAGGTAATAAACGGTGCTTATGATTGGAATGCGTCACTCACAGGATATTCGCCGGAAGAAGGAGTGGGAAGTATTCAAGATGCCGATCAGGAGAAAGTGATAGAATTGACTTATGGGTTTGAAACTACATTTACAACTTCACCAGCCACACAAGGCGTTGAAATTACTATTGATGGTAATGATACAATTACAACGGGGCAAGACGGTATAGCAACAATAAATCTTTCCACAGGAACGCATACTTACGCTTATTCAAAAACAGGTTTTTTAAACGGGACAGGAAATGTGCGAATCGAAGGAGCTGAAAAAAGTGTACAGATAACACTTGTTCCTGGAGCGACAGTTACATTCCATACAAAGGTAGGAAATTCTGCTTTGGCGGATGTAAAGATAATTGTAGGGCAAAGTAGCGCAAGGGCACTTCCTGAAACCATTGTAACAAACAGTCAGGGTATCGCGGCAATTGATCTTCCTACAGGGAATTATCAATATCAGATTCCTACTACAAGTACGGATAATCCTAATCTGGTGGAAGTGCCAAGCGGAACATTTAGTGTGGCAACCGCCGCAAGCACCATTGAATTGGATTTAGCTGATTATGTAAAATATAACGTTACTTTTCAGACTGTTCCATTCACACAAGATGTAGCTATAAGTTTTGCCAAGGCAGAATCTCCAGACACACCTGTTGCAAGTGGAGCTACTGCTTCTAACGGCATTCTTACTTTGACTTACAAGAACGGACAGTATATCTATACAGCAAAGAAATCCAGTTATAAAGATGTAACAGGTGAATTTACAATTGCTGGTGGAGATCAGAACATAACGGTTGAGATGCTTCAAATTTCAACGGTTACATTTACTGTAAAAAGTCAAAATGATAGTTCTCCTATTGAGAATGCCATTATCGAAATGACAGATCGAAGCGATTCATCTAACAAATACAAAGGGACGACCAATTCGTCTGGTGTGGCTACTATGACGTTTAATGGCGGAGAGTTTGAGTGGTCACAAGATAGCGATGCGGATTTTTCCGGTTGTCCTGTTTTTCAAGAAGATGAAAAATATCTTGTTCCATCGGAAGGCGTAACAACAGATCAATTAAAGACCCATTTCCCCAATGGTGTAATTGTCTCTCCATTGACAATTGTTCAGGATAAGGATAATAGTAGTGTTACGGAAAGTCTTACCAGAATTTACAACTCAAATAGGATAGATGGCTGGGAAGGAAGTTGGGATGGAACGAAAAAGAACCTTACTTTAACGAGTGTAATCAAGGCATCGACAGCTTCTACAGAGACTTATGTTTTGTTTAATGTGGATGCCGGACTTATAGGGTTTTCGAATGGTTTTTTCCAAATTGGCGCAGAAAAGACAGTGGATTATCACAAGGCTTTGGATTTTGGTTTTAAGGTAAGTGGCGTTTCGTCCAATCTGAAGATAGTTATAACTTATGGCTCGCAAAACGCTCCCTTAACGGTGGAGATGGAAAATGATGTAATTCAAAGATTCCAGCTTTCTGATCTTTTGTTGGATACAAAAACAATAGGTAATTCTACCATTTGGTCAGTGCATGTGCAATCTTTTGACGGAGGTACATTATCCGCAGATGATTTGAAAAATCTGAATATTACATTCTCTTTCTACGGAAAGAAGGTAAAAAGTTCGGATATTCCAGTTAACAAGGTTCTTTATGGAAACTATGATTATACCGTTACCCCACCTTCTCCTTTGGAAGCACAATCAGGCACGTTGAATGTAAATGCACCTGCCATCAACAAAGAAATTTTGATTGCAAATAATGTAAATGTAACATTTAAGGTAACTTCAAAACAGCCTTCACTTATTCGTCCTCAAATAGGTGATTTTGTATATGGTGATAAAACATGGTCAACTGAATTGGACAGTACTAAAACTTGTGTCGGTGTCATTACTGATGTAAGAAGCAAGGATTTTGATTTCATAGGTTTGGAAAATCTGACTTCTGCTTTTTGGACGAATGCATTAGGCATTATTTCTAATGTAGTTACTGAAACAAACACTTCTTTAGCTCTTTGTGATTTTGCAGGTAAGACAAATTCTCAAAGCATCATATTAGCGAAACCAACGGAAAGCACGGCGGCACATCAGTGCGCAGCTTATTCTACAGAAGGATTTGGAGCGGGTTCTTGGTTCTTGCCTTCTTGTGGACAGTGGGGTGTAGCTCAATTAAACAGGGTTAAGATCGAAGCTTCAATAAATACGACAATCGGTTCAGATCCATTGGGTAGTGTTTCATATTGGACTTCAACGCAATACAATTCAAATGATGCTTGGATTTTTGGTTGGGTTAATGGTACAAAAAGAGGAACGATCAAAAGCACTTCATGGTTGACTCGTCCTTTCTGCACCTATGAATACAATCCTGTTCCAAATGGTATATATATTTATGATAAGGATAACAATCGTTACACAAAAGAAGAATGGGCATCATCTGGTAAAGGAACGTCTGATGTATGTGGTATAGGCATTTCAACCGATACTAATTCGTTTATGATATCGACGGATATAAGTGTCGCAGACTACGCTTTTGGAGGACAAGGAACTTTGATCCCTAATGTACCAATGTTAAGTACTGGCGTATCATCCTCAAACTTATATAAAGCAACGCATGGTTTCATTTATACCGACACGATAATATTTCAATTGAGAACTGGCAATGCACCTGCGGCAGAATACGCCAAGACATATATGTTTGGGAATGGACAGAATGGCTATTTACCTTCATTTGGTGAGGTAAATATTTTGTATTCTTACAAAACACAGGTGGAAGAGATTTTGAGTACATTGGGTCTTTCTTTATGGGGGAGCGAATCCATTCAAACATGTACCCAGTATGGAGATTCAAATAACGCAACTCTTTATTGGCTAAATGGAAATTCTCCTCAACCAGGTAAAAGTAACAGTTTTAAAGTTTTGCCTTTTACCCTTCTTCCTTTATCTAACATAGCAATTCCTATTCAGAACGCTCTTGTAAAAATGACATCTGCATCAAACAATTATCAGCAGAACGCAAACAACAATGGAGAAGCTGTTATTTCCGCTGCATTAGGTGTTGATTATGATTATGAGGTCAGTGCTGATGGTTATGTAACGCAGAACGGGAAAGTCGGTGTATTAAATGAAGCGAAAACAATTGAGGTTACTTTGCAGCCTGCAAGCGAGCTTTCTATAGTTGTTCACAGGAACACATTAGACGGGGCAACTGACATTTCCGGCGTACAGGTTGTTGTAACTGAAAATAAGGAAGGAGGATTGCAGGTGGCTTCTGGTACAACTTCACAAAACGGGACAGTCGTTTTATTTGTACCAGACGGAAGCTATAAAGTAACTTTTTCTAAAGATGGATTTGAAAGCAAGGAAGAAACGGTTGAAGTAAACGGGAAAACTGCGCTTAACACCTTCCTTCTACAAATATACAGTGCCATTAATGTTCAGGTAAGGAGAGTTGGACAAATGCAAGGTATGCCAAGTCAAATCCAACTAAAGGACAGTACGGGACTGGAGGTGATTCAGACTAAAAATATAACCACTACCGTAACGTTCACCAACGTTCCTTATGGACAGTACATTTTATATGTTCCAGAAGGGGATTTTTCAAAAGAGACTTCACAAAGTGTTACTGTGAACAGTGAAGGAATGCAGGTGCAAGTAAGCCTTACCCCACTGTACATGGTGCAAGTAAAAGTAAATCCTACTGGCGGTAATGTGGAATTTACAGATTCGGAAGGACAGAAGCATGTAGGTTTGGCAGGCCCAGCAACATATACGGCACGGTTTGACAGAATCCCCGCAGGAAATTATCAGGTTAAAATTACATCTTCCGGTTTCAGTGATTTTTCAACGACAGGAAGTATAGAAAATGTTTGGCAGGAAAGTGTGAATCTGGAATACACCCTAACTAAACCGAACAAGTTGGTGCAGATAACAAGTAACCAATCCTCTTACCAATTAGATACATCATACAAATACGTTTCTCTTTTGATAGTTGGGAGGGGAGGTGAAAAATTTGAGTATTGGTCATCCTGGGATGAATTTGCATTGATGGGTGGAACAACTGGACAAATTGTGTATATTCCTAATATATTGATGTCGGATATTTCAAATGGTCAAATAAATAAAATTACATTTAGTGGTGACCCAAATGTAGGAGCTTGGACGGATGGGACGGAGTATTCCATAAAATTAGGAATGACAACTTATGAATACAAAGCCTATAATGGAAATGGTAGTGCTTACAATGACGCTGATTATCTCATGCCACAAGGAAGTAGATTGGGCAATTATTCTGTATATAACGCAAAAAGTTCCGGTGGTTTTACTGCCCACATGAGAGGCACATTTTATTGTAGTGGAAGCTATGGAAGTCAAAACGCAAAAGAAGAAAGTGCTTCCAATTTAGGACCAAGAATACAACCGGATGGAGCGCCGGGCGGAGATGGCAGATATGGATATAAAAGTTCTTATGAAAATACTGTTTTGAGAGAAGTGACTAAACCTATTCAATCCTCAGTTGTTATTCCTGTCCAATCTATTTTTGGAGGCACAAGTAAAGGTGAACAGGGATATCTGAACACTCTATCTGGACAAAGAACTGGTGCGTCTTCATGGGGAGGTGCGGGCTATGGCGGCTCTTATTTTACTTCTCCAGACGGAGGTAAAACAAGAATTGCTGGGTATGGCTCTGGACAAGAATGTTCTCCGGCAGATGATGATGCGGGGAATGTTACAAAACCAGGAGAAGGTATATTTTGTATATACTACCACAACGAACCTATTCAATAAACTAAAGGGAGAGTTTTAATTGCTCTCCTTTTTTTGCTTTGATTATAAAAGAAGCGCAAGTTTATTATGTTTGTTCGGAAAAGATTATCTTTGTGATAAGTATATACTTTGTTTTTAAACGTTTAAAAAATCATTGCAATGGATATAATCAAAAGAACAGTAACAGCTAATTCCAATAAGCTGATAACTACTAATGGTGAAGCTGCACCTTCTTTAATCAGTAGTGCATGGAACTTATCTGATATTAACGAAGATATTGTTCTGACCGATCAAAACGGACAAGAAGTTCCGTTTATAATCGTCCCTCTTTCAAAAGGAACAATTAAAGTAATCTTGACAGGTGGAATGGAATATACCATTTCAGAAGCGGAAGTGAGTGCAAATTTGGGGTCACCTCTTATGTACATGGTTCAGAAGATTTTGAAAGAAGGGACAACGGCAACCAATCTTAGTATAGGTTTTTAAGGAAAGGAATTGACAATGAATTTAATAGGAAATATTAATGCAATTCCTTTTAGGAGATTTAGGGGAGGGGGTGGAGCCACCCCACCTTTCCCATCTATTCCTGGTATGATTGCAAGATATTCCGCTTCCGGTCTTACTAATGAGCAGATGAAAGAAAATCCTGTGTGGGTAGATAAGACAGGTAATGGACATGACTTGCAAATGAAAAACTTCTCTTGGAAGGGGATGTCCGGGGTTGGAGGGTATGGCGATGAAAATCACCAAACATTCTATAAATTCACATTAGATGATTATGTCTTTATAGCTACCCCACCTGGTGTTAAGCACATGAATTTTACGTTTAGGGTAACGGGGTTACAGCCTGGAAATAAATTAACATTAGCTTTTTTTGGAACAATGAATACTGTCTACGGTACATGGAACAAAGATGGCATATATACTGTTGATGCTGATATTGTTGAGGCAGGGAAACTAACATACTTTTATAACGGATATAGCGCAACCAGAGGAGAGTTTACGATTGAAATTCTTCCTCTCTACCCCGGCGCACTCGTCTTTGACGGAGTAGACGATTATGGTGTCTGTGATAACTTCCCTATTCTGACTAAGGAAAAGGGATATACGGTTGTGGTGTTGAGACAGTGGATTGAAGAAAAAAATGATTCAACGGCATTGGTTTCTAACTGTAAAAATTGGAATCAGGATGGTGCATTTTTGTTTGAGTATAACAATTTAAGAATCAATTTTCTTAATGTGGCAATTTCTTTTGGGCACGTGTCTTCTGTTGATAGGGGAAAGTCCCCATTTTCCTATCAAACATCTAAACTATATAATGGTAAAAATATAAAACCTGGGAGTTTTATAGGAAGTAATGAATTGGTAGTTGGGAAGGGAATCAAAGATTTCCCAACCGTTTCTAATGCTGCCATTTGGGAAATAGTTATTCTCGATCATGATGCCACCGAAGAAGAACTGACCAAGATCAAAGACTACTTCGTTAAAACTTATCCCTGGCTCTTTCCCGACCAGGCATGGACAGTGGTAGGCAAAACCAACGAGGACGAAGATCGTGCTACTATTGCCAACATTACGGGCAATGGTAATGATCTTGTCTGTCTAAATTTGGGTTTTATTGAAGGGAGCGGGTACAATGAAGAAGGTGAATATGCTGGCTATCTGGTTACTGATGGGGTGGATGATAAGATAACTTCGTCTATATTTGAAATGGGTAATGATTGGACTGTAATAGGAGATTGGGAGCTTATAAATACAGGGAAAAATGACAATGCTGGTATTGTAAAATTTGATAGTATAGTCATTTATAATTATAATTATAATTCAATACTCATTAATATAAAAAATGGTAGAAATATTTTGATTCCCGATCAAAATACCGTTAATGCAATTTGTTCTGATGGCAGGATTTATTCAAAAGACTGGAAAGAATCTATTTATAATGAAGAAACGGAATCTACCAGTAAAAATCTCTTAACTATAGGATATTCAGGTAACATTTATACTAAAATTGCTTTCAAAAACTTAGCGATTTATCCTACAGTCCTCTCCAAAGACGACTGTATCAAAGCATATAACTATTTACAAACTTTAAAAGCAAAATAATATGAAATACGCAATAGTAGATTTATTATGGGCAAAATCACATGGGATTGAAATACTGCCCGAAATGAGAACAAGTATAGATCAGAGTAAAGTTATTTTACATGAAGAAATGTTAGTACCTTTCGAAGATGAATCATTTCCAAGATATTCATTTAGTGATCCAACTTTTATTGAATTGTTAAATAGTGAAGAGTGGAATAGTACAGAAGAAGAACCTGTAATTAATAGAGACTTTAGTCGTATCTTAGCTTTGAATGTTCTTAATGAAGAGATTACTAAAGAAATCAATACATATGATCTTACTCAGGGTGAAGCATTACAAGTTAAAGATCATTATCCAGAATGGGTTGCAGGTATCACTGTTAAAGTAGGAGAAAGATATTTATCTGATAATGTTCTTTGGGAATGTATCCAGGGACACACCACACAAGATAATTGGAAACCTTCTATGGCTACTGCAAGCTTGTGGAAAGTAGTAGATGAAGAACACAAAGGTACTATAGATGATCCTATTGTTTACATTCCACCTATGGAAATATTCAAAGACAAATACTATATCCAAAATGGTATAAAATATAAATGTACAAGAAATAGTGAACAACCTCTTACACATGATTTATCAGCCCTTGTTGGATTGTATGTAGAGAAAGTTTAATTATCAATAAGTTAAGGATGTCACAGGAAATTTACAATAAAACCGTGTTCAAACGGTTCTTTGAAGAAAATGATCCTGCTGTAATGGAATGGGCGGAGAATGTACTTGAAAAAGTATCTTCTCCCGGCATTCTTCCTACTTTTATAAAGAAGGACGGAGAGGATTTTAAGGCGTATTGGGAAACAGTCTGTCATATCTTTGCGCTTGTTGTCTTGTATGCAAAGCAATATAACGAGATTGATACGAACAAGATTCTGTTTGAACTTTTTATTGAAAACAGAGGACTTGTGACAGATGAAGTGGACACACTCGAACAGATGAAATATCTGTTCAACAATTATGTGAAGGAATATAGAAAAAGAGGAACACTTGATATTGTAAACAAGGAAGGCGCGATACTTGGGGAGCTTCTCCGTCTTATTAGATATAAGACGGAGGATGAGTTTATATTTGCCCTTTTGATGTCTCGTGATACTGGATGGACAATGGGACATAGCTCTCCTACATGGAACAGGACGGACACGGTTCTGAATGTTACAAAAGGGTATGAGACAACGGAAAGTGTAAAAGATTTGAATGCCTATCCACTTGTGAACCCTACAGGTGTTGTTATTGTGGATGATATAGACAACAATGGCACTCCTATACAGGCAATGACTTTCGTTGGGAATGCTTTGGTGGGTATTTCTTCTGAAATTGACAAAACGAAGCTCCTTCCTATTTCCGAGAATCTTACTTATCAGATTTCTTTCAAAGTAAAGGTTTCTTCGACAAGTAACCAAAATTTGAAATTCGGTGTGGAAGCGTTTAACGAAGCCGTTCAACCTATGATATGTAAGGAATCTTACGGAAGTGTGGATAGCAATAATTTTGTTTCAGGCAGCAAAGGAATCCTGGAACTTCCTGTAGCCGGAGTGTATTATGAATGCCGGGCAATTCTATCAAGAAAGAATAGAGCATACGCGAAGCAGTTAGAGCTTAATTTCCCGAAAGGGAGAGGGCTTCAAATGAAGGACGGGATGAAATTCTTGTCATTAAGTCTTACCCAAGACAGGTCAAAATCTTCTGTTCCCGTATATATTTATGATATAAAGATAAAACCACTTTTTCTCCCATTTTACCAAGGGAATTTAGGAGAAAAGGACGTGATAGTAGCCTATTATCTTAACAATTCCCTTACAAGCGAGGAAGGAGTAAAAGGATTTGCAGAAGATTACCTTGTTGCTTACAAAAACATAATGGGCAGCGAGGACATTCAACCTTTGAAAGAAAAGAATGTCATTTTCAAAGTATTGTCGGATAGGGGAGCTTACATAGAAGGAGCTTCCATTTCCATTTTAGACAAACGCCTTGTGACGGACAGAAACGGGGAAGCATCTATTGTACTTTATCCTGGTGATTATTCTATTGATGTGGAGAAGTCTTTGTTCATGAATATAGAAGATAGATTGTTTCAGGTATTGGAAGACGATGAAGAAACGCAGGTGGAATATATTCAAATGCAAGGAGATGTGTATGAAAGAAAAGTCACGTTCGTTGTAAGGGACGAAAATGAAAGACCTATAAAAAATGCCCTTGTTGCTTTTAATGGTGAATTTAAATATACGGATTCTTCTGGTAATGCCATATTTATGGCTTTTCCTGGTTTATACCCTTATACTGTAAGCAAGACGGATTATTATACCATAAGTAAGAACATCAATGTACAAGACGATCAATCCGAACCTGTAACACTTATATTGATACCAAGATATACGGTTACATTTACGGTGACAAATTCATCTACTGGTGCAGTGGAAGGTGCAAATGTGACACTTACCGCAAAGGACAGACTGGCAACAGAGGATACTGTCGCTTATTCGGAAAGCAAAAGAACGGGCACGAATGGGAAAGTGACATTCACGAATATATTGGGAGGTGGTTACACTTATCTTGTTGAAAAGCAAAACTGGATTCCTGTAAACGGTGATGTTGCTGTGGACAGCAATAAGGATATACAAGTGAATTTCAATCCTATGCCTACTTATGACATGACGTTTACTGTGAATGACTACAACACTTTTACAGGGGAGAAAAAGCCTTTAAATGGGGCTACTGTGAAATTTGCTGGTTTGACAAAACAGACTTCTAACAATGGACAGGCTGTTTTTGAAGGAGTGTTGGGTGGAAAATATTCTTATGATGTGTTTTACGACAACAATCATCAACGGGTATATGTGGAAAACTATGAGTTTTATAATAATTCGAATCTTACGATAGACTTGAAACAGCTTACCTATAAGACTACTATCAAGGTGTATGGCGCAGGAGGAACAGTCGTTGAAGGTGCGAAAGTGAAAGTAAACGATAAGGATTTTGTGCAGGAAGATTCTTCTGGTGTTGTGTTGGAACTTCCCAATGGACAATACACTGTCATAGCATCCTATGAGGAATATGAGGACAGGGAACAGCAGTTTACTGTGAACGGAGCTGCACAGGTGGTGAGCATTTATATGGATCAAACCTTGTATGATCTTACATTTGTTGTAACAGAGGATAACGGTATCATTTCCAATGGCACAAGAATAACACTTAATCAAGGGGGAGCGGGAGAACAGACAGGTCTGACGAATAACGGGAAAATCAAATTCTCCGTTCCGAGAATGCGTTATGGTTGGGTGGCTTCGAAGCAATATTTCAGTGATCAGACGGGCGTTGTGCAACCAAATGACCTTCCAAAAACAGTGAATGTTGCGATGCCAAGAAAAGAAACGAGAGTGCAGTTCTATGTTTATAATTCCGATACAGGACTTCCAGTTTCAGGAGCTTCTGTAAAACCCGAAGGACTTAGCACGCAGAATACAGGGTCGGACGGTACAACGACCTTTACGATGCAGATGGGAAAGACTTACAAATATGAGGTTTCCGTTTATGACTATCAGCCTACGGAAGGCTCTGTCACAGTCAATCAGGAAACAATGCCACAACAAAGGGTGGGTGTTTCCAATAAGACTTACAGCGCCCATATTACAGTGAAATCCCGAAATGGATATAACATTAATCGGGCTTACGTGACTTATGGAGGAAAGAGCGGGTACACCAACTCACAAGGACAGCTTACACTTACCGGAATACAATCAGGGTTATATAATGCCACTTGTACGGCAGACAATTATCAATCCCAAACGAAAAACAATATTGCAATATCGGGAGCTGACACGTATATAGATTTCACTCTTGACTATGAGCTTACGACAACTTATATTTATCTTAGAAAGGAAAATGTATTGCAACCTTATGCTTCCGTGAATATAAGAACTACCGCGCCTGACGGATCGTCTTATTACAGTGGTACAGATCAGACAAATGGAAGCGGTAGGATAACGGTTTCTTCTCCTTCTGGAGGTTATGTGTATGCTTCCGCTACGGATTCGGAATGTGTAGGGACAGGGGATGAATCAACGAACGCAGGAGGGAGCAGTATTTACCTTTATCTTTGGAAAGCTCTTATCGTTTCTTATAGTGGGTCGCCACAAACACCTTCTGTGTCAAGTGGTGTTTATGAGATAATAGGAAGCGAAGTAAGAGTGCAGGGAGGAAGCAGGAACACAAGCAACCCTTCTACTGTGTATGCCAATTTCAGAAATCACACAAGAGCTACAGCCATTAAACAGTGGCCCGTGTCATTTTCCATACAAGGAAGTACCGGAACTTATAATATAGACGCAGCCGGAGGTAATCATTCTGCCTTTAGAGGATGCACAATTCTTTCATCGATTGCAATAAACACAATTCCTTCTATTTCAGGGGGTGTTATCTGTTGGTTTAGAGATTGCACAAGTCTTAGGTCTATTCCTTCCGGGTTGTTTACTAAAATGACAGGCAATTCTGCTGCCGGCGCATTTTGGGGTAGTGGCGTGACAAGCCTTCCGAGTGGACAACTTGTTCCTACTTCATGCATTTATCATTCTTCTATGTTCAGAAGTTGCAAAAATTTGACTTCATGTGTTGGTAATGGTACTTTTGGAAAGGGAGGTGGCACAGAAGATTTCCATGCTGTATTTTATGAATGCACAGCTTTGAAAAATACAGGAGGTCAATCAGCTACAACTTCTCCATTTAGCAATTCAACGAATGCACAGTATATGCAATATACATTTCAAGGCTGCACAGCCATAACCGAACTTCCAGTATTATGGTTCAGATATTGTACAAACATTGTTTCTTTTGTTGGTTGCTTTGTTGGTTGCACAAGTCTTGTTGACGGTTGGTCTACTGCTATGTTCTCTTACTCTTCGAAGGCAACAAACATGCAGTCATTGTTTGAGAATTGTACTTATTTGTCTATTCCTTATGGGCAGGGACTTCCGTCAAGTGTAACGAATACTTCAAGAATGTTTGCTAATTGCAAGAACTTGTCTGACATATCTTCTTTTGATATGAAGAATGGAAAGTTGCAGAATGCAGAAAGTATGTTTGAGAACACGGGCGTGAAACAAATTCCCGCTAAGTTCTTCAATGACCTTACAACACTCACTAACCTTAGGAGATGCTTTGCAGGATGCACGTCACTCACTTCTTTTGGCAGAACAGGAAACTATGTAGGGCAACCGGGAACATCTGCACGTCCTGTGAATGTGGATATAGGAAATCAGTTTAACAACACCAATTTTGAAAATATTGACAATAGTTTGAATTGTACCGAAATGTTTTCAGGCTGTTCAAATCTTTCTTTAGGAACAGAACAGACTTATGCAGTTTCTTATACATCTTTTTATGATCGTTCTGTTGCAGGGGTAGGGAAAGTTAATATGGACAGAATGTTTTATGGTTGTTCTAAACTTGGAACCGTCCCTGTTATTCAAATCCTTACAGGATCATCCAATTATGTAAAGATAACGGAATCTGGAAACAATAACGTAACAAGTCATAGTCAGACTTTTACAGGTACGAATTGTGAGGGTGTTCCAAGTGGATGGAAATAGTAAGTCAAAAATAATTAAAATATTGAGTATGAGCAAGTTAAATGTTAGTAGAAATGTTTTTTTAGAGAAAGAAGAACTTTCAAATATGATTTCTTTCTTTGCTACAGCACCGCTTATGAAGGCGGTGCTACAGGCATCTTATTCTTTTGGGATGATTACGAATGACCCATCTAAGATCAATCCTAATACAGTTAACAAACCAGTAGAAGATGAAAATCTTGTAGAACCTTTTAAAGTGGAAACAGGAACAAACTCTGGCACTATTAAGGTACTTCCTGGGATGGCTCTTACCAGTGCCGGGAACTTTATAGATATCAATGTAGAAGATAATATTCTTGTACCGAACGACAGCAATTTCTATTGGGTGAAGATTGCTTACAAAACAAGAAATTACGAAAAGGGATATGTAAGCGTAAACTCACAAGGTATCGTTTCTGGTTCTGTGGATTTTACAGGTAAGGTAAGAGGTCAATCTTCATCAACCCCTGTCTCTATTCGGTTTGAAAAACAAGACGGTTCTGTTCCTTTGAATAATGGCGTTTATCAGATTGTGAATATAATAGACAATCAGAATTTACTTCTTACGTCCGCTACTACATTCACTCCTGAATCCAATTTGAGAGTAATTGTACTTGGTACACTTCCTATAGGTGGTGTGTTGACTTCCGAGCAACGAAACGGTTTATACACTTATGACGATTATACCATTTCTTTAGTACCGGAAGTTAGCATGAGCACTCCGCCGGGAAAAGAACCGGACGAGTATTATATTGCACGTGTTCAAAATTCTGGCGGTTCTGTGTCTGTTTACAATGAGGTAAAAAGTGAATACTGGTCGCTTGGGAATATATTTATGTCAACTTCTAAAAGTTAAGGCTTATGTTACGGTTTTATTATACGGTCAGTTCAGGATATAACAGTCCGCAGTCCAAAGTTTCAGATTCGTTGGGTGGATATAAATCTTCCACTCTTGTGCCTAATGATGTATTTGGCAATTTATTTGATGAAATAAGCCTTAATTTGGCTTCAAATCCTCATAGCCAATACGTTGCTCTTGTTTTGAAAAATGAGGGCACAGAAACGCTTAAAAATGTCGAATTATGGTTTTCTTCTGTAACGGATAACCCCTACGGAACAATCACAGTAGGAGCTATAGGGATGGGAAAGGATGAAGAAGAAAATCCGGTTACTTCGCGCACATCTTCCATAAACGAAAAGCCTTATTGGATTCAGTTCCATGAAGCAAAAGAGGAAGAACCGGTATCGCTTGGCGATATGGAAGCAGGAAAAGAAATCTGTTTGTGGTTTTGTCGGTCGCTTGATAAGGAAATTATAAAAAGTGACTATGATCTTGTGGCAGAGAGAGATATGAACACGCAGAACCGCTATAAAAAGGTGGAAAAGCAGACAGAGGAAATTTTTAACATTAATTTGCTTTGGGAATAAATACAATAATTGTATTTTTGTCGGTGTAAGGGGAGAGAAATTTCCCCTTCTTTTAACTTCAAAAATATTAAGTTTTTGTATGCAATAATTGCAATTTCGATATGACAAGAAAAGAGGAATTTAAACTGATTTACAGTTATTTACAAGGAAAACTGTCAAGTAACCCAGCTTACGAGTTCCGTCCAAAAAGAAAGGACAGGGAGAAACTGGATGAGTTTTTATCCAACGATAAAGTAGGAAATCTTTGGGAATATCTTACGTTTCAGTTCAACCGGCAGATGTTTGTTCTCAAACTATCCAATCTTCCTGTAGTTCCTCTTATGAATGTCATAGGGAAAACAGCCATAGATAGATGGAGAAAAAGAACAAAAAGGGACATATACTTCACCTCTAAATTTGTGATGGAAAATGAACTTTTTAATCCTATAGAAAGTGAAGAAGGTATTTCAGAAAGTTATCTGGACGAGCAAAGGAAACTCTATTTTGATTCTCCTGAAGGGTATATCCTATGCGATAGCTTCGATGGCTATTTGCTTGATGAAGAAAAATGCAAAGGTTGCAGATATATATTGCTTTGTAAAGAGAAATGGAAAGATAAAAAAGAAACGGCATGTGGGGATTTAAACAAAGAAGAAAAGAATTAGAAGTGAAGATTGTTCCTTGCTTCTATGACACAAAAAGGGCAGAGCTTTTGATTGTAAAGTATGGGTGGTTTGGGAATCCTAAATTCGTAAAGAGCTTTGGTTTTGTCTATCTTTCGGATAGAAGGAGTGAAGAAAGGATAGATTGGGTAATTGAATTGGTAGAGAAGTTTAACAGAATACAAGAAATGCGATATGAAAGAAGAAAGAACAATGTATGATGTGCGTTATGCTCTCACAAAAGGAACTATAAACAAGGTTACTGTAGAGGGTAGTGAATTTAAGAATAAGGATTTGGTAATTGTCAAAGGGGAATGCGTTTTTTCAAAAGTAGGCAGTGATGTTTTCTTTACCGAAGAAGAAGCAAGGAAAAGTGCTAATGAAAGGGTTAGAAAACGGATATTGTCATTGGAAAAACAGATTGAAAGATTGAAAACTTTAAAATTCTGACAATATGGGAAAGCGGAAGCATAAAGCAAGACAGAAATTTCTTGATTCTCTTACAGAGGAAGAGAAAATAAAAAGAGGTATGTGGGGATATTTGCCCACAAAAGACGGAAAGAAAGTCTTATGTAGAGGGGAGACACAATGCTTTTTATTCCTCTGATAACAAAAGAAGAACCTGTAGGCTTTTGGGCTTTTGTACAGGACGGAAAACTTTTGGGTAACTGGTGACATGGGACTGCAAAAGAAAGAAAAATATGAAGCAAGACCTTGTGTCTGTTGTAAGCAGAGCCATTACATCTACAATAGGATGAAGTGGCTCTGTAAGGAATGTGACAAGAAAATAGGGAAAGAAAGGAGAGGTGATCTTAAAACCCTATTCATGGAAATATGGGAAGAAAGAGAACATGTATGCGCGAAATGTGGAAAGCCTTTGGGAGATGAACCGAAAGCCATTTTCTTTTCACACATACGATCACGCGGAGCGAGACCGGACTTGAAAATGGACAAAGATAACATTGAACTTCTTTGCTCCGCTTGTCATAGGTTACATGAATTTGGAGAAAGGGAAATTTTATGAGGAAAGTAATCGCCGTATCAATATTATCTTTGTTTCCGTTACTTGTTTCTGATATTAGAGTTCCTGCTATCAGTGACAAGAAAGAAGCGATGGACAGGGTGGTTTGGGAAAGATTGGTTCATGCTATTTGCATGGTTGAATCAGGTTGTGACGATAGTGCAAGAAATCCTAAAAGTTCAGCTTCCGGCAGGTTTCAAATGTTGAAATTTTATGTGGATGAAGTGAACCGTATTAAAGGAAAGAGAATTTACTCCTATAATGATAGGTTTGATCCTTTAAAGGCAAGAGAGATGTTTGAAATTTACCAACAATATTACAACCCGAATAAGGATATTGATAGGGCGATTATTCTTCATAGAGGAAAGGTTTCGGAGAAATATATCAAGAATGTAAAAGAAAATATGCGTTATGGGAAAGAAGATATTAGATGCTTGTTGTGGTAGCAGGATGTTTTGGTTCGATAAGAAGAATCCGAATGTTTTATTTATGGATAAAAGAACAGAGACGTTATATGCAAAAGATAAGGATAAAATAAGAACAATAGAAGTTAAACCTGATATTGTTGGTGACTTTACTAATATGCCTTTTGAGAATGAATCTTTTTATATGGTAGTGTTTGATCCGCCACATTTAAAGACACTTGGAGAGATGTCTTGGATGGCTAAGAAATATGGCAAACTTCCTGATGATTGGCAACCCTTAATAAGAAAAGGTTTTGAAGAATGTATGCGTGTTTTAAAAGTAAATGGTATATTGGTTTTCAAATGGAATGAATCTGAAATATCTGCAAAAGATGTACTAAAAGTAATTCCGTATAAGCCTTTATTTGGACACACAACAGGAAGACAAAGCAAAACAATATGGATGTGCTTTATGAAGATTGATAACTAAATTTTTTGATACCATGAAAGTATGTTGGACGGAAGAAGGAAACTACTTCGAAGGGGAAGTGATTGATTCCTACCCTGTGGAAGATGGGACGATGTTAGTGGTAGAAGCAGAGAACAATCACAAAAGGTTTGTTCTTAGAGAATGGAACACATTAATTGAAATAGGCGAAGATGGAAATGCGATTGAATAAAAACATGGAATTGCTTCTTGCTTCTATTTCCGAATTGCTTGGGGATATGAAAATGAACATTTTCAAAGAGAAGCTGGAAAAGGTGATTGCTCTTCCAAGTGACACAAGTGTAGCGGATTTTATAGAAGAATACATAAAATGGAGCGAAAAGAACTATTTCAAGAAAGAGAGACTGTTTGTCTTTTCAAACGGGAAACTGGCACTTATAAGGATATATATAGTCTCTGCTGAAATGAAATATACGGATGAGGGGATACCGGAAATAATCATAAATGAAATGCCGGATGCTGTCAATTTGAAGGACAACCCCTATAAAAATATCCATATACGATATGAAAACGAGGATGATTGTTCTCGTGATTTCGATAGACTGAAATTAGTTTTAAACTGATAGAGTATGGAAATATTAACAAAAAATTTGAATCTTACAGGGATGACAGAGTATTTCAATCAACATTTCTCGAAAAGAAATGGCAAGAAATTCACTCTGTGGGATATTAGAGCTTATAGCACGACAGGGAATGTTCCTGCTTATATAGGTGGAGGAAATCTGTATATCGATCCATGTGTACCGGAAGGAGGAAATGTAAGACTTTGGCAGCTTGTAAGAGATACAAATAGACAAAAATTTAGAAGATGAAAACAAAAGTGTATGTTAGCTTGCCTATAACAGGGCATGATTTGGAAGAAACAAAGAAATATGCAAATCAAGTCAAGAAATGGCTTGAAGAGAAGGGATATGAAGCGATAACACCTTTTGATGCTTGTAGTGAACCGGATAAACCCTATTCCTATTACATGGGAGAGAGCGTTAAGGCTCTTTTAGAGTGCGATGCCGTTTATTTTGTTTTTGATTGGGCAGCATCAAAAGGTTGCATGGCAGAGTTTGAGATAGCAAGAGTTTACGGGAAACAAATAATGATGTAACTATATACCAGTTTACAGAAATATTTAAAGTTGTAGATTTTAAATAGGAAATTTCAAATATTCTATTTATATTTGCGCCATGTATTTGGTAGAACAACATATTATTTCTGTAAACGATAAGAGATACAAAGATTTAGATCGAATTTGTTTCTTGTCTAAGAACTTGTATAATGCTGCTTTATATACAATAAAGCAAGAGTTTCTTAGTACGGGAAAGTGGATAAGATATACTGATCTTGATAGTATGTTTAGAAAACAGGATAATATAGACTATAGAGCAATGAGTGCAAATTCTTCTCAACAAGTTCTTATGGCTTTAGATAAGAACCTAAAATCTTATTTCTCTGCTATCAAGTCTTGGAAACGGGATAATAAAAAGTTTACCGGTTGCCCAAAGTTTCCAAGATACAAACACAAAACAAAAGGTAGAAATGTATTTTCTTATTCTTATGCGCAATTTAAGCATAGAGGAAACTTCATTTTCTTTCCAAAGAAAGAAGGATTATCACCTTTGAAAACGAATTGCAAAGAAGGTTCTGTAAAACAAATTCGGCTTGTCCCTAAAGCAGATTGTTATACTATAGAAGTTGTTTATGAATCTTCTGTAAAAGAACAGCTTCCCGACAACAATAGGATCATGTCTATTGATTTGGGTGTAAACAATTTAGCTTCTATTGTAACTAATACAAACAGTAAACCTGTTTTGATTGATGGAAGGAAATTAAAATCCATCAATCAGTATTATAATAAGAAAAGATCGAAAATTCAACAACAATTAAAAAAGGTAAATGGAAAAGAAAATTCAAGACGGTTAATGTCTCTTACAAGAAAGAGGAACAACAAAGTAAAGGATTATCTTCACAAGGCAAGCAAAGAAATAATCAACACTTGTTTGGAAGATAATGTAACAACATTGATAGTCGGACATAATGACGGATGGAAACAAGAATCCAATCTTGGGAAAAGAAACAATCAGAATTTTGTCTCAATTCCTTTCGATATGTTCATATCAATGTTAAGGTATAAATCAGAAAGACAAGGACTAAGATTTGTTGAAGTAAACGAATCTCATACGTCAAAATGCAGTTCTTTTGATTTAGAATCTGTGGAGCATCATGATACTTACGTTGGCAAAAGAATTAAGAGAGGACTTTTCAGAACCAAAGATGGAATCTTACTTAATGCAGATATCAACGGAAGTTATAACATCATGAGAAAAGTAAAAGGGGATGCAGTAATGCCACCCTATACAGGATTTGGGTATAATCCAGTTAAGAAATTTATTAACTAATATGTGTTAGTATAAACTAATACATAGTTACCTGATGTAGAGATGAAAAGTTCAAGTAAATATATAATATGCTATGACTGCGAAACTTCTGGTTTACCTTCCGCAGAAAAGCCTGCTTTTGATACTATAGCATTAATAGAATTGGCCTTTGTGGTAATAGACATGGAAAAGTTGGAAGTTTGCGAAGAATTGTCTATGATATTTCCGCGTGACTACAAAGAAGGTCTTATCTATTCTTCGGAAGCGGAAGCGGTGCATGGGATAACGGAAACAATCCAAAAGGAAAAGGCTATACCTCTAAAGGATATATTCAAGAAATGTCAGGCACTTTTTAAGAAGTACAAGAATCCCAGACAAATGTGTACATTATGTGGACACAACATAGTAGGGTTTGATAATGCCTTTTTGGAGAACTTCTTCAAGTTCATGGGGGATGATTTAAAGAAGTATGTAAAGTTTTCCATTGACACTATGCAAATGGCACACATGTCATATCCTGAATTGGAAAACTATCAGCTTCATACCGTTTGCGAAAAAGAAGGTATTGATTTGGTGAATGCGCATCGCGCAGGTGATGATACCTATGCTAATGCGCTTTTGATGATCAATTTTGTAAAAAAGTTAAGGGGAGAAGGCGTGTCTGACAGTGGAACTTCATCTGCACGAAATCCTTTCCGAGAAAAATTTGCTTTGTAAAAATGGCAGTCATATACAATTCAAAGGGCGGAATACTTACCGAACTACAATCAAAAAGGTTGTTTACAACGGTGGACGACATTATAGACCGGCTTCCTTCCACTACTGTGCGATCCTTGTTTTCTGGTGGAAGCAGAAAGGATTTGGACAAAATGCTGGACACTATAATCAACCAGACCGAGTATGCCATGAATTTTGGACGTTCGCTTGACACGGAAAAGCTGGGGTATGTGGACAATCTGTTTGCTTCAATGGATGAAAATCTAAGGATTCTGTCTTTTAATTATTTCAAGGCGACAGTCCTTTCCAATTTCAATATGGGATGGCGAAACTTGGAATGGGGGAATCTTACACAGTTATTTCCCTGGAGCAGCTATTTGTGTTCGCGAAGTAGTGGAAAGTGCGTTTCTCCTGATACTTTGATAGTTATGGCAGATGGTTTGCTAAAAAAAGTCCAGGATATAAGGGTAGGTGATAAGGTGATGGGACAAGATTTGAAATCTCGCAATGTCTTGGAACTGCACCACGGAGAAACCTATATGTACGAAGTAAGACAGAAAGGTGGAGATAGCTATATAGTAAGCGAAGGACACATCCTTTGTCTTGCTGACGGCACTTATATTCCTGTTGAAATCGCCGAAATGAAACAAAGGAGAGGTGCTAAATATGAAGGTTATAAAGTTTCAAGGGATGGAAAATTCAAGAAAACGGAAATCTTTATAACCTTACTGGATGAAGGTGAGTATTACGGTTTTGCTTGTGACGGAGATCATAAGTTCTTGCTTGCTGACGGTACAGTAACGCACAATAGCTTCGAGTGGTGCTACGCATTCCCTTTATGGAGGTTATACTCCTATACACGTCCTATGCTGTATGGAGGGGATACGACAGACAACAAGAACCGGAAAGAAACTGCTATGATCACAAATACAATGACACTTGCAAAAGTGCATGTGAATAAGATCATAGAGGAAATATCCACCAATGATATATTAAAAGAAAAACTTGATCCGAACGGTAAGGCTAAACTTGGAGAGACGGCAATAGAAGGTGAAAATGGTGCAATTCTTCATGTTCGTGGTAAGGATGGGTTTATTCGTGGTTTGCACGTTGGAGCAGCAATCATAGATGATATGCCGGACGAAAGTTCTCTTTACAGCGATGAGCAAAGAGAAAAGCTAAAGGAAACATTTAGAGGGACTATTACTCCTATTGTTGAGCCTTACGGATATCTGATTGTGTCCGGTACGCCTTACTCCACCGCTCCTAACGAATTGTACAATGTCATTAAGGGAGATAAGCGTTTTTATCTGTTTGAATATCCTATCATATTCCCAGATGGACGACCTCTTGCTCCTGACAGGTATATGTTTGAAGATATAAAAAGGAAAAGGACAGAGCTTGGTTCTATTGTGTTTGCACGAGAATATCTTGTGATTCCTATTTCGGACAACTCAACCATTTTCCCATATGAATATCTTAGAAGGGCAACTACCGGTATGGATAAGGTTTCTTTTGCGGACAGCATAGAGTTCTATCCATTCGAGCTTCAAAGGGTAGTAGTGGGGTGTGACTTTGCTGTTTCCGGTAATATTGGCGCTGACTATACCGTCTATTCCGTATGGGGTGTTGATTTTTCTGGCAATTATTATCTGATAAACTATTTTCGTGCAAAAGGCATGTCCCACAATGAGCAGGTGGACAAGATTGTTCTTTTCAATCGTCTGTATAAGCCTGACAAGATCGTGTGCGAGGCTAACGGATTCCAAGGGATATTGTCGGCACTTGCAAGAGAAAGAGGGCTTACTAATATCGAACAATTTACCACTATGGAAGGGAATAAGAAAGATTTATACACTGGACTTCCGTCTTTGTCTGCCATGTTTGAAAGAGGACAGATAAAAGTTCCTTATAAGGAGGGCGAGACAAGAGAAAAAGTGGAGATGATGTTCAGTGAGTTTGCTTCTATTACCTTCAGAAGCGATAAGGGAAAACTGGAAGCAAGTTCAGGACACGATGATATTTGCCTTTCGTCATTTTTTTGTATAAATACCTTACGAGAAGAAGGTGAAAGCAGTGGTTTTAGTATCAATTTAGTTTAAAATTTTGGTATCGTGAATAAACTGAATCCTGGTTTTATGTCCGAAATATTTAAATTGATGTTTTCGGATGAAGTCATAATGTGTATAGCTTCGGAGCATCTGAAATATGAATTGATCCCTAAAGAATGGTCTGGATACAAATTCATACTAAGAGAAGCTGTCGAACAATATAGAGAAAAAGGGAAACTTCCCGCGCTTGGTGCTATCTGTCAAAAATTTTCTGATAATGACTTTGTATTGGATGCTGCAAAGGAAATAAAGAAAGCCAATCTGATAGACAGAGAAATAGCAATAGACCAACTTCAATCGTTTGTGAAAGAGACGGAGTTCGAACTTCTTTCCAAAAGGGTACATGACCTTTACGAAGAAGGAAAGAAGGAAGAAGCTATCCGTGTGAACGCGGAAGAATCGCAAAGGATTGTGGAGATGTCTTTTCGTTCCAAATCAGGGGGTTTTCAGTCTGTTTTTGGGGGTTTTCAGCAGCGTATGATTGAAAGACGCATGGATGCTGCTACAATAACGGAAAAGCCAGTAAAAATTCCTTTCGGGATTGACAGGCTGGACGATGTATCTTTCGGTGGTATGGAAATAGGTGATACAACGCTTTGGATTGCTCGCAGCGGCACGGGAAAAACGACCGTGTTAAAATGGCACGGCTATTCTGCTGCCCTTAGAGGTGTCCCGGTTCTTCATATTCAATTGGAAGGTGGTGTTAAAGCCTGTATGCAGATATATGATCAGCTTTGGTCAAACCAGTCCTATTCCAATATCAAGTCAGGCAACATTGATCCCAACGATAAGAAAAAGATCGAAAAGGCGATTGAAGAAATTAAAGAAGCCGGTTCAGATATAGAGGTGTATGGTTTTAAGAAGTTCGGACAGGCTTCTATGAGCGATGTAAGGCAGCTATGCTACGACTATTTCAATACACACGGGCGTTTCCCGGGATTGGTCATTTTGGACTCATTGGACTTGGTAAAGACCGGCATTTCCAAAAAGATAGACAGTGATCCCGATCATAAGAAAGAAAAGCTACAGACTTGCGCACAGCTTCTAAAGAACCTTGCCGACGAGATTGAAGCTCCTATTATCACAGCAACACAAACAAGTGATATGCCTTTTGAAGTATGGAACAATCCTGACAAAGTAATAGACCGTTCCTATACAGAAGGGGACAAAACGCTTGTAAAACCTTTTTCCTTTGTGTTCACGCTAAATATGACAATAGAGGAAAAGGCAAATGCAACAGCACGTATCTATGTGGATAAATTGCGTGATTACAAGGAAAGTCAAGAAGTGATAACGATTGCCACCAATTATAACAAGCGCAGGTTCTATCACAGGGGACGGACAATGGAGATGTACAACCAAATATCTGAAAGGAAGGAAGCGAAAAAGACGGCAAGGAAGAAAAAGTCTGATGAGCAAAAAATGGAAAGCGTTTAAAAGAGGATAACCTAAAATTTAGTGACGTGATACGGATTGACGAAGAAGAAGTAAAGGCTGCGTTCGGACTTAGAATATTCGGTTCGCAAGGATGGCTTTCAAATAAAGGAATGCCCTGTCCCTATTGTGGAAAGGAAAAGAAATGGGGTGTCAAGATAGATGTGCACGGGGGAGTTTTCCATTGCTGGAAATGTCAGACAAAAGCATCTTTCAAGGATTTTCTTGAAAAGGTAGGAAGAAAAGACCTTATACGGATGGAATATCAAAACTCTATAAGCACGAAACTTACTCCTTTGAAAGATGAGAAAGAGGAAAACAAGGAAGAAGAACTTCCTGTTCCGAAACTTCCTTTCCGTCTTAAAAGAATAGTATCAGACAGTTATCTTGATGGAAGGGGGTTTAAGAAATACCATTACGATCTTTTTGAACCTTCTGAAACAAATTCCGTTCTTGAAAAGAACTTGCGAAATTATATCATTTTCAAAATGAAGATGGATGGTAAGCTGGTAGGATGGCTCGGAAGGAGCAGGTATTCTAAAGAATGGCATAAAAAGGATTTGGAAAGGGCAAAGGAAACAGGAAGTAAGCCTCACTTAAGATACGAAAACAGCATAGGAACGAACTTCACGAAGATACTGGGAGGCTTTGATGAGCTTTCTTCTTCGGTCAAAGATGTTATCATAGTGGAAGGGTTGTTTGACAAGGTAGGAATAGACAATCTTTTGCAGCTTTGGGATTGCAACAGTTTGAAATGTGTTTTTACGTTTGGAAACAGTATAAGCAGAGAACAGATTTCCTACTTGGAAAGGAAAGGTATTAAGAATGTGATCCTTATGTATGATGATGCAACTGTGGAAGAATCGAAAAGCGCAGGACTTATGTTGGGAAAGAAATTCAACACAAAGATAGCCTATCTTTATAAATCGGGTATTGATCCTGGTGATATGGATATGGATTATTTAGATGATGTGTTGAATAATCTCTATGATCCTATTAATTTTTATGTGTCTAAAATCAAGAAGTTGTGGTAGTAAGGATTAACTTTGTCAAAAATCATATCATCATGGAAAAAAGCAGAGAATTGTCAATAGACGAATATTTGAAGGTGCTTCAATTGGAATACCTTACAAACAAAGTAAGAAGACTTATTTTTGATCGTCCTGAATTTGTCAAGATGGCTTCTGATATAGCAGAGTTCAAAAGGGAAAGGATAGAGCTCCTTTCCAAACGTCATTTTAAATCTTCTATTTTTATGTCAACGGAAGAGTTTATGAATTTCTATGAGAGCGAGTTCTTGAATCCTTTCGGACTTCCCAATTTCCAGTATAGTAATGATGAGAAAAAGCGCGCTTCGCAGTGGTATTGGGATGTTGTTCATTTGCTTGACAAAGGGCAGGTAGTTATCTATAAAGACAGCGAATATCCTATATTAGGCAATAATATGAAAGATCGGATGATTTGCATTCAAGTAAACAAGAAAAGAAAAAATGTAAGTTATTCAGAAATCAAAATACAGAAACTTGTAATGTGTTTTGATGGTAAATTATTATAAATCAATAAATTATTTCGAACTATGAATTTTAAAGAGTATGAAGCTCACGCAGCTTCAACAGCTTGCTACGCAAAAGAGGTAGCTATTCCGTATGTGATAACGGGACTTACCAATGAACTGGCAGAAGTCTATGAGAAAGTAGATTGCGCAGCCGAAGCAAAGGAAATTGTAAAGGAAATGGGAGATGTCCTTTGGTATGTTGCCATGATAAGACAGGAACTTGATTTGCCGGAATTGGAATTTCCCGAAATCATTTTAAAACTGAATGACGAGGATGTTTATCGTTTAAGTCCTTCTTATTTGCTACAACAAGTAGGCATTATCAACGGGCATGTAAAGAAATTCTTCCGGGATGATGATTATAAGGCAGGGTTTACAGAAAAAAGAAAAGAACCATGTCATAAGGCTTTGAAAGAAATCTTACAAGGGTTGCAGAACCTTGCTGTTTACATTGAAGGAGACAAGGGAGACTGCTCCTTAGTGTCGATTGCAAAGGGAAATGTGGAAAAGTTGGCTAAAAGAAAAGCCGAGAACAAAATACATGGGGACGGTGATAACCGGTAACGATTATGGTACGTGCTGTTACTTTTTTAGGAGCTTCTTGCGTTGGAAAGACATCTGTTTTTAGATCGGTCGAAAAGGATAGGTCGTTTGCCAGATTCGCCAAAATAGGCAGCATATCAAGACAACTTGTAAGGGAAGGAGGTATTTCTCCTTCCTTTAATTCTGTCTCCAATCAAAGGGCGATATTTGACAAGTATCTTGAAGTGCTGCACGGTGAAAACTATATTTCTGATAGAAGCGTTATTGATGTTCATACATTCACAAGGACACTCCCCTATTCGGTTTCGTTAGATAATGAATTAAGACGGCAGTCAGATTTGATAAGTCTTAATGAATACTATCTTCCCGTTATCTTTTATTTTCCTATCTATTGGAATGTTGAAAATGATGGAGAAAGATTGAGTGACGAAAACAGGAGAAGAAAATGGGACAGTGAGATAAGGAAGTTTTTAATAGACAAGAGATTGCCTTATGAAGTAATACCAAACGACACTCCTTTTAATAGGGTAAGGTTCATAAAGGGTGTACTTTCTACAAGAATGAATTTACGTTAAATTCATTGTTAAAATCGGCAAAACTTCAATTATTGCATACAATAGTTGTATATTTGCCGATAGAAAACGAAAAGAAGATAACATGGAGACTTTATTTAATGAGTTGGAAGAATATCTTTCTTCCAATACAATACAATACACTTCTGACAGGGAAAATTATATTGTGTCATTTGACGGGAAGACATACGAGCTTTTTTCTCCAAATGACGATGGGTATTTCTTTGATGAAGATTTTCGGTGGGATAATGAGGCTACCGAATATGACGGTTATATTTTCCGCTTCGGTGGCGTATGGTACACTATAGAGAAAGGACAAGAACGTGACCCTAAGCTGAATCGTGTAAAATGGAGAGGTCAAAGCGAAGTGGCAGGGCTTTCTTCCAATTTTTTGGGTGTACATGGTTCATTTGAACTTCTGAATGGAACAAGTCTATACTCCGATTGGGTAAAGAAAGCCAAATTCCTGAGGATCGAACGTCTTGGTATAGTGGAAAAAGGAACACTGGCAGGAGCATTGAAATTTCAGAATGCTTGCAAATCTGTAGGAATTATCCCTGTGTTTGGGTTGGAAGTCCCTGTAAAAGATGAAAAAAAAGACATTTCGTTCACTTACAAAATCTATGCTAAAAACGAAAAGGGGTGGCAGCATCTTCTTGTCATCAACAAAATAATCAATTGTGATTCTTCCGGGAAATTCATAACTCCCAAGGATATGTCGGAGCATGTGACAGATGTGTTTATCATATTTGACCCGAAAACAATTGATTATACTGATGTTCCTATTCTTTTAAGAAACAAGCATAACGTGTTTTGGCAAGCTGATACAGTGGAATATGCAAAGTTCAACAGAGATACAGAATATCTTACAAACTTTGAAGCCTTTTACAAGTCGAAAATGAAACCTGTAGCACTTTGCGATGCTTTCTATATTGAACCGGAATACTATATTCTAAGGGAAACTGTAAACAAGATAGGAAAGAAGGTTAATCATAAATCCTACAACCAGTATTTTAAGGACGAAGTGACTTACATGGAAGAACTTCTTTCTTTGTTTGGAGATCAGTCTGTAGGGGAAGCCTTTTATTTAAAGGCACGGGAAAATATGGATATGATTGCGGAAAGCTGCAATTTTGAAATTCCTACTGACAGTAGACATCTTCCTCGTTACGAAATGACAAAAGAGGAAAAAGAAAAGTATGAATCCAACGAAGACATGTTTGATTCCCTTATCTATGAAGGTCTGGAGAATAAACCGGAGCTTTTGGAAGACTATTCGGAAGATGTGTTGGTAGAACGGATTGAAAGGGAATCCGATACGATCAAATTTGGAGATGTAGTGGATTATTTTTTGATCTTACGTGATATCGTCAATTGGTGCAAGGGGAACGATATTCTATTAGGTGGAGGAAGAGGTTCGTCAGCAGGATGTTTAATTTCTTACCTTTTTGGTATTGTAAATACAAATGCCTTAAAGTTTAACTTACTTTTTGAAAGATTTTTGAACAAAGGACGTGCCAAAGTATCTCTTCCCGATGTGGACACGGATGTTCCAGGAGAGAAAAGACCATTGGTAAAACGATACATGGAAAATCGTTTTGGAGAAACACAAGTTTGTTCTGTGGGTACATATACTACCTTGCAGATAAAACAAGCTATAAACGACGTAGGAAAGATTTATGGAGCTTCCATTCCTACTCTTAGAAGAATCTCCAAAATGATAGAAGATGTGAAGACGGAGGAAGATTTTCTAAGACTTGCTCATAGAAAAGAAGAAATAGCGCAATTCATGAATAAATATCCTGAAATGATGAATGTTGTTTTCCTTCTTCTTGGACAACAAAAGGCAGCTTCTATTCATGCTTGTGCTATGATGATTTTTCCAAAGGAAAAGACAATGTACGAGTGGTGTCCTGTAAGAAAGGTGGACAATCTTGTTGTTAGCGAATGGGAAGGCGGAGAAATGGATGAGGCAGGTTTTCTGAAAGAAGATATCTTAGGAATCGAGCAGCTTGATAAATTTACCGATATTCTTACCTTGATAGAAAAGAATACTGGAAAGAAGATCAATCTCTATACAGATATAGAATATGATGATCCAGAAGTGTACCGCTATTTTGCAAACGGCTGGCTTAGTGATATATTCCAATTCTCTGCAAAGGGACTTTCTTCTTACACGCAGAAAATGAAGCCTAAAAATATGGATGATGTGATTGCTGCACTTTCCTTGTTTCGTCCAGGTCCAATGGAAAACGGTTTTCACATGGATTATATTGCATTGAAAAATGGAGAAAAAGAACCTGAATATCCTATTGGTGCAGAAGAAATATTGAAAGATACATACGGGCTTCTTACTACACAGGAACAAATCATGAATATTTGCAATCAACTTGCTGATTTTGACTTAGTTACGTGTGACAAAGTACGCAAGGCATTGGGTAAGAAAAAGTTAGATGTTCTTCTCCCGTTAAAGGCAAAGTTCATAGAAGGGTACGTAAGCAAATTCGGAAGCAAAGGTGTAACCAAAGAGAGCGCAGAACATCTTTGGGATCAGATGGAAGAATTTGCTAAGTATTCGTTCAATCGCTGTATTTCAGGTAGTTGCAAGTTTTTAAGGAACGCTTGCTCTAAAAGTAAAAGACAACCAACCATTGAAGAGATGTATTTGATCCGAAACGATATTGAATTTGCGAAAGCAAATAATTGGTTGCCACTTAGAAGTAAATATATGAGATTGGGGTACGGGGAATGTCTTACTATGTGTGAAGATGGTAGAATTAGAACACGTAAGATTAAAGATATTCGATTTGCTGGCGTAAGGCAAACTTATAAAATTACTTTAGAAGAAGGTCGGTATATTTCTGTTACAGATAATCACAAGTTTCCTACTCAAAGGGGAAAGGTAATGTGCAAAGATTTAGTAGTAGGAGAAGATAGTTTATTTGTCCAACTACCGTATGAGAAAACAGACAGCCAGCGATATAATTTTACAAATCTTAGAGGTAAAGACTGGTCTAAAGATCATAGAGAGTTTTTAAATTCTCAAAAAGGTCACATGGGTTTCGTAAAAACAAACGGAGAATCCTCTAAATTTAAAGATTTTAGGTCTGAAAATGGAGGGTGGGGGATTTGTAAAATATGCAAGAAAGAAAGTCGATTAGAGATACATCATGTTGATGGGAATAGACGCAATAATGAAAATGAAAACCTTATTTCTATCTGCGCTTCTTGTCATAAGAAAATTCATTATCGAGAATTTAATAGGACAAGACGAGGGGAGAAAGGCTATCCTTCTAAACTAATGAGAATTGTTAGTATTGAGCCTGATAAGATAGAAAATGTATATGATGTTGAAGTGGACGATCCAAACCATAATTTTTGTACGGAACAAGGTGTTATTACTTGTAATAGTCACGCTGCTGCTTACGCTATCAACGCTTACAATTCCTTGTGGCTGAAAGTACATTATCCATTGGAGTTTTGGTCGGTTGCCTTATCTCGTGCAAGTAAAGATGATTTTCCTCGTTACATTAATGAGATGAATCAAACGGAAGGGATCGAAATCAAGCCTGTCAATATCAACAAATCTGATGTTGGCATCGTAGGTGACAAAAAGAGCAACAGTGTTTATTGGGCGCTCAATGCCACCCAACAAGTCGGAGAAAAGGCACAGGAACAGATTATCAAAGAGAGAAATGAGAATGGAGATTATTTTTCTTTGGAAGAGTTTGTAGACCGTCATTCCTTTAAGGGTTCTTCCGTTAATAAGTCCACTGTTGAAAACCTTATTTATTCAGGTGCTTTTGACGAGATGGACGAAACAAGAGAGTTTTCCAATATCTTCTCTGCAAGGGAATATATGCTTGGGAAATATCGAGAAAAGAACCGTATCAAGATAGATAGGGAAAAGGACGAATACAGCGTTGCTTTCAGCAAAAACAAGATAGGTAAGGATTGGTGGTGGCTTTTGCAACAGAAAAACAAGTCCGGTTTCGCTTTCTTTGATTACAAGAAATTGGCAGAGGAATACCTTCGGCAGAAAGCAAAGACTGCGGAATATTACGATGTGGACGATTTGCAGAACTATGACGGTTCTACCTATAAAATGGCAATGGTAGGAGGATATGTGTTGGAAGTGGAAGAAAAGGAATCAAAAACAGGAGCATTTGCCAGCCTTCTATTTGAAAACAACTATAAATTCCTTCGTGTGGTGATATTCCCTGTCGACTATATGGACAAAGAAGAGTATATCCAAAGTTGCAAGAAGAACATCTTACTGCTTACAGGAAAGGTTTCTTTTGACAGATTTAAAGAGGAATATGTGATACAAGCAAATGGAAACAGTCAATTTATAAAATTGGGAGTGTGATGGAAAAAGAAGAGAAAGAAAAGATTTTATGGGATTGTATTGAAAATCGTGCCGGTGAAAGGGCAAAAGATTTTTCATTTCCGATAGATATTTTTAATGGCATTTTAGATGCAATGGAGCAGTATGCTAATTTAAAGATGAAAGAAAATGAAATTGGTTAGGAATATTGGTGACAAGGCTATAGTCTTGATTTCAAATGACCTTAAAAATGAACTGGATATGGATGCTGTAACTTCTATAGACCATTCCAACCTGTACGGGGAGATAGCTACAAGTTCAGTCTTGTTGAACAAAGTAGGACTTCTTCGTGCGCAGGCTGAATCCGAATATGAAGCCGCCAAGTTGGAATTTTCTGTACACAAAGCACAGCTTTCTACAGAGATAAGACGGGAATCCATTGTGAATGCCGGAAAGGTCAAAGTGGAAGATATAGGACTTGTGAAACTTACAGAAAGTTCTTTAGAAGATATTCTTACCATCAATCCAGAGCTTAATGCAATGCAAAAGACACTTGTCAAGAAGAAAAAGTATTTGGCGGAAATAGATAGTCTCTATTGGGCGTTGCAGTCGAAAGACCGAAAATTAAACAATTTAGTTCCAAAAGTTACACCGGAAGAGTTTTTGGATAATTTAGTGGAAGGAGAAATAAATACATTCATAATTAAAAAAGAAAAGTAAGGTATCATAGATAGAAAAAAATACAGACTGTTTATATAACATATAAGGATAGGTTGTCAAGAATTTCTTTTGATCTGTTTGAAAAACTTTTCAGGGAGTTTGGTTGTGAGATTATTGTAATAAACAATACAGAAGATAGAGAAACAAATGAATCAGAGATATTTGGAGAAATTATTTCCATGCTTCATTGTTTTGCTATGAAAATGTATTCGAAAAGAAGAAAAAATAAACTTGAAATCGTAAGTAAGGATTTAGAAAATGAGATTAGTCTATAAGTTCAACATAGGGAAGAATGAAGAGATATTGAAGCTGTGCAAGGTTAGTAACAACCTGTATAACCAAGCTTTGTATGTCTTTCGGGAAACATTGAAAAATGAATCCAAATGGCTTTCCTATTTTGAACTTGACAAAATCTTGAAGGATACAAGAAACTTGGATGGAGAAATAAATTACAGATTACTGAAGGCTCAATGTTCTCAACAGGTATTTAAACTACTTGATAAGAATATAAAAAGCTATTACAAATCTGTTCAGGATTATAAGAAATATCCAAATAAGTATAAAGAAAAACCGGGTCTTCCAAGTTATAGGAAAAGAGGTTCCGAGTTTAATATGTATTATACAAATCAAAATTGTAGAATAAGGAATGGTAAAATAATTCTTTCAAAGGAACTTTCGATAAGCATTCCTCAATATGAGAAGTATTCTGATTTGCTTGAAAATTTCAAACAAGTAAGAATATTACCTAATCACATAGGGTATAGAATTGAAGTTATTTATGAGGTGGAAGATATTGAAATCCCTAAAAGTAAGGAAGAGAAAATAGCTTCTATTGATTTAGGTATTGACAATTTGGCGACTATTGTCAGTGAGGATTTTACTATCATTTTTAGTGGTAAATTTGTTAAATCACACAATCAATTATTTAATAAAACACTTGCTAAATTAAATGGCATTAAGGATTTACAAAAGATAAAAGGAATAACGAAACGAATAAAGAAATTATATTATGATAGAGAACAGTACATAGAAGATGTCTTTCATAAGATCAGTAGAAAGATAGTTGATTTGCTTATCGATTCTAAGATAACAAAATTAGTTGTAGGCTATAATAAGGGATGGAAAACTGGAGTAAATATAGGTAAAAAGAATAACCAAAAGTTTGCACAAATCCCTTTTGCGAGATTAGTTAGTTACTTAGAATACAAATGTGAATTAGTTGGTATTGAAATAGTTATTCATGAAGAATCATATACTTCAAAATGTGATTCTCTTGCATTTGAGAAGATAGGAAAACATGATAGCTATTTAGGAAGAAGGAAGAAACGAGGGTTGTTTCAATCTTCGGTAGGAAAGCTCATTAATGCTGATGTAAATGGTGCATTGAACATTATGAGAAAAGTAGTCGGTGATTCCTGTGAATCAATTCGTAGGATAATTGATAGAGGGTTATTGTTTAACCCGGTAAGGATTACGAATGTATTTTGTTAATAAGGTACATTCCGAAACTTATAAAGAAATGTAATAGGTTTTATTGAATTTAATATTTTTCATAACATGAGAATTAAATTAACAGAAAATTATTTTATCGAACAAAGTACGAAAGCACCACATTTATGGGATTTGTACCGTAAAAGAACAGCAAAAGAAACTGGAAAGTAAGTGGCAGAGAAAGTGCCTTATTTTGAAATTCTTTCAAAAGAAGGAGAGGTTGCCACATTCGAAGAATTTGTAAGAGAATTTGAGAGCAAACAAAAGGAAATTATTTCAGAGTTTCTAAAGCAAGCAAAATAAGTATCAACATTTTAAAAACATTAGAGTTATGAAATTTGACAGATCGAAGTTTAAGAAACAATCAGTAGAAGATTTGGATTCAGAAGTAAAACAGGCAGAAAAGACAATGCGAAAGGGTGGTAAATCTTATACCGGATTTGCTACCGTCCAAAAAGGAAAGAATACATTCCGTGTGGCTCCTTCAATGGGTAAAGCCTATGTCGCTTGCAAAATGTCAAAGCTCCGCGTGGAAGTTCCTACTTATGATGAGAACGGTAATGTGACAGGAAAGGAAGTGAAAGACAAGAACATTTTTTGCGCGGACGTACATGGACGCAACCTTCTTAAAGGGAAAGACCCTATCGTCCTTTATTGCGACTATGTGAGAAAGAAAGCATCCGAAGAATATCAAGATGATACGGAAAGACGCAAGTACCTCAATCCTATCATGGGTTACAAGAAAGGCAACAAGTTTGTATGGGGTATCAATCCTACGCTGGCTTATGTTTGCTATGTGTATCAAGGGAACAAAGATTTTGCCCGTTTGCAGCTTTATGGAACATGGATGAACCGTATAAAGGAAATTTCTGTAGAACAATCTGATGATGATACGGTTTCATTCGACATTTTCTCACAGATGGAAGGTGCTTATCCCCTTGTAATCACGATGGGGGAAGATGATAAAGGCAAAAAGACTTATTCTTTATCTGCCGGCATACCGAAGAAAGGTCAGTCATGGGATGAGTTTTTTGAAGAAACTGCTATCCCGGACGAAGACATGGAATATTTCTTGAATGAAGTTCCTTCACTTGAAGAAATTTACAAAGATTCTTACAGAGCAAAGGATTTTGAAATGGCTTTGGATGGATTGAAACGCTTCGATGAAGAAAATAATTATGATATCTTTTCCGATGATGAGTTCTTGAATGAAATTGAAGAAATGGCAGCAATGCTTCCAGAAGATGAGAGCAAGGAAACTACATCTGATGAAAACGAAGATAACGAAGAAGCTGACAAAAAGAAAACTGTAGCAAAGAAACCGGCAAAGGAAGAAGACGAGCAAGAAAAACCTGCGCCTAAGAAACAGGTTGCAAAAGCTCCTGCTGCCGAAAAAGCTGCAAAAGTCGCTTCTCAACCTCCGCTTTCCAAAATGAAAGCCTTTTTGTCGCAATATATTGATGAAGAATATCCTGGCATGGAGATTCCATCCGATCTTACAATTACAGAACTTCGTGAATGGTACGATCTGGCACAAAAGGGAGAAGCGTTGCCTTTCCCGGAAGGTGAAGAAGATGATGCAGAACAGGAATATGAAACTGAATCTGACGATGATCGGGCAAAAGACGAACCGGAAAAGGAAGATAGGGAAGATGAACATCCCGCAGGGGAGGAAGAGGAATCTCCTATTGATGAAGAACAGACGGACAATGACGAAAAGTTATTGGAAGCAAAAAAACGCTTACAAGCTCTAAAAGCCCGAATGAAGAAGAAATAATTTTTCTTTTCGTTTTTCTAATATATCAATCCGAAAGGGAATGGAGAACTTTGTGTTCTCCCCCTTTCCTAACAATTTCGATCATGAACAGCAAATATTTAGCTATAATTTCAACGGACCATCATCTTACTGCCGATAATGCTACTATTATAAAAGATATTCTTTTGGAAGAACTTGACTTGGCAGAAAAGAAAAAGATACAAACCCATATATGGTTGGGTGATGTTTTTGATAATAGGGTGTCACAAAGAGAAGTATGTCTTTCCACATTGAATGATGTCCTGGAAGAATACGACAAACGCGGACACCATGTGATCTGTATTCCCGGCAACCATGACAAAACATCCTACACAAGCAAGAAATCGTTTCTTACTCCTTTTAAATATCATCCGTCTTTTACTTTGGTAGAAGAATTGGACGGAATGCAAGTAGAAGGTGTGTATTGTTTTTTTCTTCCGTTTTTTACAGATGATATTCTTTTGGATGAACTGGAAGAAATAGGGGATAAAAGAAAGAAGAATATCCTCTTTGGACATTTTGCGGTCACAGGAAGCAAGAACATGGACGGATCGGAAGTGTCCAACCTTTTAAAACCTTCCATGTTCCAGATGTTCAAAAAAGTGTACTTGGGACACTATCACAACTACCAACGGGTAGGAGAGAATATCTATCATTTAGGAAGTGTCCAACAAAACAACTTCGGGGAAGATGAAAAGAAGGGTTTCTGGCTTTTGGATTCGGATTTGAATGTAGACCTTGTTTCTTCTACAAAAGGACAAGTATTTAAGAAACTGGAAATTGATTTGGGGGAAACTCCCCACAAACAGGCGGTGTCACTTATCAAGAAATTCAAAAAGGAGAACCCTACTGCCCGTGTAAGGGTGGAAGTCTGGGGAGAACAATCTTCACTCGATGCCTTTGATAAGGATGCCTTTACAAAAGAAGGCATAGATATTAAGAAAAAGTTCAAGGAAGTGGAAGAAAAACATTCTATGTTGACAGAAGTAAAAACACTTGACAAAAAGGACATAGAAGAAAGATTTTCCGCTTTTTGTAAGGAAAACGAATATGACGAAAAAGAAGGAAAAGAAATTTTAGACAAGTTGATGTATGGCGAAGAAAAAGGAAACTAAGAAAGCGGAAGAAGCAGTAACTGGGGAAGTGCAGCAACCTAAAGAAGAAAAGAAACCGAACCGTCTTGGTGATCTTATAAGCCGGATTGAAAGTAGGTTTGGAAAGGAAGCCATAGCGGGAAAGAAGCAAGATATAGAGTTCGTACATTCTGGTTCTTTTCTGTTAGACGAGATACTTGGTGGAGGATGGGCGAAAGGACGCATAGTGGAGGCTTACGGAGGCTTTTCTTCCGGTAAGACAAGCATAGCTTTCCATCTTGCTACCGAAATCCAAAAACAAGGAATGGCGGTAGGGTATCTTGATACAGAAAATGCAGTTGATCCGAAATACATGGGAGCTATCGGTGTAGACCTTTCTCCTGACAAATTCATTCTTTCTCAACCTTCCACAGCAGAGGAAACACTGGAAATAGCAAAGGAAATGTGCAATGAACCTTCTATCGGATTGGTGGTGATTGATTCCATTGCAGGACTTGTCCCGACCGCTCTTTTGAACGGGGAAGCCGGAGATGCTCACATAGGACTTACAGCAAGGCTTTTAAGCTCACAGGTAAATATCTTGAAAAACATCTGCAAGCAAACAGGGTGCATTCTATTCTGCATCAATCAGATTAGATCAAACATAGGCGGATATGGCAATGCCACTACTACTCCAGGAGGATTTGCAATACCTTTTTATGCAAGTCAGAGAGTTGAGCTTGCCCGTGTAGGTTCTGATAAGGAAGGTGAAGTGTCCGTTGCAAACAAAGTGAAGATCACATGCAGGAAAAACAAAGTTGCTCCACCTATGAAAACTTGTAATATTGTTATCCGTTTTGGTGTAGGTATTGACAAGGTGATGGAAATGCTTAACATGGGATTGGACTTGGGTGTGCTCACAAAGAAAGGAACGTACATCTATTATGGGGAAGAAAAGATAGGATTCGGATTCCCTGCTGCAAGAAAAAAGCTGATCAAAGAAATGGAACTTTTTGACAAGATCAAAAAAGATGTTCTTTCAGAGTTCAGAAAGAAAGAAGTAACATTTGAAAACAAGGGGGTGGAAGATGAAACCGGTCAAGATTGAAGCAACAAATTTTGTGTCATTCGAGCATTTTGAATACACATTCCAAGATGGGGTAACTGCACTTGTGGGATTGAATAAAACAGACGACAATCAAGGTAGTAACGGTAGTGGTAAAGCGTTGACGATGGATTCCGATATTCTTACCCCTAATGGGTTTGTAAAAATGAGGAATATCAAAGTAGGAGACATTATCCTTCATCCTTCCGGTGCTTATCAAGTAGTAAGGGCAATTCCGTTCCATGATACAGATATTGCATACAAGATTACTTTTTCTGACGGTACGGAAGTAAAATGCAATAAAGAGCATTTATGGAAAGTGAGAACAAACCAAAGCGAAGAATGGTCTGTAATTTCGCTTGGCAAGATCATGGAAAGAAGCAAAGATGAAGAAGTGTTTTTTGAAGTTCCCGGTTGCTTTGGCAGACCGTCTAAAAAAATGGTTTCTTTTACCTGTATGGGTGCGGAAGAGCAACAATGTATTACCGTTTCGGGAGAGGACGGAATGTTTATCACGAACAACTACACGCCTACTCACAATTCTTCTATGCAACAGGCAGTTTATTTTGCCATAACAGGTAACAACTACCGGAGCAGTATTGACAAGAAACTGATTCGAAACGGTGAGAAGGAAGCAAAAGTATTACTTGATATAGAATGTCCCATAAGGAAAGAAACTCTCCATATTGAGCGCATTTTGCCCTTAAAAGGAAGTAGCCGCCTTAATGTGTCGTTGAATGGAGAACAGGTCAGTCTTGCTACTGTAAAAGACGGCAACAACTATATCCTTTCATGGATGGGTATTTCACCGGAAGATTTGAAAAGCTATTTTCTTATCTGTAAAGAATATTACAAGTCGTTCTTTAAAAGTTCCAATACGGACAAATTGGCTCTCATAAGTCGTTTTATCAATTATGACTTCTTGGATGGCAGTAAGGATATTATACAAAAGGAACTGGACGAAATTTCATCTAAGAAATCAGTTATCCAAAGCAAAAGAGATCGTGCGGAAGGGAGTGTAGAAGCATTGCGGCAAATGATAGAGGATGCCGTTAATTTCGACTTCGAAGCGGATCGAAAGGAAAGGATCGAAAGGGTGGAAAGTAAAATCAAGTCTTTAAAAGAAGATATTGATTCTGCTAAATACAATATTGACTACAACAAGAAAAATATTGACAAAGGAAAGAAAACACTTGAAGTCTTGGAAGAAGAACTTCGAGAAGCCGAAGAAAAGAAAAAGAAACTTCCTTCTACTAAGGAAATAGAAGATGTGATTGAATCCGTCAAAAAAGAACTTGGAAAAGCCAAAGAAGATCAGAATGAGATTTTGGAAACAAAAGAAGAGCTTTTGAAAATCCATGACGAACTGAAAGTGTCTCTTCGGAAAGTTCTTGTAAACCTTTCTGGGACGATTACATGCCCGAAATGCAAGCACAAATTCCTCACATTACAGGATACCACACTTGAAAAGGAAGAAAAGAAAAAGGAGAAAATAGGGAAACAGGAAAAGGAAGTTGTCGGAGAGATAACATCTTTGGATGAATCCCTAAAGGAATACGAAGACCTTATTTCTTCTTTCATTCAAGTGAAAAACGAACAGGAGGATGAACTTGACAAAATCCGGGAAGCAGGAAAAGAAATTTCATCTGCTGTCTATAAGATCACAAGCGAAATAGAATCTCAAAAGTCCAATATTTCCATTCTTGAAAAGAGAAATGAAGGACTTTTGGAGAGCATAGCTTCCTATAAAGAGGATGTGAAACGTTTGGAAAAGCAGATAAAAGAAATCGAGAAGGAAGCGCCTTCTTCTATTGACACATCCTCACAGGAAAAGCAGATAGAGGAAATGACGGCCACCATTACAGGATATGACAAGGAAATGTCGGAATTGGAAAACGAAATGTTCCGTAAGAAGGAATGGATAGGAAGGTTCAAATCATTCAAGATGTATCTTGCCCTTGAACAGTTAAAGAATATTCAGCTTCGGGCAAACAATATCCTGAAAGCAGAAAACAGCGATCTTAGGATTGTTATAGAAGGATTCAAGACAAAGGCAGACGGAGATATAAAAGAAGAGATAACGCCTTATGTTGTTAGGGACGAGGCGGAAAACTTCTGGTATTACAGTGGCGGAGAGCGTGCAAGGGTGGAAATTGCTCTGATTATAGCCATACAAGGAATGATAAACGAGACGAACAAATGGGGAGGATTGCAATTCCTATCCATTGATGAAATCACAGAAGGACTATCGAAAGAAAGCCTATATGACGTGATAGAAGCATTGGAGTTCATTCAGTTTCCTATACTTGTTACAACTCATATTTCGAATGAAAACGCTTCATGTAAAACACTCAAAATAATTAAGGAGAACGGCATAAGCCGTGTAGAGAAATGAGCAAAGAAACAGAATTGAAATTTTACATAGGGATAGATAATGGTGTGACCGGTTCTATAGGCATAGTAGGGAAAGAACTGACCTATTATGAGTTCATGGAAACGCCTGTCACATTCGGGCAGGATTACACAAAAGCAAAGAAGAATGTGTCAAGGGTGAACGTAACGGCACTTGCCGAAATAATTTCTGCGTTGAAAGAATACGGACTATGCGTGGCCGTCTTGGAACGTCCTATGAAAAATCCGGCAAGATTTGATGCCACATGTTCCGCTATGCGGGCTTTGGAAGCAGAACTTACCGTATTGGAGCTTTATGATGTTCCTTATATGTTTATAGATTCCAAAGAGTGGCAAAAAGAAATGCTACCTAAAGGGATTGCAGGAACTAAAGAATTGAAAAAGGCGTCTCTTGATATAGGGAAAAGGTTGTTCCCGGAAATCAAGGACAAACACCCTGATAGAGACGGAATTTTGATAGCGGAATACGCAAGAAGGAAATGCCTTCTCTAAACAATTGGCAGAAGGAAAGCGAGAAAATGTAAGAATATATTTTGACATGTAAGAATAAACTATTACATTTGCCACATCAAAAAGTAACAAACAAAAACTATAAGACAATGGCTAATCAGAAGTATTTTAACATTTTTGTACTTTCTTTCCTTGATAGGATTGAAGGGATTGAACACGATTTGAGCTACTTGAAAAAGAGTGCAAAAGACATTAATAGCATTGAATCAGTGGAAGAAGCACTTCATATTTTGAAAGATAAAATAAAACAATTGCAACATGATAATAATTTTTTGCGAGAACGATAATTGCTCCCGAAAAGGAGTAAGGTCACCAATTGCGAATCCTAAGTATGTGTTTCGTGACGGGAAACTTATTCCTATGAACATTCCAGTTTGTCCTGAATGCGGAAAACAAATGTTTTATGAGGAAGAAAAGAGCACAGAAATGCCTAATCTTTCAATAGGCGAGTTTAAAATGATGCCTGATTCTGACAAGAAAAAGGTGTTGAAGGAAAGGTCTAAGGCACTTTCTAAAAAGGACAACAGCGAAGACAAGATACGTCACTACAAGGAAAAAGCAATCAGAAACATGTTGAACGTAAAGATATAAGGAAAGATGGAAAATCTATTGTATAAAAACGTAAAGTATATCCATAGGGTAACAAAAAGGAATACTCTTGTGATAATCAATACAAAGGGAGAAATAGAAAGATGTTTATCTCTTACAAATTTTAAAGGGAAATCAAGAGACTTTTTTATGAATGAAGCAGAAGGATACGATGTTACCAGTACAGTAAACAAAACAAATCTTTCCTCCTATTCGGAGGCTACCGTAGAAAAGTTTGTAGAAGAAAGCGATCATATATCTATAGCCTTCGGGCATGACAATTTTATTCTATTTAGAAATGTATTGAAACCTCATGAACGCAGCATCTGATTGTATTCTTGACAAAGTAGTGGGAAAGATGCTTGTTCTTCCTACCGGCGAAGAAGTTGAAGTGAGGTCTGTTAATGTTGGACGGGATTACCGAAGTATAGAGATAGGTATTCTGAAAAACGGGAAACAGAAGACTATTAGAATGGGGATTACAGGATTTTTAAAAACAGCAATTTTAAAAGAGAAAGAGAAATGAAAAAGAACGTGTTATTGGTTGCTTGTCTTTCTGTCTGTCTTTCTATAGGGTTGGGAGGCTGCAAAACCCGTGTTTCCTCAAAAACGGATTATACCTTTACCCTAAAGGATTCTTTAGTTTGGGAAAGGGAGATGGCGGATAGCCTTGTAAAAGTTCCCTACTCTATCGTCAATATGGTAGTCAACCCTTCGAAAATGGAAGATGGGGAGAAGAAAGAAACAAGCAAAGGGCAAGCCAACCTTTCCATAGAAAAGAAAGGAGACACCATTTTCATAGAAGCATCTTGCGATAGCCTTGAACTGGTAGTAAAAAGCCTTAGAGAAAGGTTGTCAAAAGTATCGCATGAAAACGGAACATTGAAAGAACAAGTGAAAGCTGTTCCTAATAAGACGCTTTATCTTTTGGGAGGGATCGCGATAGGAGCTTTCACTATTCTTATAGCACTATTTATATTACTCAAAACAACTAAAAATATTTAAGAATATGGCGAAATTAACAAAAGTAGACAAAGATATAATAATAATAATAAAACATTTTGCTGGGAAGGCAGATACTTTATTGCAAAACCAATTAATCAAAATCGGAGAAGCCTTACAGAAAGCAATAGATATGATGCTGCCCGACTTAATGAAAGATTTTCTCAATTGTTATCCTACAACAATAGCTCGTTTATGTGTTAGACAAATTGCTGCGGTTACATTTCTGGCTCCAGAAGAAGATTCTTTTATTTTTAGGTATCAATCTATTCCGCTAAAAGGAACGGGAATCCCATTCTTGTTTGAAAAGGATTATATCAAAATACTTAGAGTTAGATTCGAGCAAGAAATAGTGGTTTGGCGAGAAGAAGTGATCCGTCTTATAAAATTGGTAAGAGAAACTAAAAACCGTACAGCATGTGCATTGGAAAACATCAATACAGAAAAACAGCTAAAAGATAACTTTCCAGAAGCATATAAAATATTAATGCGAGAAAGGGACAACGTTACAACGGAGAATAAATGTGATACAATAGAGAATACAAGAGCTTTCTTATCAAACATCAAATAAAAAGGAAATATGCTTATACACCAGAAAGAACTGGAAGAAAAAATTGTAGAAGCCAATCGGCTTTACAGAGAAGGGAATCCTATCATGTCTGACAAGGAGTATGACAGTATGAAGGAAGGATTGGAAAAGTATTTCCCGGACAGCGATATTCTAAAAAAGTCTATCGTTGAAGAAAGTGTAAAAGGGGATCGTATGGAGAAACTTCCTTATCCTATGTTTTCTTTGGAAAAGGTCAAGACGGTGGACGAGATTGTAAGATGGACAAAGGACGTATGGGGATTGTCGTCCAATGACCGTATTGTGATTACCCCTAAATATGATGGTATTTCTTTGCTGGTGGATGAAACAACAAATGATTGCTGGACAAGGGGAGATGGCACGGAAGGACAGAATAGTAGGGATCATTACCGTTATGTAAATCATGGAAATCCTATGAACAAAAAGGGGTGTTTTACTTTTGGAGAAGCAATTATCCCTATCGGCATGTTCTTGAAAAACGTAAAACCTCTTGGATATAAGAGTGCAAGGAATGCCGTTGCCGGCGCATTCAATGCAGATGATTTCAACGCACAGGTTCTTGGCAATACTGCCTATATAAGATATGGCATTATGGATTCCGACAGGGATAAGTCTATGCAGCTTGCAGAGCTTTACAATGACTACGATCCTTATGCTACGCAGTATTGGGTGACTTCTGCCGGCGTGTTCGATGATGAGAAAACAGCCCTCACCTATCTAAACGATTTGTTTGAATCAATCAAGAATTTTAAATGTGACGGTCTTGTAATCGAAGTTGATAACAAAACAAAACGAGAAGAATTGGGACGGTTGCCTAATGGGAATCCGCGTTACGCTATTGCTTATAAGAATCCTGATTGGCAAGAACGATACACGACAAAAGTTCAAAAAATCGAATGGAGCGTTTCAAAAGACGGCAAAGCAAAACCTGTAATTGTATTCAGTCCGGTGGAATTTGACGGAGCGACTGTTTCACGATGCACCGGATATAACGCTAAATATATTACGGACAATCATATTTCACCAAATGCTTATATTGTCGTATCAAGAAGCGGAGATGTTATCCCTAAACATTTGGAAACGGTCAGTTACAGTGTGGAACTTTTTCGTGAAATGTGCGATGGTATGATGATTTGTCCTTCTTGCGGAGAACCATTGAGATGGGATGCAAATCTAACCGACCTTGTTTGTGTGAACCCGAATTGTGATGAAAAGGCGGTCAAGCAACTTGTCTATTTCTTTGCTACACTGGGTACGGAAGAAATGCAGGAAGCAACCGTAAGAAAGCTCTATAAAGGCGGACTTTTGTCTGTTGAAAATATCGTGAATGCAACAGAAAAGGAACTCGAAAAAATCGAAGGAATAGGAAAGAGCCTTTCTAAAAAGTTACGAAAGCAATTTGATTCCTATGTAGACGATGGAGTTCCTTTTGCAAGAATTTTGACTGCCTATAATGTGTTTGGTGGCGTAATAGGAGAAAAGACCTGTCAAATGATTTTCAACAGTCTATCCAAAGATCAGATAGACTATATGTTCGAAAACGGAGAAGTCCCTTTAAAAGACTTGCTTTCTATTGATGGTATCGCCGAAACTACAGCAAAGGCTTTTAACGATGGATTAAAGTTGTTCTTTTATCTTTGTAGTGGTACGCCTGTTTCTATTTCTTTTATCCAAGAAGAAACGGTAGAAAACGACAATCCCGAATCAGTTTGTTTTACGGGATTCAGAAACAAACAGTGGGAAGAACGTCTTGTAAAAGAAGGGCACAAAGTTGTTTCCGGCGTATCTAAAAATACCACAATCCTTGTAACAAAAGACAAAGAAAGTTCTTCATCCAAAGTGAAGAAAGCAAAGGATTTGAACATCCCTATTTTGACACCGGAAGAATTTGAAATCAAAATAGGATGGAAAGAGATATAGAAGATTGGATTAACGACTTTGAAAGTGACGAAGATTTTGATCCTAACGACGATGATCAGTTTGAGTAAACATATTAAAAACAATAAGTTATGGAAGAAAAAGAAATTGTAAGAAAATCAGTGCTTATCCCTAACAAATGGTTAAAAGAACTTCTTGATTTTTTAGGGATAGAAGAAGATCGGTATCTTGCTTGGATGCTGTTTCCTCATGTAAAGAACAAGAAATTAGGATTCATCTTTAGTGAAGATCGAATAAAAGAAATAATAAGAAATATCTATCATCCTACCGAAGAAGAATTAAAGCAAGAGGATAAATGGGAAAAGGAATTGATAGAAGAAGCAGGCTATTCAAAAATGGATTTTTGGAAAGAGGCGATGATGATGTATCCGTTACATCAGTTTGCATATTGGAAGAACGCTCTCGACCCTTTGAAACTTGGTAAAATGATGGCTAATTTGCATAAAATTTCGAAAGAACTGAACAAACCGTTGGATTCTCCAGAAGTTTTAACAGAATACCAAAAACATTTTGAAGGTATTGAGGATAATGTGACAATTGCATTCTATCAACCTATTTATTTCCCAGTAGATTCAATATACGGCTCTACTGATCCTATTATCTTACCTGATAATTTTGAAGTGACAAAAGAAGAGAAGAAGGAAGAAGAAAAGGATGAATAAGATTTACAAGGAGATAGCCTTCAACTTCACAAAAGCATTGAATAAATTGGAGCTAAGGACAAGTGCCAGAAGTTTCATCTCCATGCGTAAAGCGGAGAAGGTTATCTCCCTACTTTTTGAGATTATATTCGACAAACTGGAAAGAGACGGAAAAGTAAACATAAGAGGATTTTGCATTATCAAGAAAATCAAATGCAGAGACGGAAAGCATTATTTTGAATTTATAGACAAAAGAAAGAAATGAACACGAATTTTGAAACCAAATTTGGATGTGGTAAAGCTGCAACAGTAGAATGGTACACACCACCTTATATTATTGAAGCATTGGGAAATGATTTTGATCTTGACCCTGCTGCTCCCAAAAAAAGAATGGTACACTGCAAGAAAGTGTTTTACCAAAGAAGATGATGGATTAGTTCAAGATTGGAAAGGGTTTGTATTTTTAAATCCACCCTATTCCAATCCTGCGATGAGACTTTTTATAAAAAAGTTATCTGAACATGGGGAAGGAATAGCTTTGATCTACTCAAAGGTAGGGAACGCAATGTTTCACAATTATGTATTTGACAAGGCAACATCTATTTATTTTCTTAGGAAAAGAATAAAATTTATTGATATAGATGGTAAGGAAGGCAAAAGTCCTAATGCAAATAACTGCCTTATTGCTTATGGAGAGAAAGGAGATGAAATTCTAAAGAATCTAAAGCTACCAGGTAAATATATAAAGCTCAACTGATTATGTATTATTACAGAGAAAAGGACTATTGGTATTTTGGTGCTTTGGAAAAATCAGTTTACAAGAACCTTAAACTGATTTCCTCCTTTAAACGCAACGTTACCAATAAGGAAATATACATAAAATCCGATCCAGCAAAAGATTTCCTTTTAAAAGAGTTTGTTTCCGACAATGAAATAGAAGAAGACAATCCTCTATCAATAGTTCGTCCCGGCTGCAAAGCCGAAATAAAGCCTTACAAGGAACTTTTATCCCGAAAGGATATAGAACTATTGATAGACAATCTTCCTCTTTTAAAAAAGCCGAGAAGCTATCAAATGGACTATCTATATTACGCAGTCAATCACGGAAATCATATAAATGGCTCTTCAGTGGGGACAGGCAAAAGTCTATGTTCTGTTCTCTATGCTGAAATGCTTGATCTTTTTCCTTGTATGGTAGTCTGTCCGGCTTCTGTAAAATCCGGTTGGTTGAGAGAGTGGAAAGAAACGAACCCAGATAGACGGGTATCTGTCATTTCCACGTCTTCTCCGCCGGAAGATTTTGAAGCGGACGTGATAGTGATAAACTATGACATACTTGGGAAAAGGGTCACAAAAGAAAACGGTAAAACATCTCTTGAAATAAGATTAGATGGAATGAAAAAGAAATCATTCTCCCTTGTGATAGCAGACGAAATCCATTTTCTCAAAAACAGAAAGTCCATCAGAAGCAAGTCTTTCAAGAAACTGGCGCATAAAGTTCCTTCCGTGATAGGGCTTACAGGAACACTTATCATGAACCGTCCGGCAGAGCTTCTAAATATCCTGATGTTAATAGAAAGGATAAAGGAAATTGCACCGGACGACCAGTATCATCATTATTTTTTTGAAAGGTACTGCAATATGAAGGAAACGAACTTTGGTATGGACATATCAGGAGCTTCCAATATCAAGGAACTGAATCGTCTCTTGAAAGAATGCTGTTATTTCCAGGTAAGTAAAAGGGATGCGCTGAAAGAACTTCCTCCTATTTCGGAAAATGTTGTGGAATGCGAGATCACAAATAAAAGAGCCTATAAAAAGGCAAAGGGCGATCTTTTGCAGTTCATTGAAGATAAGTTTAAGGACGAAGAAAAGGTTGAAAAAGCTGCAAGGGCAGAGTTCCTTGTAAAACTTTCGACATTAAAGCAATTATCCTTAGAAGGTAAAGAAAAGTTTATAAAAAAATGGGTGGAAGAGTGGATGGAAGCAAACGAAGAAGAGAAACTTTTGGTATTCGCTTCGCAATCCACAATCCTTACAAAGATAGCCGAAGAGTTTAAGGAAGGGCTTCTTATTACAGGGGGCACTACCACAAAGAAAAGAGATGAAATTTTGCAAAAGTTTTTCTCACAAAAGGAAAGTAGGGTGCTTTTTGCGAATATAGGCTGTCTTGGTACTGGTGTGGACGGGCTTCAAAAGGTTTGTTCCAATATGGCTATCTTAGAACTTCCACCGCGTCCGAGCGACCTTGTGCAAGTTATAGGAAGATTGGAAAGAAGCGGACAGAAAAATCCGGTCACAATTCAATACCTGCTATCGCCAGAAACGATTGACCAGGACTTGTGGGAGATGTTGAAAGGAAAGAAAGATGTTACAGACATGTTAAACAAAGGATTCCAAGACGATACCAGTCTTATGATCCTTCAAAAGTATAAGGATGAGCGATAAACGAAAGGGAACACGGATCATTGAGGTTTGGACGGATGGAAGTTGCAATGCTAACCATCCCAAAAAACTGGGAGGTTCTGCCGTTTACATCAAATGGAAAGACAAGGAATATCATATAACCAAAGGACGTTCCTATACTACGACAGGAAGAAGAGAAACGGAAGCAATTCTTCTTGCACTTCGAGCGATAAAAAAGAATTTGAATGTAAAGGCAACCTTCTATATTGACAGCCAGTATGTTGCCAATCAGTTTCGTCACAAGTTCCTTGATTGGGCAAGGGAGAACCTTCATGTAGAAAACCAGGATTTGTGGGATGCTATATTTTCGGAAATGTTGCTGCACAGAAAACTTCGCGTTTCCGTAAAATGGATAAGAAGCCACCAGAAAGACTACAATGATCCTATTGTATGCGGTAATTTCATTGCCGATTATATGGCTAATTACAAAAATTTCAAAGAGTATGAAAAAGAAAATCATTTACAATAACTTGATCCCCTTTAAGGGGTTTGTATCAATCACTCTATTTCCTTTCATCTTTGCAAGGAAGGAATATGAACCTTTGGGGATGAGAACAATCATACATGAGAATATCCATCTAAGGCAGCAGAAAGAGATGTTTATAGTATTCTTCTATTTATGGTATGTGATAGAATGGATTGTAAGATTAATTCAATACAAAGATTCCCATGAGGCTTACAGAAACATTTCTTTTGAACGAGAAGCATACAACAATGAATATGATGATGAATATTTGGGCATAAGAAAGCCTTATGAATGGGTTCATTATTTGAGAGATTAGCAGAAGTAAACGAAAAGAAGATGTTATGAAATGGAGTAAATATCAGTTGGCTATTTTTGATGCTTACGAAAATACCAACAAAAACATAATAGTTGAGGCATCTGCCGGATCAGGTAAAACCCAAACACTCAAGGAGTTGTGCAATCGGACACCGGAAAACAAGTCATGTCTTTTTATGGCATTCAACAAGAGTATAGCGGAAGAACTAAAAACAAAACTTCCTTATTATGTTGATTGCTATACTTTCCATGCACTTGGACTTCGTACAATGATGAAAAATTTCCGTTTTAAAGCAAAAGTGAATGACAACAAATGCTTCAACCTTTGTACGAAGCTGTTCCAATATAAAAAGATGGAATTTAAAGAAAGGATGAAGTATTTCTTTGCGCTCCAGACATTATGGGAACAAGTGAGACTGTCTCTTTGCAAGATAAATGAAGAAAACATTGTTCCCATTACAATAGAATTTGATTTGGATTACGAAGAAGAAATGATTCCCGACCTTCTTGAAATTGAAAAGGCATGGAGAAGTGATTGTACAAGGATAAACAACAATCTTGCTTTTGAAATAGATTTTGTGGATATGCTTTGGATTCCTTACACATTCTTAGAACCGGAAAGTTTTCCGAAATACAATGTTGTAATGGCCGATGAATGTCAGGATTTTTTCACACTTCAAAAGAATATTTTGCAAAATTTAATAAAACCAAGAGGAAGGTTTGTTGGCGTTGGGGATTCTAAACAACTGATTTACAACTTCTTAGGAAGCGACTTGAATGTATTCAATTCTCTAAAAAATAACCCTAACACGACTACACTTCCTCTTTCTGTCACATACAGATGCAGCAAAAGGATAGTCGAAGAAGCTAATAAGGTATTCCCTGGGACGGAATGTGCGGAAGGAGCAAAAGAAGGTGTTGTCAGAAAAGGTGAGCTAAGCGAAGCCGCCAACGGAGATTTTGTTTTGTGCCGAAATAACCTTCCCTTAGTGGCAGCTTTCCTGCAACTCCTTAGAGAAGGAAAGAAATCATCTATAATGGGACGTGATTTTGGGGAAAACATTTGCCGTCTGATGGAAAATCAAACCAGTCTTGACGATATGTACCTTCTGTTGGACGATAAAAAACGAAAACTTATAGAAAGAGGCATTAATCCTGCCTTTGTGAAAAACCATCCGTCTTATGCTTCTTTGGAAGAAAAAGTGAAGATTGTGGAATTGCTATACGAAACGCATCAAGGAAATTTCTCTTCCTTAAAGGAAAAGGTTAGGAACATTTTCTCTGGCGACAAGAAAGGGATTATCCTATCCACTATCCATAAGAGCAAAGGATTGGAAGCTGATCGTGTTTTCTTTTTGAACCCGGAACTGCTTCCATCCAAATATGCAAAGACACCTAAAGCATTGTACGCGGAAGAGTGTCTTAAATTTGTGGCAATCACAAGAGCAAAAGAAGAATTGGTTTATTGTCATGTTAATGCAGATATTGACCTCCATAAGTAACAAAAACATGCAAGGTGAAATGACGTTGAAATATTACTTTTAACAAGTGTTTACACATTTCACCTTGCTATGTAATAATATATTCTTACATTTGCAGCATTAAAAGCAACAATTAAATTTTTAGATTATGGGAATATGTGGATGGATTTGCACAGTGATTATATTTATTGCATTGTGCGTTACAGTTCAATCAATGTTTGAAGACTACCTTTCTTACAAGAGTGAAAAATTTGATAACGACGAAGAAGATGAAGAAAAAGAAGACTAAACTGTACATCATTGTACCTCGTGAGAATGGGAAAGTAACCCTTTTTTCGGCTGACAAAATAGAAGAACTTGTTCCTTTCCTTCCTTCGATGGAAGCGATAAAGACAAACATAAAACTTCAAGTGGCGAAATGGGAAAGAGATCATTCCTACAAGCCGCAACCGCTTACACTTAGTGTTCCTTTAGATGTTTTTCTGAAAGTGAAAGCTATTACAGGTGGGAAATGGAATGAAATACCTGTCAATCAAGGATGCAACGGTGTTCCTTCGGTACTTTTAATTCCAAACAAAAGGGAAACAAAAGAAGATGAACATAGTTGATGGGGTTGTAGGGAATACTTTCATTGCTATAGACAGCGAAAAGCAAGCAATGAGATGTGATCAGATTCAAGAAGAAGGAAAGCTCGCGCTAACTGTTTCTTTAAAGAACGGACACAGGTTTGGAAGAAGTCTTTCGGAAGCTGTAAAATACGATTACTCCCACATAGCGGAATGTGTTTTAAACACAGGGGACAGCTTTAGAGCCACAAGCGGACTTCTTTTAATGGATATGTGGGGAGACTGGATCACAGTTCTAAGATCGGAAGGGATACCGCTTTTTTCTTATGATTTTCTCGAAGACAGCAAGCAAGCTAAAGACTTTCTTTTTATAGAAAAAGTAAACTTCCTTCCGCTACCGGAAATTATTTTTAATCTTAAAACAGATGACCCCTCCCAAAACTTCGTTATTCTTCCTAAAGGAAGCAAAGAGTGTGATTATACAAAAGGGATAGTGGTTCAATCATTATTTAAAGAGTAACATTATGTACTTTGAATCAGTTGTAAATTATTGGACGGATAACCCGGACGGTTTCAAACCTCCAAGAATACAGGTAAAGAGACATCTTCTTGTTAGAGGTTACACCTATACAGAAGCAGAAGCAGTGTCCATAGAATGGGGAACGAAAGTAGCAGAGGAAGAAATCAAAATATCACCCATTAAGGAGCTATCCATTTATACAGTGATAGAAAGCGATTCTGCTGGCAAATTCTTTAAGGTTGATGTTCTTTACCCGGAAGAGACGCCTAAAGGGAAAATCAGAATGCAAAAGGTCTCTTTGATGGTTCAATCCGCGTCAGACGTGGAAGCGATTGAGATTACAAAGAAGTATTTCGATTTTCTTTCCACAAGAGATGAATTAGTAATTAAAGCCGTTACATTAACGGAAATCGAAGAATACATTAAAATAGATGAGTAGATGAATGTACTTAGTTTATTCGATGGAATGTCATGTGGACAAATAGCGTTAAAGGAATTGAACATTTTCATTGACACTTATTATGCTTCTGAAATAGATAGATTTGCCATTGCGCAAACACAACTCAATTTTCCCAATACAATTCAAATAGGTGACGTTAAGAAAGTCAATGTATTGGATTTGCAACCCATTGATTTATTAATAGGGGGGTCTCCTTGTACCAATCTTTCATTTGCAGGGACAAGAAAAGGTCTTTGCACAAAAGAAAACATTGAGATTGTATCACTTGAACAATATCTTGAACTAAAGGAACAAGGTTTTGAATTTGAAGGGCAATCCTATTTATTCTGGGAGTACATGAGAATACTTACGGAAATAAGAGAATACAACCCCAATGTATTGTTCCTATTGGAGAATGTGGAAATGGGAAAGAAGTGGGAAACTGTGTTTAATAAAGCCATTGGGATACAAGGTATCCATATTAATTCATCTCTTGTATCTGCTCAAAGCAGAAAAAGGATTTATTGGACGAATATAGACGGCGGAAACATCCCGCAGCCTAAAGACAAAGGATTGTTTTTAAGAGACATATTGGAAGATGAAGTAGACGAACATTTCTTTCTTTCTGAAAAGGCTCTTAAAGGGATCGAACTTCACAAGAAAAGAAACAAAGAAAAAGGGAATGGATTTGGCGCGAACATAAGAAAACCTTCTGACAAATCCCAAACTATAATTGTAGGTGGTAAGGGAATGTATGATTTGGTAAGTGTTCCTTCAAGAAAAGTAATCCAGTTGAACAAAACAAATGAATTTGGAAAACAACCAAGACAACAGAACAGGATATATGATCCACAAGGAACATCCCCTGCGGTTTTGACAAACATGAGTTGTGGGAGTCATGCTATATTAGATAATTTCTGCATACGAAGACTTACTCCTATTGAATGCGCAAGATTGCAAACCATTCCTGAGTGGTACGAATGGCAATGTAGTAACACACAACAGTACAAGATGTTGGGGAACGGCTGGACAGTAGAAGTCATAAAACATATATTCGGTTATATGATAGAATAAAAAACAGTTTTTGTATTTTCCATAGTAATTTAAGTTAGATGATTCTTAAAGGGAAAGACGGTTTGGGAAAATAATCTTTCCCGATTTTTAACTACAAACACAATTTATTATGAGCAAAAGAAATACAAAATTTCAAAAGTTGGCGTTGCTTATTAATTCAATAGATCGCCCTTTTGAATATTACGACCTTGCAAAGCATACTTTGTTCTTTGCTAACACGCTTAGAAAAACAATTTCCTATCTTTGCAAGGCAGGATATATTGAAAGGATTGAAAGAGGACGTTACAAACGATCCAAAACGATACCGGACGATATAAAAATAACAGAGTTAGAGAAAATGGCTTATAAACGATAAAAAGCATGAATTTAGCAATCATAATACTTTCAGTTGTGGCAGCGTTCCTATTGGTTGCTATCGTTATCCTTTTACTTAGGGTCAAAAACCTAAAGAATCATTTGCTTTATATCAATTCCAGAATTGATTCTGTAAGACTTAATTACCTATTAGGATTAAGAAACAATCTGATTGCAACAGAAAGATATGAAGATGTAGACTACATCAATTCCTTGATAAAAGATGAGTTTGGTATAGAAGATTTTGAAAAATTTTCAATAGAATATTTAATTAACATATTGTAAATTAATTGGTTATGGAAATAAAAGTAAAAAGAAATTGGAAAAAAGAAAAATACACTATTGGCTGTCTTTATATTGATGACGAATTTATTTGCAATACAATAGAAGATACGGACAGAGGATTGTCCCAAGATATGTCGGAAGAAGAGATAAAATCAAAAAAAATATACGGACAAACAGCTATCCCTTCTGGTCGTTATAAAGTTCTTATGAATGTAGTGTCACCTAAATTCAGTAAAAAACAATTCTATATGGATGTTTGCCAAGGCAGAGTACCCAGATTAGAAGGAGTAAAAGCGTTCTCTGGAATTTTATTACATTGCGCCGCTACAGCCGACAATGTAGAAGGTTGTATAGGTGTAGGGTACAACACTATCAAAGGGCAACTTACCAATAGTAAAGAAGCATTTGAAAAGGTGTACAAAAAACTTTCTTCTACTGGTGAAGAAATTTATATCACAATTGAATAATACCCGTATAATTATAGTGTAAAAGTATAAATTCGATTTGTCTAACTTATCAAACAGAGAGGAGGTGAAAAAGAAAGACTATCCTAATTTATCATATCAATAAAGTTCGTTTTAATAAAAGGAGGAAGCCGAAAATCCTTAACAGAGTAGGCATCTAACATTCTCGTTGTTAGTAAATTACGTTAATTATGAAAGGGAGCTTTGAACTCAAACAATCAAGTAGGTTCTCTGCTCCCTTTCTCTTTGTTTAAACAAAATATTTAAAAGTATGTATAACGAAAAGAAGAGTATTCCAATTTCTATTTTTCCTACAGAAAAACCAAAAGAAACATTGCTTTTTCAAAAGGATGCAACAAAAGTAGTGATAATCCCTAAAGATTCAAAATATCCTGAACTGCATGGAGAGTTGTTTTTAGGATAGAGAGGCTTAATCGTAAGCTCTGAAAACTGTTTTCCTGTTTGGAAGGATGGAAGGGTCAAACCTTGCTTTCAGTCTAAACAGGATTTCTTTTTGCAGTGTTGTTTCTTGCATTTTCATTTTTATCCTTGTTCCTCTGTAATCGCACAATATCCATTCCTGCCCTTCCCTCTTTAAAAGAGACAGACTTGCCCTTAGTCCTGTGTTCACAAGAAAAACCTTTATAGAAGGACTTATTTTTACCTTTCCTCCTTTTTCTATTCTTGCAAGATACCTTTTAAGTTCCGGTAGCAGTTTCTTTCTTCCGTCATTATCCCTGTTCTGTCCTTCCAAAAGTTTTATCCCTCTTTCCAGCCATTGTAATTTCCTTCCTATTTCGTCCTCTTCCATTTCCCTTAGTTTGGACTTTATATTTCTATCTGTAATGGGTGTAATAGGTAGCCCTCCCCAATAGAAACCGTTCTTGGGACAAAGCTCATTAAACCTTTTTACACGGTTTAGATACACGTTTATTTTCCTGTCCTTGATAGTCATTCCTATTTCAGTTTAAGAGCCTTCAAGCGTTCTTTCACAGATAATTTCACTTCATCATCCAAATAGGTAGCCTCCTGTACTTCGTAAGGTGACATTTCATCCAGGAACTTTTGGTTCTGCTGTTCAAGTTCGTCCCAATTGGCAGCACGGATAAGGTCGCCCGGCAGCATGATTTTTTCTCTTCCAAGGATCATCTTATTGAAGCCGTTGAAGTCTTTATAATAACTTGTAGCGAGCTGATGTACCAATACTGTAGGATCAAGACCGGATTTGGCAGCGACAAGCCCGATTATAATCGAATTGATGGGAAGTGTACGGAACACACGGGAAACGTTTTCCTGTCCATGCAATGTGGCCGTAATATCTATCTTTCCGTCCACAGTCAGTTTTAGTTCGTTTCCCTTTACTTCTTTCCTGGCTTGTTCAAGCATATTTCTTATTTCCCTTTCAAAGATCAACGCCTTGTCCTCCAAACCTTCTTCCAGGTACTTGTGATACCTTCCCTGTAGGTCTATGATGATGGAGTTGATAATCTGTAGTCTCCCGGCTTCCGTTGCGACCTTGTATTGATTGGACGAAGCAAGAAACACTGCACGCTTGCTTTCTATTTCTGCTTTTTTTCTTGCGAAGATAGATAGAAGTTCCTTCTGTGTCAGGTTGATTTTCTTTTCCTGTTTCAGGATTTTCTGGACATCTTCAACGCCGTTCATTTCCCCGAATAGTTTCACGATATAGGAAAGGATATCGGGCGTGACAGATGAAAGCATTTCTTTTCTGTAAATGTCATTGAAAACTGCTTTTTTTGCCCTTATATCCTCTATGAGAGGCATTATATATATTTCCTTTTGCCGTTGTGCCTTTTCTGCTGCTGCTTTCGTCCCTCCATGCCGGGTAACAAAACCTTTTGCGGAATAACTTTTAAGATCGGCCGTAAACTCTTCCCCTTGACTGCCTTCAAAAACAAAAAACCTTTCGGACGATTCCGACAATGCTCTTTCTGCCATTTCAAGAGCAACAAAAGCATCCTTTAACTCTTTAGAGGCTGTTTGTATTACCTCTGGCGCGTTCTCTATTATTTCGAGGAAATCTTTTTGTCCTATTTGGGGAAATGACTTTAGTTCCTGATTAATTTTCTGTTTCTTCATTGTCTATGTCCTCCAGATTTGATTTTGTAATTTCCGCACTATTGAACTGAAAACATTCCGATTTGTCCAGATAAGGACATTTATTTATAAATTTGCAGCCTTCACATCTAATAGAAGGCTTATTAACAGACTTTTGTAACTTCATATTGATAAATTTTTAATGTTTTGTTTCTTGGCAAAGTTACAACAAAAGAGAAACAAAACAAGTCCCTGCCTATACATCACGTACCGGCAGGGACAACAACTAAACTAATTACTAAATACTAATAATAACATAAACTAACATTATGACAAACATAAAGTTTTCTACTCTGTCAAGGTAAAGATAATAATTATTACCAAACTTCCGGGTAAAACGCCATTTGTTTTAATTGATACATCTTTAATCTTTTCCCGTTCTCTATTTTATATCCGACATATATCAATTTGTATATGAACTGATAAAAGTTACCCGGCAAGAACTTTTGCTTTTGAGGTTTTAATATGTTTTTGACAAAATAACCCTTATAGAAAAACCCTTGTATTCTTTCTGAATCACTAAGCAAAAGTGTTTTCACAATATCTGTTTTTTTATCCAGATAGAAACAATACTCACATGTACTATACTTCCATGTAGTAAACTTTACTCCGTCTTTAGAAATATAGCGTAAAGTTTTACCTTTCCTTGTGTCCATGTATTTTACATTTCTTTTAAAACGCTTTGTAAAATACTTTCTCCGTCAAACTGGCATTCTATCTTTTTCCCATCATCACAAGAAACAACGATTTTCCCTATTTCGTCATACAAGACAATGCTTTGTATATTCTTTGCCGTTCCTATATCTCCATTTACGACATACGTCATGGAATTTAAATCAAGAGAAACAAGTTCTAACATATCGTCTGTGTATTGCATGGTAGGTTTTGTTCCCTTTGGTTGTATGGAGTTATCCCTTTCTATTTGCTTTGTTTCACCTCTTTCTTTATCGTTTAAAGAGCTTTCTTTTTCACTTTGGATAGGTGATACCGTTTTGCCTTCTTTTGGCTTCAAAACCTTTAAATTAACCATTTTCCTAACTTCAATCTTTTGTCCATCAACAACACAAACAAGACCTAAACCTGGATCATTTGTGACAAGACCAGTATAAATAGGTGCATCAACATTGCAAGAAAGATTAAATTCTACATAATCACCTTCTTTCGGCGTTTCTTTTTGCTTGCCGCAATTATCTAAAGAAACATTGTTGTTGCTTTGTTCAGAAATAGCATCAATTTCTATTTTAGTTAGTTTATCCGGTTTGATAGTGACAATACTATATTTATTAAAATATTTATTGATATCCAGTGCACCTATACAAAAGCATGTGTCAACCGCTTTTATTCCGAAAGATAGCTTTGTCTCATCAAAATATAAATTACCGTTCCAATCATTTAAACATTTTAAAATCTTACCAAACACATAGAAGTAATCTCCTGAAAATTCAGCACTTTCTTTCAACTCAAAAGAAAGTTCAGAAAATTTGTAATCATCGTTTATGTCGTATGCCTCGTTACATGTAATCACTTTTATTTTCTTCGATCCTTTGATAACTTGAATCATAAAATAAGATAGCCCAAATTCCTTACATAATTTTTGTTGTGTTTTGATGCAATCTGCAAATGATTTTGTATCTTTCAAGCAAATGTTCATTTCCTTGTATAGTTCTGGATAAATAGATTTGTAGTTATAAAATCTTTCTACCTTTTTGAAAGAATAAGATACTATTTTATTTGTAGCTGTGTTTTTTACAGCAACTTTATATATTGTTTTTTCTTCTTCTTCGTATTCAAATTTTTGCTTTTCTTCGATAACTGTAAATTCGCATTTGCCCGCGCCAATATTTTTAAGTACGTCAAACGGTATTAATATATCTTTAATTTCACCCAAAACATTTTTAGTATCAACTCTTTTTGCTTTCAACACAAAACAATCCGTTGCATATATCGTACTATCTGTTAGCGACAAATGTACCGCATTTTCTGTATATCGATTTTCAATGTTCTTTTTATCTGTTTTTATAGATATTAAAGATTTTATATCCTCTTTACTTAATTCTACTTCAAAAGAAGTCGCTTTTTGTCCTTCTTTTATTTCGGTTTCTTTTGTAAACTCTAATTTGTCTTTTGCTCCAGATAGTTTTTTAAACCTTTCCAGATATTCAAACACTTTAATAATGTCAAAGCTACACTTAAAATTTTCTTTTTCAATAGAAACAATGTTATCCGTTACACGGCAAAGGTAAGATATTGTATATTTTCCAAATGAATTTACTTTAGTGTAATACGGTGATTTTTCCAAAGTTTTTTTATACCTATCTGAAAAATAAGGGTTAACGCCTGTTAATTTACCTTCTTTTGTTGCTTCTATATTCTTTTCAATAAAAGCATAGATATCTTTTATTGTGTACGTTCCTGGATCAGCGTTTTTAAAAAGTTCCTGGAAATAAACCTTTGCGATAGCAAAAAGTTCTATAAAAATATCCATAAACAATGTATCTGTATTATTAGTCTCTTTCATGATTATAATATTTTAAATTGTTAATAATTAGTTATTGTTTGTTGTGTGGTTTGTCCAAAATAGGAATGGATAAGGTATTTATAACTTTGTTGTTCCTTCATTATATTATTTTGTTCTGTAATCACCCGCGTAATCGTGCCAAATTCTATAATCATTTTTATATTGAGTTGATTTACGCTTTATTTTACGACAAATTATATTATCCCCACCGTATTCGATGTAATCTAACTCTTTCTTTAAAACCGCACTAATTAACGGGTAAACGTCTAAATAATTATCCTCTAATTTATCAAATTCAATCACTTCATTGCCAATAGCTTTAATTAACGCTTCATCTAAACGCTTTATAATATCATCTTTTACGTAATTATATCTTTTTATAAAATTATCTTTCTTTTCCATAACCATAATATTTTATTTGTTTGTAAAACTTTATTATCTTAATATACAAGACGTTTTGCCTAGCACCCTTTGTCTTCATTTACTATATTAATATCTTCCGGCAATACATTTGTACAAATAAATTCATTAATCAAATCGGAAGGGATCTTTTTATAATAATCCGAATAATTAAAACAAAGTTTGCTACTATGATTATAAAATATTACATTATTCCAGCTTATCCCAAAAGAAACAACCGCTTTTTTTATTTCGTATTCTTTTTGTGCTTTTGCAATAGCTTTGTTTCTTTCATCTTCAATCTCTTTTAGTTCCTTTTGTTTTTGCTCTTCTTTTCTTGCTTTGTTCCTTAATTCCTTTTGTTCCTTAGATGCGTAGCCTAATTGATACAAATTTTCCAATACTTCGCATTCTTTTTCTGGGAATTGCTTAAAAACTTTATCTTTATTTTCAATTTTTAATTTGCTGTTCCTTCTTTTCTCTATTTCCCGGATAGCTTCGTTTGCTAAATTTCCCCAATTTTCGGCAACACCCAAACGAAAAACCAAATAATAAAATAAATCTTTATTATCTGAAGCGTTACGCAAAATTTCAATTGCTTTTATATCGGAAATATTGTACATTTCCGATATTTCCCGGTCTGTTTTGCCTTCATTGATATGACAACGAATATCATCTATATACGTGGGTTGCCCTAAATGGTTGCAAAGATGTAGCTTTTCAAACATAGAAAGTTCAGGTTTGAAATGGCTGATAATGTCACCTATTGCGCCGGAAATGTAATCATAATAACGCCCGTTGTTCTTTTTTATCTTAATGCTTCCGGTAAATGAAAAGGTTAAATGTCCATTTTTGCACCCGTCATCTAATTTTATTAGATAATCAAATTCATAACTACCAGGATATAAAATTTGATTGCCTATTTTAATTTCTTCTCTAAGAAATTTATAAAACCATCCAGAAAAACCAATACCATTTACTAATACTTTGCTTTCGCTGTTGTTAGCTGTAGTTGTCATAATGTTACCGCGTTTTGTCAAGGTTTGCGCACCTTGTTTAAAAATTAGTTTAGTTAGTTGTTTTATTAATAAGTCAAAATTTGCACTTTATAACCGTCATTCCCGGAAAACTGATATATTTCGCTTGCTTCTTCTGTATATTCGCTTTCCGTTATGTCCGGACACCCTTCTACAATTCCGTCAAAAGAATAAATATTAAGTTCCTCGATAAATTCGGCACAATCTCCTTGCAATAGCGTTAAGCCACTACCACCATTTCCCAAAGTTGCCATAACAACGGAGTTTCCGTTCTTCAATTCTGTAGCAACAAATTCAATTGCTTGTTCTTTCGTTTTCATGTCCTTAATTATTTTAGTTGTTGTTATTATTAGTTCTTTTCTTTGATACAAATGTAATACTTTATTCTTACATAACAAGAGATTTTGAGTTAAGAAAGGTTAATATAGTAGGAAAAATGAGTGTTTTTATGCTGATAGTTTGTTACTTATTGTACCAAAGTGCGCGAAATGGTAGCGCGTTATCGCGCGAATGTAGCACGCTTTGGAAGGAAAAGCAGTATTACCCTACCAATTAAAAAGACCCCTATAAAAAGAGCTTAAAATAACTTGATACACAAATAGTTGAATATCAATAAATTAAGCTAAAGTATAGGTATTTATGCAAGAAAATAGGGAAAAGAATATGTCATAGAATAGAAATAACCCTTATTTAGACTAAATCTAAATAAGGAAAAGCAACCAGGAACAACTTGTAAATAGGTAGAAAGGGCTACAAATGTGTATGCGCAGGCAGGGTATGGTTTATAAATGCGCATAGAAGGAAAGGAATGATAGATTTGCAAATGTGCAGAGGTATATGTGTATGTATGATAGATTTGTATTTGTATGTCCTCGCCACCTCGCGCTCTCCTACTCCCAAACCTCCTCCCCAAATACCCCTATTCCTCCTCTATTCCCTTTGTCTATGCGGTTTTTGGAGTGGTTGGTAACCTCTTTTTCGTTTTCTTTTATCTATATACTTATACTATCTTCTTCGTTGGTGGTGTATAATGATTGTTTTTAAAATGGCATCTATTCGCTACAACGCTCATATACGATGCCATTTTAGGAGCTATAAAACCAATTATAATAATTTTTCCTATATATAGGATATATCCTATATATAGGAACTTTCAATGTATCGTAACTATCCTATACACTTGGATGATGATATATCCTTAGAGTGGTGTGTTCCTATAGTTTAAAGTAGCTTCCATTCCCTCAAAACATATGAAGCCAAATAAGACGATTTAAGGCACTTTCTTTTGGTAGGTGGTAGTGGAGTACCATTTTGACAAGAAAGTGTAAGGAAAACAAAAAGAAATAGGTTAGGCGGGGTATTTTGTTTATCCAGGGTATCTTTAGGGACTGTTTGAGGACTCTCCATATTAAGACTGTGTGTCCAACATGACAGTGGATAAAACTTCCAAATGCACTCTATATGGCAAAATTCCTTCAAAAGCAATATCTTAACCTTCTAATAATCAACAATTTATAGCACATATATCAAGATATACAGGTATTTATGCTGATAATGAGTGTTCTTATTGCTATAATTCTGCTTCTCTATATATATAGGATTTTTGTTTTTGCTTCCATATAGCTTTTTCTTTATAGAGGGTGGGGGTATTTGTTTTCCTACATATAGTTTTTTCTTTGTTGATTTTTGAGAGTGGGTGTATGGAAAATTTGAGATTTGGATTCCTATAGGGAAAATTTTGTGGGGTTGTCCATATCTATTCTTTTTCGGAAGGGGAGTCGGCTAAAGCCGCCTTTTTAACCCCTTCCGAGAGGGAATCGCTGCGCTCAATACATAAAAATGACAATTTGTAAAACTAAGCAAAACAATTCCTATCAAAATGATATGGTAAAAATGAAGATTTTCAAACTCCAAACCCTATAAGGGGGTAGGCAAAATTGAAAAATTGCAAATGTCTGATTTTTAAATAATTGAAAATTTTGGTTGGTTTTAGAATGACGCAGATTCTCATCTTTTCAATTTTTGACTATTTGTAAACTTTTTGTATACGTATTCTTTCAAAATGATGCACGAAAATTGTCAAAATCAGTCCAAAATGTAAGAATATATTATTACAAATCACAGGATTCTTCCTACTTCCGAGTAGTATCTATAGACATACTTGTAGCGATAAAATAGGTATTGTTTCTTCTGATGAGAGCAAATCCTCCTATTTTAACAGGTGGTAACACTTTTGCTGCCTATTTGTAAAGGTATATTCTTACATTTTTAAAAAGGTAATTAACATTTGGGTAAAATGATACTAATTTTGAGGTAGGAAGACTTATTGTATATTTTTTAAATGAGTATTAAAAATCGGTTTTTGGTAGTTTTTGAAGATAAGGTATTAAATATCAATGATTTATAAATTTTCATTCTTTGAGTACCCTCTATATGCAAAAAAGTTTGACTTATTGTAATTTTTACATGAAAAATAGGCTTTGTTTGCCATAGTATAGTATTACATTTTCAAGAAAAATGATTTTAACATTTCCAGCAATACTATACTATGGGAAGATCACTGCATCTTGGAATAGTATTCCAGAAACTTGTTCGAGATATGCAGTTGTCCTGCCGGAGTTACCATAGGTGTCGATACGGTTATCGTACTTCCGTTTGGTTTTGTGATTGCCCTTTTCTTTATTTCAAACAATCCTGCTTCTACATAGCGTTGCATAGGCTGATTGTAGTATTCTCCTTTTGTTCCCAGATAACCTTCCTTTCTTAACCACTTGAATAATCTGTTTTGTCCGATCTCCATTCCGTTTTAACAGATTATCTTTGCAAGTTCCGCAACAAGACAGGATCGTTTGGATTCGGTTACAGCCATTGCGAAAATCACTTTTGGTGCATCCTCTTCAATTCTCTTTTCCAATTCCTTGTTTTCAACAGACAATTCTCCTACTTTTATTTCAAGTGCTTTCTTTTCTTTTTGTTCCTCTATCCACTTTTCCGCTCTTTTAATAGGGTCTTCTATCTGATAGGAAGGTAAGGATGATCTTTTTATGATTTCTTTCATTTTATTGAAAGCTGCGATATACTCTAATTTAAACTGGATTGCCTTTTCTCCTGTAAATCCCATAACAAGAAGAGTGAATCCTGTTTCTGTCATTGCGTAGAATTTTAATTTCTTAGAACCACCGTTTGATATTTCAACATCTTCTTCCAATTGCGCAAAATTGCGTTTTCGTTCATTTTCAGGTAGTTTGATTAAAAGATCTTCTATCGCTCTAATAACATCAGAGTGTCTTTTCCCAAACTTCATTGCTACCAATCTACTATTGGTTAATACTTGATTTTCTTTTCTGTAAACTAATTCGTTCATAACTTTAAATATTTGATTTCGGGCAAAAGAAAACGGCTTTGCCCTTCCCGTTGCAATCAAATAAAGTAGAATAATCTTACTGTATTGGAAGATGCAAAGCCGTTGAAATATAGTTTAAGCATTGGTTATCAGAACAATACTCATTACTACAGTAAAACTACTCATTTTATTTGATTGCATCACAAATATAGCAACAAATCTTTAATCATAAAATGGATTATCTTACCGTATTATAATTTCATTTTTGTTGGAATTTAAGCATAAACATGGATTATATTACTTTTACTGACACACTCATATTCATACTCCTTTAAATACAAATAGTTTCTCTGTTGGTTTGTATGTATTCTTTATAGACATGGCATTTGTAATTTGTTTCTCCCATATACATTCAAAGTCTTCGGGAGCACTATATTCGCTTACAAATACTTTAGCTTTTCTTGAAACTTTCCTTACCCACATCCAAAAACTATCATGATCAAAGTTTTTACTTGTTGAATATTGCTTTGTTCCCTTGTATGGCGGATCACAATAAACTATAGAATTTTCAGGTACATCAATATTTCTAAAATCCAAGCATGTAAATTTCACTCCTTGTATTTTAGGGATGGTTTTGATTGTATTATTGATGTTTTCTTTAATATAGTCCCTTCCTTTTACATCGTGCCCTGAATAACCTCCGTCAAAAAATCTTCCATTAAAAGAACCCATAAACCCGACCCATCCTATTAGAGCTGAATGTCTCATATCACAAATACCCCTTTCCTTTTCTATTTTGTGATAATCTTCTCTTATTTCTTTATAGAAATTTCTTGTTATTTTAAATGGCAGGCTGTCAGTTCCATTCTTTTGAAGTTCTATAAACATATTAATCAAATATCTGTTTTTGTCGTTCGCTATCCTTTTATACGATGCAGGTATTTCTTCTACGATAGAACAACTCCCGCAAAAGGCATCTATAAACGTTTCGTTGCCTTTTGATCCTTTTAGCAGGATGGGGATTATTTCGTTCCTTATCCTGCTTTTATTCCCCATATATTTCATTTTTCTGGATTTTCAGCAGTTTCTAAAAGATATTCATTGCCCTCAAAAGGAATGCAACAGTTCCATATTATTCCATTGGAACATTCATACCTATAAGACAATCCATCAGAATAGTCCACAATTTCCCTTGCAAACAAGCTGATATGCCATTCTTTATCGTCCTCGTCTCTTACCAGCACTTTGTCAAACGGCTTAAAATCATATTTCGGCTTTTCTTCAATCCCAAAGAAGCGTTTCAAAAGATGCCGAAACATAAGCGAATGCTTTGTTTAGTTCGTCCATATGATGGGCCATTAAATTTAATTGACCAAGAGATGGTATATACTCGTCATCTTCCAGCAGATTTCTCAATTTTGGATTTCTGTCTACAAGGCGTTCCGTATTGCCGCGTCCATCAATGTCAAACAGCGCATCACATTCACGTTTGTAATATGTCTCACTTCCGGATTCTTTACGGCTATCATTGTCAAGCAATTGTACTCTATCATGCTCCGTCAGCGAGATAGCAAACGATATGTCTTTGTGTTTTAATCCGATATAACGCACATTCTTTTTGAAATTCTCTCCAGTAAACGGCTCAACGTGTCCGCTTCCATAGATTAGATACAAACCATCTTTTTTTTGATGGTACTCTATTTTCACATACGCATCTTTCATTTTTGGGACTTACAATTATGTCCAACTCATTCAACACATGATCTTTTATAACCTCCTTACATATTCTTCTTACAAAATCAAAATCTCTTTGTTTAAGTTCGTCATTAACCATACATCTGATCCAATTTTCTATCTGATTGTTTCCTCCGTATGTATTAAGCATACACTGTTTTACAAGTTTTTCCAATAATGGTTCTATGTTTTTGATTATGTCTTCTTTGGTAAGGTGAAGTTCATTTAATATGAAGTTTCTTATTATTTTGTATTCTTTACTTGCGCTCATAATGTTTTATTATTTTTGAATGGTATATCGTTCACACTTTCTCTTCATATTGTTTATGATGAACCTTCTCTCTGTCAGTGTAGTAATCTCTTTCTATTAAGTCCATAAGTTCGGACATGCTTTCAGAATTATCGTCAGATGATTTTCCTTTGAAGAAATATCTCATATAGTCTGACAATTGATTGGCTGCATTACGAAAATTCCTTTCCTTTTCCTTCCATTCATCAGTAGGAACAAACCCTCTTTCCTTGAAATGAGCCATGTACAGATCAAGATAATAAACAGATAAGTCCGCCATATTAAGTGATAAGTTAAGTGTTTTCGCAGCCCAGGAAACAAGAGATTTTTCCATGTTCTGTTCCTGGTAATAGAACTTGTCCTTTGATTTTATATAGTCCATTTCTTCCTGGAGCTTCAATCTTTTCTGGTTCAAATATGTGATTTTAGCCCAATTCCGCATGCTTCTCGCTTTACTAATTTCTCTTTGAATTTCTCTTAATTCAATGGAGATTTGTTGTTTTGTCTTTTCCATAATTTATTCTACATCAAAAAGTTGATCCAATACCAATAATTCTGCATTCATATCTTCATCTTTCAGGAAACGAACTTTTATATTTCCGAGCTTAGATGTCTTGAATAAGATGTAAGGGTTCTTATCTTCGGCAGTTACCGGCTTATATTCCTTAACTTCCGACATTTTGAGATACCAGCCACCTATTTTCACAAATCCAGAAAAGACAGAACACAGATGCTCTTTTATAGGAAACATCTCTTTGTTTGCTTTGAAAGGAATAATTTCTTCTTTTCCTCTTATTCTGATTGAAAGGAAAGGACGAATGTTATCTGTTTCATTTTGAAACTTGAAGCTTGTTACAGCTTGTTTTGGGATTCTTCTTCCCATTAAGATGAAATAGCTCATTGCGATAAAATTTACAGTGGTAAAACAAAACCCGACAGAAGCCTTGTACGGAACATTCCGCTGGGAAACTTAAAATATGAAAAAATTAACGGGTTTCTTCTTCTCTTGTGCCAAGAAGGTGTTCATTTCCTTCATACGGAATGCAATAATCCCATAAACCACCTAAGCAGCGATGTCTGTGGCGTTCCATATCAAAATACGAATAAAAATCAACCGACCATACAGTAAAACAATCGTTAATTGATTCTTTGTCTTTTACAAGAACTTTCTGAAACGGTTGAAATTTCGTAGCTGCCGGCACAGCTTTGTAAATAGGTAAGATAAGTTTACCTTCTATCCATAAAGGAACGAGATTCCTTGTAAAGAATTTGGGATCATTCACATTCACTTCTTCTTTTGAAAGGTCTACTTCTTCAAGTTCGTATGTTTGGACCTCCAACATCCAATCATAAAAAACAAAATCACTAATACCTTTAAAATAAATTCCGTTTTCTGATATATCATTAATACAGAAATACTTACCACAAAATTCTTTCATTTCTTCTGTGAACGGATGATTGCATTCAACAATTACCAGTCCATTTTCTCCTTTGTGTTTGTTGTACCAGTCAAGGCTTTTGACTTTAACAACATCACCTACTTTAAATTTCGTCTCTTTCATCGTTTTCTTCTTTTTCGTTATCACCAATATTTCCATTATTCTCATCTCTAAATAATTTTTTTACGATCACGCCTAAAATTTCTGCTATTTTAGTTAATGTGCTCATAGTAGGATTTCCATTTACAATGGAATAAAACGATTGTCGTGTTATTCCTAACTTTTCAGACATTTCATTAACTGAAATACCTTTTTCAAGCATGATCTCGCGTATTCTTAATTCATTCTCATTCATTTTTGATTGTTTTTCTGCTGCAAATGTAATAGTTTATTTTTACATGTCAAAATATATTCTTACATTTTCTTCAAAATATTTTTAGTGTAAGAATAACACTTGTTATCAAAATAGTCAGTATCAAGATGTATAACTCGTTTTCTTGTGTGCAATATTTTGCCATTGCGTCTACAAAAAGATACATCATAACTGACCGTATCATACCAGATTCTATCTTTCTTTCCTTTCGTTCCATTCTTCAAGAAAATCTTCCACACTCACAACCTTGTCTCCTGGCAAAATTTGATCTTTCGTGATACCATAGTACACATTGCCTTCTACCTTTATATAGTCGGCATAGTTTTCCATTGCCTGTGAACAGTACAAAGGCTTAAAACCAGCATCAGCCAGGATAATACAACTCTCATAGTTCCTGTTTTTAATCACAAAATCTTTTCCTTTTCTTTTCATGGGTGTAATGATATGTTTTGACAACAAAAGTAAATGTAAGAATATATTATTACAAACATCTGAATAAGTTTAACGTATGTTAATGTATTTGCAATTGAAAGGGCTTACATCTATTTTTGAAGAAAAAAATAAAGTCATGACATATCAAGAACGTTTAGAGGCAGCTATCAAAAAGCTGAAAAAAGTCTATCCTAACGCAACGGTAAAACAAACTATTGATCAGAATGGGAATGCCATCTGGCAAACAACTATTCCGGGAGAGAAGATCATTGAAAGCATGAATGTAAATGCTTTGGAAATTGTAGTCAACAACCTTTATGAAGCCTATCGGGTAAAGGTTGGGGCGAAAAAATAACGAAATCGTATCTACTTTTATCATATTAAGTTGATCGATGACATTGCGGTTAAACAGTGTGTTGAAAGGGGTGCTTGTGAAAGTGCCCTTTTCTTTTTATATTTGAAGCGGTTAATTAACTCAAAAACAAAAATCATCATGAACAAAATTTTATTGACATTGGCTTTTATGTTCTCCTGTGTAGCCTGTATTTTTGCACAAGGGGAACTGCCGGAAGAAACAGTTGATTACGCTGCAAATTTCGCTACTTTTGCAGGGGTGGTAGGCGTTACGGCAGTCGTAACAGAGTTTATCAAGAAACTTTTCAAGGTAGAACCTTCCGAATGGGTACAACGGATCGTCTCTTGGGTAATTGGTATCGGACTTGGGATGTTTGCATGGGGATTTAATCTTGGAATGTTTGAAGGTCTGGATTGGTGGCAAGCACTCTTATGGGGATTCGGAGCAGGATTGGCATCGAACGGATTTTTCGATACCGGACTTATCGAATGGCTTTTTGGATTGTTTACCAAGAAAAAGAAATAATTATCTTCATCACACACTTCTTTTTTTGTTTTTATTGGTTCAGGCGGGGCGAAAGTTCCGCCTTTACTACACATTAATATACATAGCATGACGATAGACGAAAAATATACGAAACTGAAAAGCATTTTCTTCAAAGATTTTGTAATAGTGACAGAGAACTACAATTGTCGAGGAACTAATATCCCGGCAAGTAAAGTGACAAAGAGCAATACAACAGGGACGAAAATCTTATATTGGGGTGACGGGACGATCAATATGGCGGAATACCTACATTATTTATATGTAGAGGCTGTGCTGGGGGATAAATCTTGTGTGGATAAAATTTACTGGTGTCTGAAATCAATAGAAAGACTTTCTTTGAGTGCTTATGAAGATGAAAAGATGAAGAATCCAAAGGTATATTTTAAATACGAGCCTGGATTTTTCCTTAGAGATGATATATCGGTAAATTCAAAAGACCTTTTTAATGCTTTCAAAGTGGAAAGTGGCTACTCGAACGGTATCGAGCTTGAAAATGAAGACCCCTGCTTTTCTCCTTTTGTCTCACAAGATCAAATTTGGAACTTACTTCCATCTCTTGCATTAATAGCGGAGGGATGGGGAGAGCACAAAACAGGTATTTTGGCGAAAGAAATACTTAAAAACATTCTTTCTTATGTTTCTGATCACGGTCATACCATTTACAACCCCTATTATAGTGCATTGAAGCATTTTTGGACGTACCTTCCTTCTATGAACACAGAAAAAGTAAAACCTTGGGACAGGGTGTATGATAGAAACATTCATCTGAAATACACAATCAAAGTAAAAAGAGGTGCTAACAACTGGTATTTTGCTTATGGATTCAGAAAAACGCTCAAAAAATTCATTCCAGAAGCTAAATTGAACGGCTTCATGACTTTTTTATACGGTTTATGGTATATTCCATTCATTTTTCTTGCTGATAGAGTATATTTCCCCATTGTTACCCGGTTCGGAGCAAAAAGAAAAGACAATTCCTATTACTGCATGTCGTCTGCCGGTGATGTTTGGTATTCTGGAAGGAAAAGTTATCTCAAAAGGGTATGTAAGAAATTCAATAAGGATAAGGAATATACCTTTCCCGCGCTTGCAGAGTGCATGAAACAAGAAAAATGGCAATATCTGAACCTGGAAGAAATAGAAAAATGGCTGAATAAGTATGAATTTGACGAAAAATCACTTGAATCACCAGTGAAATTTCTAACTTTGTACTGTTACTTGAAGTTGTCCAAACAATCAATTGCTTAAAATCTTAGCCATACAGTGTTTTGTCCCTGTCTTTCTTCGTGAGAGGCAGGGATTTTTATTTCCATTTACAAAAGTGTAAGAATATACTATTACATTTTCACGTAAATTAACCTATAAGGCTTCGTTTTTGTACAAAATGATGTTACTTTTGCGGCATATTCAAGTAACAAAAACAAATAGAATTATGAAACCTTTCAATTTAGAAGAAGCAAAAGCTGGCAAACCCGTCTGTACAAGAGATGGTAAGAGAGTAGAAATCATTTCTTTTGAAAACCCGAATAGTGTTTATCCTATTTTAGCGAGAGTATTTTCATATAATATCGATTACATTGATCTTTGTTATAACCAAGAAGGATACTTCTTTAATGATAATAGAGAATTTGGAGTAGATTTAATGATGGTGGAAGATGAAACCATCCCTTCACTCTGGACACAATCTTGCACAGAAGAAAACACGATAATCAATTACACAATCAAAAACTAATAGGAGTATGGAAACGAAAATGACGGAGAGGCAAGAGTTGCTTTACGAAACAAGGAAGAAAAAGCCATTCAGGGCTTTTATCATGACCTGTATGTGGGGTGGATTTGGGCTTTATTATACTGGTAAACCTATTATCGCATCCATCCTGACCATTTGTACCCTGTACAACATTTTAGGCGCTGTAGTGACCTTATTTAAGGTCGATTTGGTGAACTGTGTTGAACACCTACTTTGGTTTACCGGATTTTGGATTTTCTCAATCCTGATAGCGGTTCCTTTGGCAAAGGATACAAACAACAATATCAAACGTGAAATCATTAAAAACAACAAATAACATGAAAAGAGTAATTTTTATCAGTGTATTATTTACACTTATTTCGATGTGTGGATGCAAGCAGGAAGCCTCTAAAGAATCAGAAATTACCAAAGAGCAAGAAACCTCCAAAGAATTGAACATCTATCAAATTATGGATGTTCAATTCTTTGGAGGTTTCTTCTAAAGATTTTTTGGTTGAAGAAGCTGATAAACTCATTCCAAAAGAAGCCTACAGCGAAAGGGTTGCTATAGAGACTGGAGGAAAAGCTATAAAATATAGCCTCAATACAGGTTATAAATTAAGTGTAAACGAGGTTTTTGATGAAAAATCAGGGATAGTTCCTTATACAAGTCTCGAAGCAAAGTTCGATATTTATGATATGAAAGATACAAAAACCTTTATAGATGGGATTCTGGATTATCTGAAAGAAAAGAAAAGGTTAAAGAAAGAAGGGATATCCGAGGTTGTAGATAAACCAGATTACAAACTTATTGCCCTTATTTGGGACGGTGGATTCAGTTCAATTGAAATGAAACAAAACGGAGCAATTGGATTTGACATTATCTTTATCAACTATTACGACATGAGCAAACAAAATAAAAAGTAAGGATATGGAAAAGGTAGTCACATATTACTTAGACAGAAAGGGTAGGGTGTTCTTACTATTTACTTGGAATGGAAAGGCTTTAGATGCTTTCAAGTCAGGTTTCTTCCCTAAAGATATGCCTGTAGAAATGATTCCCAAAGAAGAAAACATATCCAGTGAGAACCTCCTTATGGTAGAATACTTACCAGGAAGAAAAATCCTACTAAGAGTGGGAGATGGCATTTTAAGAAGCTACGAATGGAAAGGTGTCAAGAAAATGTATAGAGATAAAAACTATACAAAACAAAACACCTTCTTCCAGCAGAAAAATTGGAAGAAGATAAACAACCCTGTAAAAATAGAAAAGATAATAGCTATAAGAGAAAAAGGTAAAACAAAAGTAAAACCTGGCATGATAAGAGTTACCGAATATCGTCCAAAATTTGTATCTTTGAAGCAAAGAGTAGAAAACGAAAACAAAGATTTGGAATTTTAAAATCGTTTGTCATGTAAACAAGGTGAGGGTGGTTGAGAAATCGTCCTCACCTACAAAAACAATATACATAATATCCTAAATCAAACACCTTGACATTTTCTTCGATGGGTGGGTAGCGGTCAAGAAGATTTGCTACCCATTTTTTCATTTACATGTTCCTTTTTAATGCCATCATTTCTTCTTCATTTCCTTATCCAAATGATCTCCCCATAACCACCACAGCCTTAGAACCTTACAACAACAAAATGTTGTTTTCAGTTTCTATATGTAATTTCATAATAAACCCATTACGATTTATCTTTTCAGCTAAATCTTTATTATGACTTTTATATCTAACGATAAATCTTATAGAGAAAAAGATCATAATAAAATGGGTTATTGTGAAATCTTGCGTTTCACAAAAAGCTGACGCTTGTTTGTGAGAACGGATTTGATCTCCAAATCCTATTAAGTAGGGATAAGGGTAAAGGAAAGAATGATGATATTTGCAAAAGAAGGAAAAGAATAAAAATGATACTCCTACTAAGAAAAAGATAGGAAAGTGAAAACAAAAATGAATGACATCCTATTAAAAAGAAGAATAGAAAAACGCGCATACGCGTAAAAGAAACAGAAATCAAGACAAAGGGATGGAGGGTGGGGAAGAAACCCTACGGGCGCGCGTGAGCGAAGCGAGGCGTGCGAACTGGTGGTTGTGACATGGTTTGTAAAAATACAATTGTTGAAATTTTGTGGAGACGAAATATTTGCTTATCTTTGTGGTACAAGAAACAATTTGTGAAAATTGTTTTGTTTGCACGGTTCAGATGCTAAATAGAGTTAAAAATACAGATAAATTTTTCTTATCTTATTTAACCCAACAGCAAAATTGTATTTTTGCTCTTGTAAATTTTTAAACATAACATCATGTTGTTGGGAAAAGAATCAAAAAACAAACATAGCAGAATATTCTTCATAGAAGTCCAAATGATAAGATGGGCTTATGAAACTGAATTAAAGAAAGGTAAAGTTAAATGGAACATTACCTTTAATCAATTGCATTCTATCGTTAACAGACATTTTCCAATAGGAAGAGTTCGTCTTGCTTCAATTTTAGAAGATAATCGTACCCTTATAAAACTTGAAGATGGGAAGCTAAAATTTATAAATAGACACAATGCTTACTCTCTTGTTGAAAAATTTCCTACCATTTTTGCGGATTTATCTCAATTGAAAAGAACAAATTATTTGAAAGATAAAAATTTGAGATGTGATTTTGTATTCATTGCTTTCCTTATTTATGTAGAATTTAGAAGAAGACATTTTTCTTTAGCTTCTCATGAGAATAATCTTCTTGTTGAGAATGGAGAAATCCGTTATGGGAGAAAATTTTCTCCTATTTCTTTTATGTCACAAAAAACAATGGCAAAAGAATTAGGATGGTCTACTTCTAAGGTGGCTCAACAAATAAAAAAGATAAAAAGACTTTTTGGAGCGAAAGCTTATACTTCTGATACGCAAAGAGAAAGACAAAGAAGAAAGTATCCCAATTCCCAGTCCTATTCTTTGAATTTACCCCCTTTAGAGGACATGGAAGCTATTGTAAACAGAAAAATGATAGCTTTATCCAGGCTAAAGAAAAATGCTTTTAGAAAGAAAATGGATAAAATTGAATGGACACACGTAAGGAATTGTATTAAAAGAAAAAACAGTAATCGATATAGGTTTATGTATAATACACAACACTGTAATTCTGACTGTTATCTTGAAACTATAGGTATCATAAATAAGATAGATAGACTACAAGATAAAGGCAAATACAAGTCCGCTCAATTCTTTTTAAAACTGTTGACTGGAGAGGAAATGATAAATCAAAAAAGAATTATTCCTACTTTTGTTATAGATAAATTCAAAAAGGCACTAAAGAAATCTAAAGCATCGGAGGCAGCTTGATCATGGAAAAGATTTTAATTGAAGTCGAAGGAACTATCCATACTTTTGAAAGCATTAAGGAAGCTGCAAACTATAGGACTGATTTTTTAAAACGGATGGAATCGTCTTTAGGTAATAGTCCGAATGAAAGACTTTATATTGATAATTTAATTAGAAATAAATTTTTAAGTAATCCCAAAGAATTTTATGATAGCCGCATGAAGGGTTGTCCTGTTGTGGAAATAGAAAACCTTTTGATGGATTTATGTGCGGCAGGAATTGACATAGATGAATATTTTGTTTGTAAGAAGCAGTCTAAGCAAAAACCTGGATTTTGTGGAAACGCACCTTACAAAAGAATTTGTAAAGAAATGGATGAAGAAGATGCGGACGATTTTTTAAATGAAAATGATGTCAACGAAGATATGCTGGATGAATTTCTATTTAGCGATAGTTTATATTTCTGTTCTTCCACTAAAAAGGGACGTAACAAAAAGAACATCGCCAAGCGAAGAAAGAAAAACAAGAATAAGAAAACGCACAGAAAACGATGAAAAAGAAAACATTATCTGTCAAGGACAGAAAGAATCTAACAGAAGAAGAAAAGAAAGATGTATTGTCTTTTTACGGAGTTACAAAGGATCAACAAGAAGCTGTTCTTGACAGCTATCAGCATGACCCTGAAAGATATTTTGCTACTATTCGGCAGATGCCAAAAGAGGAACAGGAAGTGTCCCTACTGATTGCTGCTGCATGTGGTATTGATATTAACAACTTTTAACTGTAAAAATTTCAATTATTGAATGCAATAGTTGTATATTTGCAGTCGAGATGAGATAGCTAAAAAGTTGGAGATTGGAGGTGATTCGCGATAGCCTCCTTTCTTTTCTTGAAGGCTATGTGATGTTGAGGGGTAATCCCCATTTTGGAAGTGTTAGATTGAAATGATTGGAGCGACCAACGGAGTTTGAGGATGCCGGCTCCCCTATAGAAGTATAAACCGATACGATAAGTCCTGCAACACTGGCATTAAGGCTTCCTATAGGATGTCGTGGGATAATTGGCTTCCCGTGAGAAAGGCTTCTTTTGAAGTAACATTGCTCTTCGCGCATAGGAACAATCAAAATTCAGTTTAATTTCTTCCTACCTTAAAAGGCTAAGCCGTTACCTTTGATCGTTGGGTGGAACGAGAACGGCACTCTTAGCAAGTATTAGTACGGTTGCCACCCCAACAGGGAAAGTGCTTGCTAAGAGTTTTTTTTTATTTTTGAAAAGTTTTTGTTATAGGAAATTTTGGGTACATTTGTGTGTTGAATTATAAATGATTACGTCCATGAGTACCAGAGAATACCCTATAAACGAATTTAAAGACCTTGCAGAAAAGAATTGCTGGGAGGTTTATTCATTGGAGCAAGTCAGAGACTTTGCTTCTGATGTAGTTAAAAGCATTGATCCTACCGAACAGGAACATGGAGCCATTGACTTCGTGTCCTTAAACCGTGTTGTCGTAGTTGATGAAAACTTCAACAAATCTGTTGTATATTATCGTGAACCGCAGATTGAATGGAAGGATGCGGATACCGAAACAATTGAAAAAGCCGGAATGACCGGACTTCCTGTGAAAAACAAGATCGGCTTCTATAAAGATACCCCTGAAAACAGAAGAAAAGGTATTGTGGGGATGCCGTACAAGAAAGATACCGAATATAAGAAGAAAGAAAAAGAGCATTCCGATAAATCTGAAAAATCTGACAAGAAAGAAGACTAAGCCTTGTGAAGTAATGGAAAGAAAACAGAGAATACATTATATAAAGGCTTACTTGGGTAGCTTCTGTTATCCATTACTTGTCGCTATACCTTTATCTCCTATTGTGGATTGGATAGAAAAATATATATTTAGGGACTGGGAGTTTTTAAAGTTTCTTGTCGTACTTATTGTGATTGACACTCTTGTAAGCTGGGTGTTTCATCTAAGGAAGAAGGATTTTTCCTCTAAAGGGTTTGCAATGATTATGACAAAACTTTTTGTGTACAGTTGCCTGCTTATTGTGTCCCACGTTTTGGGAGGTTATACGATAGACGGACAAATTACCACTACTTTTACTTGGTTTCGGTCTTTAATGAGCACTGCACTTATCGTCAGAGAATCTGTTTCCATTGTGGAGAATGCCGGGAAGATAAGTCCTAACCTTGTTCCTTCTTGGGTGAGGAAATATTTAAGGGACTTTGACGAAAATGGATTTTTAAAAATGAAGGACAAGAACGACAACCGTCCTTCTATTTAGATAGGTAATTTTAAATTTTTGAGATATGCGTTTATATAGATTTATCGATACAGACAAGAAAATTGACGTAGTTGTCGTTACAGATGGTTCTTGTGAACAAAAAAGAGTTTTTATCACTGAATCTCCAAGAGGCGTTGTTCCTGCTGGTTCTGTCAATCCTTCTGCTGATGAAAAAGCAGGAAGTGATGCTTTTCTTGCTTTGGGTTGGAAATGGAATGTGGGAGAAAGTGTTCAGCATGAAGAGTTGGTTGCGTTTGCTGAAAACAATGCGCTTACTCTTACAATCGAACCGCAAGGACTGAATGAGGTTGTTGCTGTGAATGCAGAATGGAACGATGAGAATGCTTGTGTGCTGTCTGTTTACACTACTGTTCCGGCAGAAAAGGAAATTGAAATTTATTTTCCCAATTCGGTAAAACTCAATAACTCTATAGGAAGATATGGTGTTATTAGAGGTGATAGAAAAGTGCTTACATCAAAAGTAAATGGTCGCACTCCTATGGAATTTACTTTGACAGACTTGGGTTTGGATGCTAAGGAAGATTTAAATCTTGTCGTAATGGCAGATGCCGGAGTGCAGAAATTTGAAGTTGTGGCTAAAAACAGTAAGTAACTATGCTTAGGCTTTTATTTACAACAAAAGATTTAAGCAAGCAAATGACTGTCATAACAGATGGTGTAGACAGTCAGATGAATGTTTTTGTAACTGAAAATACGGTAGGTGATGTAGACTATTACAAATCTTTAGGGATTGTAATAAAAGCTGGTATTACCTATAATATCGGTAAGTTTATAGAATGGTGTCTTGCTAATGAATTGGGTCTTATCGGCTATCCCGAAGGACTGGAAGAAGAAAAGATCAATTATGTAAACGTTCTTGATAGAACGGAATATACGTTTACATTGCAGACAAAATCTCTTTTTTTCGTTAATACGGGTGAAAGCAAGAATTTTGTTGTTACTTCCAGCAAGCAGGAATATCGGGACGGTGCGCCTTACGGGAAACCCATAGCCGTTGCTATTCAGATTAAAATTTCCGGTACAGGTTTTTCGGGTAATGCGGGAATAAGTCAAATTTCTGCTACAGAGAATCCTACTGACAAGCAAAGAACTGGTACAGCTACAATCATTCAGAATGAGAGTGGAAAAACAGCAACCATTTCTTTAAGTCAAGCTGCATCTGTTATTACTTATGAAAATACGATCACAGCCAATAAGACAACTCTTACTTTTGCTGCAACGGCAGGTGATCAAGTGGTCACAATCACTTCTACCAGACAAAAGAAGCTGAACGGTAAGAACAGTGGTTCCCCAACTACCGTAAATACTACAGGAAAGGTAACCGGTACGGGTTTCTCTTTGAAAACTCAATCGGGAGCAAATTATACTGTTTCCGCCACTGAAAATACAAATGAGACTACCGGAAGAACAGGAACTCTTGTTGTGACACAAGAAGGGTCGGGCGCAAAATCAATTACGATTAATTTAAGTCAACCTAAAGCAACCGTTGCTTATACTTATAATTTGACTTCAAACCCTTCAAGAGTGGAATTTGTTGCTACGGGTGAAACAAAAACTCTTTCTATTTCTTCTACAAAACAAAAGACGGTAAATGGAAAGAATAGTGGTAGTCCTGTGGCTGTGAATTATACTACGACAGTTTCCGGTACAGGTTTTTCGGGTAATGCGGGAATAAGTCAAATTTCTGCTACAGA